AACGTCGAAGGCCCAGAAGTAGTCGAGCTTCCGGAAGCGGACCTTGTCCATGGCCTCAGCCCTCTCGATCAGGTTGACAACGTCGGTGTTGGTGAAGCCGCCGTCGGGGAGCGGCAGGTCGTAGGGCGGTGCGTCGCGGTAGGTGCACATCAGCGGTGCCGCCTCAGTGCCGCCTTCCACTCGCGGATGGCCTCGCGCTTGGCGATGGCCCGTGTCCCGCAGGTGCCGGTGAGCACCCAGCCGCGCCCGGTGAAGCGCATGACGCCCCAGCGGTCCGGCCCTTCGATCATCTGCGTGCGCTGGACCTCGTAGTCGCCCGCCCCAACGCTCTCGCGGGGGTAGCGCGTGATGGTCGTGGTGGTCACTTGGGGCCTCCGTTCACGGCCACGAGGTGGGCCTTGGCTGACGCGAGGGTGGAGTGGAAGGTGACCGCCGCGTCCGGCTTGGCCGGTCGGGTCCAGTCGTTGGCGAGGTAGGGGAGCATCCCGTGGGCGATGGCCGTCGCGGGGAGCTTCACCACACGTCCGCCGAAGCGGTAGGTGTGGACGGGGCGACCGTAGTCGTCGCGACCCTTGGTCCAGTTGTCAGGCGAGTCAGGCATCTTGGCCTCCGTTCGGGGAGCCTCTTGGAGTGGGCTCCCTGACAAGTCCATGGTACTCCGGGCTTGTCAGGAAGTCAACAGGTTAGAGCGCGTCCCAGCAGACGGGACCGACGCCCCGGGCGCGACTCACGTCATCCGTGAGGTCCCGGTGGCAGCGAGCGCAGACACCAAGCTCGTCCGCGAAGGTCTTCATCGCGGCCTTGGGGTCGGCCATGACGGTGGCGAGAAGGTCGGCAGCGCCGCCCTTGTAGTCGGAGCCCGGGCGAGCCGAGCCGAGCCGGTCGGCAGGACCCTGCCCACCGAGGTAGCGCCGGACGAACGTCCAGCCGTCCCACTTGCCCTTGTCCGGGCGATCGACGGAGAAGAAGACGAGCTTGCCCTTGTCGTCAGGAGCGGCGAAGTAGGACCGGCCCTTCGAGAGAGCGTCGAAGCTGATCCCGGTGGAGGGGGTGGAGTCGATGACCTTCGCGTTGCCGTGGGTCTTGACCCAGAGGTCGTAGTCGGCCATCTGGGAGTCGTCCCGGTCCGCGTCGCAATCGACGTGGCCGAAGCCGCTGGGACCCTTGGCGATCGTCTGGCCGACGAGGATCGGGAGCTTGCACGCCGGGCAGCGGCCCGGGTACTTGGCAAGTATTCCGGCTGACTTGGTGAGTGTGGCGGTCATTGGAGGACCTTCCGTGCGGATCAACTGACAACGTCAGTATGCTCCTTCCCGCACAGGAGGTCAATAGGTAGCGCGCAGGATGACGTGAAACGAGGCCCGAGCGCGTCCGAGGGGACGGCAAGGGCCTCGTTGCCTACGGGGTGTGCGGCGTCAGTCCGTGGGGACTGGGTTGCCCTTCACGGAGGCAGTCAGGGCGGCGATCTTGTCCCGGACGGAGGCGGGTGCCCAGTCGGTCAGGATCGAGCCGATCGTCTCGGCAGTGTAGGCGGCTGCGGCTGCGAGCCCGGCCATGGTGAGCAAGTCAACCTTGCCGATGTAGCCGAAGATCAGGAAGCCCCAGATCGGGAACACGCGGCCCATGACGTGCTTGCGCAGGAAGGCTGCGAACACGGCCAGCGTGAACGTGCCGTCGGTCAGGGACTTCAGCGTCCCGAAGAACACGTCGGCCAGCATCACGATCAGGGCGTACCACGCCGCGTTGCCAGCGTCGGACGTGAAGAACGTGTGGATCGCGGTGTGTATGTCCATCAGCCTTGTCCTCCAAGCTCGGGCTCGAAGACGCTCACGTCATCGTTGACGGGTGGCGTCGGATCGGGATCGGTGTCCGGAGCGTCGTCGTCCGGAGCGGTGTCGATGTCGGGATCGAGGGTGGGCACGAAGCGTTCCTCCGGGTCGTATCTGCTGGGTGGGGTTACGTCGGTCATGCGAGCCGGAGCAGGATCAGCCCAAGACTGACGGCCCCGGCGGCCCACGCATCGGGGTCCTGCAACCTCGTGCGGGCCAGCTGGATGATCGAGATGACGAGCCCGGCGATGAACAGGGCGAGAGCGAGGTTCTGCATCGGATGCCTCCTACGCGAAGCGGCTGCTGTGGACCCAGTGGTCGCCGCCCATATTGCCGTACCAGACACGTGATCCGGCGATCAGGGTGCCCTGCGAGGTCTTCTGGAACACCTCGAAGCGATCGCCCTTGGCGAGATACCGGACCCGGTTCGCCGCCGGGTTGGCCTTGGAGCGGTAGGGACTCCATCGCTTCCAGCCCGGGCGACGTGCGACCAGCGATCGTCGGAACGCCACTCCGCCGTACTGAAGGGTGAGCTTGGGCTTGGTGGGGACGGTCACCTCGTAGCGGGCGTCAAGCGTGATCGCCCCGTAGAGCTTCCCCCCGATCAGGCTGCTCGCCACGATCTTCTGGACCAGCGACTCGGGGTAGACGACCGGACCCTTGGCGACCGTCGGGCGGCGGCCATCGCAGAGCGGGTCGAAGACGATCAGACCACGCTGATTGGGAGGCGCGGTCAACGTCTTGCCATGGATGACGCAGGTCGTCCCGGCGAGCAGCCAGCGGTGCCACGTCTCGGCGTGCCAGCCGGTGAAGCCGTGCTCCTGCCCGGTGATCAGGTCCGCCTGCTTGACGCCTGCCGCGATCTGTTTCAGGCCGTAGTCGTGGACCTCCTTGTAGAGGATCGCCGCGAGGAAGCCCTTGCCTTCCTGCAAGGCGTGGTCGATGCGGTCGAAGCCCCAGTAGCCGGTGGACAGGTCGTCCACGCCCGTCTTCGAGGCGATGGCGTCATCAACCTGCTGGACCGTGGTGCCACCGGAAGTGTCGTGGGTGGCCGCACGGACCGCCTCGATGGTCAGGATCGTCTTGCCGAAGGTGTTCCGATCGGTCGAGACGACGCCTGCCCCGCAGGTGCAGGAGAGTCCACCGAGGGCGAAGCCGGGGATCAGCTGGTCGCACTGGGCCGGGTCATACCAAACGAGCGCCATGTCAGCCTCCCGGCTTCTTGACTCGGGTGATTGGGGTGGGCTCGACCACGGGTGGCATCGCCTCGTCCAGCGCCGCGCTCTGGGCCTCCATGGATGCCGTGGCCTTCGCGATGTCGGCATTCACCTTGGCGAGCCGCTTGTCGGCTGCCCGGCGGACCGCACGAGGGGCTGACCCGACAGGTGCGCCGTTCGGGAGTTGCTTGGTGTCGAGCGACTTCGCGAGCATCTGGTTCGCTGCGCGAAGCTGGGCGTTCTCCTGCGTCAACGCAACAACGCGCCGGTTGGCAGCGTTCAGCTGGATCGTGGTCATCCCGTACTCAGCGAGGATCGTGTCCATGCTGATCTGTTCGGGCGGGACCTGAGATGCCTCCGGCGCGTCGGGAGCGGGCTGGGCCAAGTGCGATACCTCCTGCTGGGTTACAGGAAGTATCGCACCTCAGAGGGGTATTGCGAAGCGTTACGCGGAGCCCTTCATCGAGCCGTAGTTCACCATGGCCGTGCGTATCGCCGCGACGAGCGTGTAGAGCGCCGTGACATCGGCGGTGAGGTTGTTCGCCATCGCTGCGAGGTCCGCGAAGTTGTTGCGGATCGCCGCCACGTCAGTCGCGTACACGGACCCAGACGTGAGCGCCTGCAACGTCGCGTTGGCGGTGCCCGTCGTGTTATCCGTGAGTGTGGCGCTCGACTGTGCCGCGAGTGCCGCTTGGTTCGCGCTGGCAGGCTGGATGATCGGCGTCTTGTTCCAGAGCGCCATCTTGTCGGTCGTGGCGGCCCCGAACTTGGTCCCGGTCGTGCCGCCGAAGGTGAAGACGGAGCCCTCGGCGAAGGTGAACAGGTTGTTGCGGTCGATGGAGAACGCCTCGCTCATCACGTTGTTCAGGGCGGTCTGGAACGAGAGGAGGCCATCGACGCGGACGTTGTTCGTGATGGTGCCGTTGGGGTCCGCCTTCAGCGCGATCTGCGCGGCGTTCTTGTACGCGGTGCCGTCGAAGCCGAAGCCACGCACGATCCCGAGCGAGTCGCCCAACGACACGACCGTGTCGATGCCGAGCGTCGCGTTGTGGCTCCGGCGCATGTCCACCAGCGCGCCAGCAGCGGCCCCGGTCGCATAGCGCGTGCCTTGGAACGCGGCGTTCGTGCTGTCGCCGGTCACCACGACAGGCGCCCCGGTCACGGTCACGGTGCTCTGGAAGGTGGCTCCCTGCCCGGTGAAGGCACCGCCAATCGTGAGCGCGCCGACCATGATCACCAAGCCGTTGCGGTCGATGATCATCTGCTCGGTCAGCGTCCCGGCAAGGGCGGTCCGGAACGACAGGTAGCCGTCCACGCGCCCTGAGCCGACCGTGCCTGACGGGTCCACCATGCCGTAGATGGCGGATGCAGGCTGGAACGCCGCCGCCGTGTCCATGCCTTGGAACGTCAGGTTGCCGAGCAGATCGGAGGTCGTGACGGCTGTCGTCGCGCCAATCGTGCCGTTGTGGACCTTGCGCAAGATGATGGGGGCGCTCGCGGTGGGCGTGGCCGAATACATCGAGGCGAGGAACATGTTGCCGGTCGTGCGGGTGACGCTGTAGGCCATACCCGTCGAAAGCAGCGTCGTGTTGGTCGGATCGACGCTGAGTCCTGCCGACGGCGAGGCCGCACCGACGAGTAGCACGCCGCTCGGAATGTTGACTAGGCCGTTCCGGTCGATGGTCAGTTGGTCGGTCAGGACGTTGTTCAGGAAGGTGCGCAACGCCACCAAGCCGTCCACGCGACCCGAGGCAACGGTCCCATTCGGGTCTGCGTAGACCACGAAGCTGCCTGCGTTGCGGTACGTGCCGCTGTTCGAGTCCATGCCCTGACCCGAGATGTTGGCGAGCGTGTCGCCTGCGACCACCGCCGTGTCGGTGCCCACCGAGGCGCCTCGGCTCTTGCGTATCAGGATCGCGTTGGCGGTGGCGTTGTTGGCGTAGTAGGTGTCGATGAGGTCCGACGATGACGTGCTCGCCACGGTCATCAGGGTGGTCGTCATCGCGGCGGGGGTGGTGCCACCGATGACCGTGTTGTCGATGGTCGCGCCGGTGATCGTGCCGCCGGTGATGGCGACGGCGTTCGCGTTCTGCGACGACAGCGTTCCGCTGATCTTGAAGCCTGCCTGCCAGAGCATCGAGCCGCTGGGGGCGGCAGGCTGGTAGTAGAGGTCGCTCGTGCCGCCGTTGGTGACCGTGTAAAGAGCACCGAGCGGACCGACGCTCGCGAAGGTGCCAGACGAGACGCCGACCGTGAACGCCCTTGGGACCAGCCCGACCACGCCCGATCCGGGGGTGCCCGCCGCCGAGTCGTAGGTCGTGATCCAGAAGCCGTCCGTCCGCAGGATTGCCGAGGCATCCGTCGTGGCGTTGGCCTGCCATGTGTAGGTGGAACTAGAGTCAATCTGCGGGAGCAGGTGCAACCCGCCGTACTCGTGCAGCATCATGCTCGGCTTGCCGCCGAACCCGCCGCCAGCGCCGATCATCGTTTGCGCTTCGATGGGCACGAGAGTCAGCCCCCAGACATCCCACGTCAGCGTCGCCGTCGTCGCCGCCGAGTTGCGCTGAAGGCCGAGCGTGATCTTGAGATAGGCAGCGTCACTCGGCATCGTGCCGCCGTTCATCAGGACGCTGTGGGTGCTCTGATAGACGTTCGGCGCGATGCTCAGGGTGGTCGCACTGCCCGTCGTGGTCGTGCCGTCGGCCTTGTAATACTGGCCGGTGACGTAGAACCGTGGCCCCGTAAGGGCGCTGGCGGAACTGCCCCAGACGTGTATCCCCAGCCCGTTCGCGACGCCATCCTGCCCCGCAGCCACGGGCACCAACTGCGATACGGACTCGTCGTCGGCGGCGTTGCCCGGTCCGTTCAGCAGGTTGAACCGGATGACGGCGCCAGCGCCGAGCCCACCGCTGCTGATCCACTTGGTGGAGATGCCTGCGCTGGACCCGCCGTTCCTCGTCCACGGCCAGTTGGGTGTCGTCTTGCTGGCCGTGCCATCCATGACCACGTTGGTGCCCGCGCTCGGGCCGGACTCGAAGCCCGCGTTGTAGATCGCTCGCTGGATGAAGCCGATCCAGCTTCCGCCGAAGCCAGCCCCGGTGAGCACCGCCGAGCCACCCTGATCGGTGATCGTGATGCCCGTCGAGTTGATCGTGACGCCGTAGGTCGGAGTCCCGGGGCGGCTGTTGTCCACCGCTCCGGCGGTCGCCGAGACGTTCAGTTGGGTCGTCGCGATCGCGCCGTCTACGAGGATCGAGCCCGTCAGGGTGCGCCGGGCGTACACGTCATCGAACAGGACGTTGGTGCCGTCGAGAGCGACCACCTCGACTTCGATCTGAACGTAGTGCGTGTTCGTCGGCGTGGTGAAGTTGGCGCCCGTGTCGCCGACCGTGATCACGGCGTAGCTCGTGGTCATCTGGGTCGTGGCCCCCGACTGGCGGCTGATCAGCCCCCCGGCGGCGTCGTACGAGGCGACATCGACTCGTGCAGTCGTGCCCGCGTTGGTGCCGCCGGTGCGCCGGGCATAGACCTGCGCATAGATGCCGCCGCCTGCGCCCATGTAGACCTTGTTGGACGAGCTTCGCCCAGTCGCAGCAGCCGTGAGCACGTAGGTGCCCGAGCGCGGGTTCGTGGTGCCGATCGTGTGGCTGCCAGCGAGTGTCCAGTCCGAGGCGACGCCTGTCTCGAAGCCCGGGTTGACGACGAGGTTGTCGAACGATCCGACGGTGAGCTTGTCCACGGTGATCGAGTTGGCGGCGATCAGCGTGCTGGTGATCGTCCCGGCCACGATGCTGGCTGCCGTGATGGAGGCGACGTTGATAGTCGAGCCGTCGATCCACGAACGCCCATACGTGGCATCGAGCCCGATCCCGCCCGTGTACCAAGCGAGCACGGTGTTCCCGGCGGCGAACGCTGTCGCTGCACTCGTGCTGGTTTGCAGGACCGTGAGCGAAGTCGCGGGCGCGAAGTAGATGTAGATCGAGCCAGAGGACCATGTCGAGGTGTTGCCAGACGAGATTGACGCAGTCGCGGGCGTGCCGGTGGAGTCGATGTACCCGATCGTCCCGGCAGACCAAGAGGCTTGGTTCGCAATGGGGCTGTTCGGCTTGAACACGAGTCCGGTGACGGTCAGGCCGATCGGGCCGATGCTCAGCTTGGCTGCCGAGAGAGTGTTGGCGGCAATCTGACCGCCAGTGATGGTGAGCGCAGCGATGTTGGCCGCCGTGACGCTCAGGGCGTTGATGGACGAGCCGTCGATCCATGTCCTGCCGTACGTCGCATCGAGGCCGATGCCCCCGGTGTACCACGCAAGGACCGTGTTCCCGGCTGCGAAGGCGGTGGCCGCCGTGGTCGTCGTCTGAAGCACCGTGGTGCTCGTGCCGGGGGCGAAGTAGATGTAGATGCTCCCGGAGGTCCACGTGGAGGTGGACCCGGACGAGATGGACGCGGTGACTGGCGTGTTCGTGGAGTCGATGTAGCCGATCGTCCCCGCCGTCCACGACACGCGGTTCACGCCGGGATCGTTGGGCTTGAACAGCAGCCCAGTGACGGTCAGCCCGATCGGCCCGATGGCGAGCTTGTCGGCGGTGATGACGTTCGCAGCGATCTTGACGGCGGTGATGCTGTTGGCCGCCAGCTGCGCCGTGTTCACCGAGGCGACGTTCAGGATCGACCCGTCGAGCCACGCTCGTCCGAAGGTCGCGTCGAGCGCAACCCCGCCGTTGTACCAAGCCAGCACGGTGTGGCCCGCAGCGAACGCCGTTGCGGCACTGGTCGTCGTCTGAAGGACGGTCAGGGAGGTGGTCGGAGAGAAGTAGATGTAGATCGAGCCGCTGGTCCACGTGGCCGTGTTGCCCGCCGAGATTGACGCAGTTGCAGGAGCCCCCGTGCTGTCGAGGTAGCCGATCGTCCCGGCGCTCCACGACGCTTGGTTGGCGATCGGGTTGTTGCCTTGGAAGATCAGCCCGCTCACGGTCAGGCCGATGGGGCCGATCGAGAGCTTGTCGGCAGTGATCGTGTTGGCGGCGATGAACGCCGCCGTGATCGTGCCCACCACGAGGCGGTCGCCGGTGATCGTGCCCGCCGTGATGTCCGGCCCATCCACGGCCTTGGTCCACAGGTCGGCGACGTTCCGGTAGAGCTTCCCGTCCGTTTGGAGGAAGACGACCTTGCCCGGTGGGTAGGCGACGCTGGGCAGGATCGGCAGGGCGGCCACTGGCTCGATGCCATCGGCGAGCGCGCTCAGGTCAAACGAGCCGACCTGTGCGATCCACTGGGTGCCGTCCGAGACGTACAGGTGGTGGTCGGTCTTCAGGAGCACCGTCTGGTGAATGTAGGCAGCCGGGTCCGGCAGCACATCCACCTGCTGGATCGGGCCGTAGCCGTCGGCGAAGGCGGTGATCGGGATGGTGCCGTCGGCGAGATTGGCGCCGTCCAGCACTTCCGAGGCCGTCGGGGCGTACTCGGCATCCTGATCGCCGGGGCCGAGGAAGGCGGCGTCAACCTCCCACGTGAACCGGGGCGCGTTGGCAGCTGCGAAGGCCACGCGCACGGAGGCCGTGTCGTTGTGCCACGGCACGTCGCCCGCCAGCGTGGGGCGCGGCACGAACCGCTTGGAGAAGCGCGCCCATGTGGTCAGGCCGGAGGTCATCTTGCCGACGATCGTGGTCCGCAGCAGGTTGCCGTCGGCGTCGTACTCGCGCAGCGCCATGCGCCCGATGCCGGAGGTGAAGGACGGCATCCGGCCCCGGAAGCTGGCCCAATAGTTGCGAGTGGTGTCAACGGGGATCGGCGCCGTGGTCGCCAACTCCGAGGCCCGCCCGGTGACCACGAGGCGAGCCACGGCTGCGCCGTGGAAGGCGGTCGCGGAGGCGTAGGGGATGGTCCACCCGGGACCCAGCGTCCAGCCACGGGCCGCCTCGAAGCTCGAATGCTGGATCAGGTTGCCGTGCGCGACGGTAGGCGGCTGGGTGTCCTCGGTGAGGCTGTCGAGGATGCCGTCGGAGTAGGTCAGGTCAGGGCGCTTCTCCTGACCGATCGTCTCGCCGTCCTGCGGCGTCCAGTCGAACAGCGGGTCGCTGTCCCATGGCTGTAGCGGGTCAGCCGGGCCGAAGTCCGGGGTCAGCGTCCCAGCGGGGTCCCACGTGATGGAGAGGGAGCCGCCGCCGATGCCGCTCATCGGCTGTTCTCAGGGTGCGAGTGCTTGGGCTGGTCGAACGTGAACTCATAGAGTTCGGCGGTGACGGTGAAGACGACCTCGTGCAGGAAGCCGCCCGTCGAAGGCGCCCGGAAGGTACGCACGAGGACCAGCGGATTGCTCACGATCCACTCATCGGTCACGCCGCCAATCCCGTCCAGTGCGATGAAGTCCTTGCCCCACGACCACTTCGTGGTCATAAGCTCGGGCTGCCCAAGAATACCCGGCTTCCAGTCGGGGTTCTGGATGGTGAACGAGGCCCTGATCCAGAAGGTCGCCCCGCGCCCGATCTGGGCGTAGGTCGAGAACGACGGCAGGGACGGGTCAGGTTGGTGAGTGACCGGGTTGATGCCCGGCGTGCCGACCTCCATCTGGATTTCGATGTTCTGGACGAACTTGGGCTTCAGCTTGGAGAAGTCGATCCCGAAAGGCGTCGCCGAGGTCTTCTGAAGGAACAGGTTGACCCGCTTCAGCTGGGCCTCGATGTCCTTCATCCGGCGCATGATGTTTCGCTTCAGGAGGTGCTGGTCGGAGCGCGCCTGCTTCGACTGCTCGCGCAGGGACTCCAACTTTGACTTCAGTTCCTTGGCCCGCTTCTGGTACGCCAGACGCTGCTTGGAGTAGTAGCTCGGCCAGTGCGCCGGGTCGTCCCAGATACGCTTCCCGTTCGCCAGATGGAAGCGCCGTCCAGCGGCGTCGTGGCCGGTCATGTAGATGCGGCGACCGCTGACGACCCGGTAGTAGCCCCGCGAGTCGTGGGAGAGGCCCTGACGGCGGGCCAGCACTTCCGCATTGGTCGGCGTGTAGCGCCAACGGTGCGCCCACTTGCCTGTCATCGGGTCGAAGTACCGCTCCCGCTGGTAGTACGGCGGGCGGGTCGGCTCGACGCCCTTGTTGCCGGTCGAGGACGGGCTGCCGTAGACCATGTGCTGGACGCGCTGGCCGTTCCAGAGGCCCCATTCGAGGTGGCCGCCCTTGGTGGGGGCGGAGCCAGTCATCTGCTGGACGTGCCAGTGGCCGGACGAGTCGAGGGTCCACTGCTCCCACTGGTTGCCGTGCGGATCGCCACCGCTGGTGTTGCCGGTGTCGAGCGGGGTAGGCCCAGAGAGGACCGCGTCCTGAGTCGGGTCGTACGTCATCCGACCCACTCCGCTTCGATCGCCATGGCGCCGGATAGCTCGTCAGGGCTGAAGCCGACCACGCGCACGGTCCCGGAGATGCCTCCGTCGGGTCCCTGAAGCGACACGTCGAGGTTGTAGATGCCGCCTCGTTCGACCTTGGTCCAGATGTTGTCGAGGTTGACGACCCCGAGGCTCTGCGCGCCCTGCTGCCGGTTGAACTTGGTCACGATTTCGAGGGCATACGCCTCGCCCTCGGGCCACGCTGGCTGGCCGATCGAGAACTTGTCCAGCGACACGTCCCACGGCACGAGGTGCCAGCCCTTCTGGGAGTGGATCGCCTGACCGCTGTCGGTCACGTAGTACGCCACCACTTGGGCGCCCCGGCCCATGGTGATCGGGTCCCAGTCGCCGACCCGGCCTTCCTCCCCGAGGATGACCTGATCCACGGCAGCGATCTTGACCTTGTCCGCGCTCTGGGCGCCGACCTTCTGGGTGCCCGGGTCCCACGTCTTCTGAAGCACGATCGGCTGCCCGGCGCCCTGTGGCTGGTAGGTGTTCTTCCACTTGCCCTCGGACCAGACGCACCAGTAGCTGGTGGCCTTCTTCTTCTTGCCGCTGGCCGTATTGGGCGCCACCCCGGCGTTGGCGCTGGACTGGCCGGTGACCTTCGACCATCCGAACAGCGCCCGGCCCAGCAGGCCCGCTGGCAAGGCGCCGGTCGGATGCGTGGCGAACAGGCGGGCAGCGGCGTCTTCGAGGTCGGCGATGGGGATCAACTTCGGCCTTCTGCACAGAGGGTCGTACGTGGAGATGTGGTGGCCCACGATCCGGTCGAGGTAGAGCGCATGGAGGCCCTTCCCGCCGATGAACGCTTGGCACTTGTATTTCCGGGGCAGGTGGTTGTAGTAGACCGAGAGCATGATGCCCCGGCCCTCGCGCAGCTTGGCGATCAGGTCGGACCACCTCCCGCTGCTGTACCGGGTGTAGCCCAGATGGTGGCCGTAGTGCTTCCACGCGATCGCGATGTCGGACGGGTTGGAGCCATCGGTGTGGTCCTTGGACCACTTGCGCATCGTCGGCGGGTCGATGTCGAGGGCACCGGCTGTCTGGCGCTGAAGCAACATGCAGCCAGCTGACTGGGTGCAGTTGGAGCCGTTGTAGTTCACGTGGGAGCCGTCGGGCCAGACCGTGTCGCCCCAGCTGTGCCACTTCCCGTCGCTGCCCTTGTAGATGAACTGGTTGACGAGCTTCACGGTGCCGCCGCCGAAGCCATCGGTCGGGCCGCCGACGGCACGATCGTCGGAGAGCACGATGTGCACGAACTTGCCGGTCGAGATGGCCGGGAAGCTGGGCACGCCATCCACCGGCCCGCTCTGACCGGCCACCTGCGTGGCGATCACCGCCGAGTAGATGTTGGTCCCGTTGGCACCGAGCATCCAGACCTCGCTGTTGCGCGGGTCCACGAACAGGCCGACGATCCGGTGCGGGGTGCTCTTGGCCCCGGCATAGGTGCCTTCCTGACTGTCGTTCACGATGTGGCGGAACTCGATCTTGCCCTTGACCCCGCCGACGTAGGCGATGCCGCCCGAGATGGACACTCCGGCGCAGGCAATCAGGTTGGTCGAGTACGAGGCCAGACTCACGCCGCTGTTCAGGTCCCGCTTGTGCAGGTCGCCGGTGTTGTCAGCGACGGTCCAGATCACGCCAGCCGGGGCATCCACCGCGATCCCGGCCATGTGCGGCAGCGCCTGCTTCCACTCGGTCAGCGGCTTCTTCGCCTGAATGTCCCATGAGCGCACGATGGCGTTAGTGCCGTCGGTCGTCAGCGCCCAGAGGATGTCCGGCTCGGTGGGGTCGGTGGCGATGTCCACCCCCGTCTCGCCGGACAGGGCGATGGAGAAGTAGCCGTCGCTCCGGGTCGTGTAATCGACGGCGCTGAAGCTGACGACCTCGTCCTTGGAGCCGTTGAACTTCGAGAGCAGTATCCAGCGCCGGTCGATGGTGTTGTAGTCGAAGGCCGCCCCGAGCGCGTTGCCCGAGTCGCCGGTGAAGTGGAACTCGTGCTTGTGGTGCCAGCTGTCAAGCTCCACGTCCTGATCGAGGTTGGGGTCCTGCTCGGTCAGGACCGTCTTGTCGCCCATGAGCCCGAGCACGCTCAGGGTCCGGTAATACTTCATGCCATAGGTCACGCTGCCGGAGTCCGTGCGGTAGGAGCCCCAGTCGAAGCCATCGAGGAAGGGCGCCCCGAAGCGGGCGTGGTAGGCGTACAGGAACGACTTGTAGAAGGCGACGTAGTCGTCCTGCACCTGAAGCGCGTACTGGCGCTGGGTGGCCCGGGAGAGGCCCCACGGCACCGTCAGGTCGATGATTTCACGGCGTCGAGCGCCGGGCATGTCCGCTGGCCTCACGTTGATGATCGCCTCGGGCACGACATCCTGTACGACCGCGCCCACGGACGGGTAGTCGAGGTACTGCGAGAGGGTCGTCGGCTGGCCCGTCAGGCGCACCCAGTTGGCCCGGTCGGCGGTGGTGAAGTCAATCTCCGTTCCCGGCGTCAGGTTGCCGCTCAGGCCGTCCTTGAACGTCATCACGGCCCCGGAGGGGAGGTGGGTGGCCGTGTGGTCGATTTCGATCTGGTTGCCGAAGTGGAGCTTCGTGTGCAGCCTGCCGGTGTTGCCGTCGATCCACGACTCCATGAACATCTCGCTGATCGTCGTGGTGGCGAAGTCGTGGAGGCCGCCCAGCACGTAGCCCTGATAGCTGAACATGCCGTTGTAGTCCTTGGTCGAGTCCGCCACGAACTCGATCAGCATGTCGCCGTGTGCCGCCTTCTTGGCGTTGGCCGCCAGCACGAGCCGGTGGGCGATGGTCGCGGTCTTGCCTTCCTCCTGTTCGATCAGGTCAGCTGCGACCTTGTCAAGGAGGCCCATGGTGCCGAGGCACTGGGCCGTGACGATGCCGTTGGACCACTTCACCGTCTCGATCGATCCGGCCCAGTTGGGGATGCCGGGGAGGTTGCTCTCCATGAAGATGAGGTTGTCCTCGGCCAACAGGTCGTTGTCAGGCCGCTCGGCGTCGAGCGTCAGGGCATGGGCGAAGTAGGCCGTCCCGACTGACGATGTGGTGTGGAAGCCCGTCGGCGTAGCGTCCTTGGCGACGTTGGCCCGGGAGTAGGCGGCGATCGACGCCTTGGTGCGTGCGAGGTCCGCCCGTTCGGTCGTACCGTCGCTCTGGGACGACGTAGCGGACCGATCGAGCCCGTAGGCGACCCACTGGGCGCTGCTGGCGATGGTGACCGCTGGGGAGGCGCAGGGATGCGATGTGATCGCTACGGCGGTTCCGGCGGCCTTCTGCACGCCACCGACCCCTCCGACGTATCTGAATGCGCCCATGGCAGCCACGATGTCACCGGAGAAGCCGGTCATGGTGAAGGTCCACGAGGAAGGGTCCCCGGCCTTCAGGAACCGGCTCATGGTCACCATGCCGAAGTCGTATGACAGGTCGCTGCTGGGGGACCAGCCGCAGGCCCGGCCCTTGTCCGTGGCGTGAAGCGTCCAGCCAGCTGGGGTCGGCAGGCGGGCGGCGTCAACCCAGCCACGGTCGAAGCTCAGTGAGACGACCAGAAGGTCCCCGACGGCGTGCCCGGTCGGAGTGTTGACGGTCACCGAGCCCGCTCCGTTGGTGGCCGTGCTGGCCGCCACGAACGTCGGCAGGTTGGGCGGCACGCCGATCAGGGGCACGTCGCCGTCGTTGCGGGGCATGGCGAAGGCGAAGTCCTCCACCTCGTTCACGCGGAAGGTGCGCGGGGCGACGGTGCTCCACCCGGTGAGCGTGCCGATCCTCTTGCCGCTGTGGTCGAAGACTGCCATGGCGCCGGGGACGAACGGCATCAGCGCACCTCGCCCGGCTCTAGCTCGTAGAGGCCCACGAGCGGAGCGATGATGTAGCCCAGATCGTCAACGCCGGTGGTGTCATCGAGGATGCTGAAGGGGAAGCCGCAGCGTCGCTCGATGGGGCCGTCGAGTATCCATGGGCAGACGAGCGAAGCCGATGCACCGCCCTCCATGCTGAACAGGAAGTCCGTGCTGACCGTGATGACCGGCGACTCGACGGTGAAGATGAAGTCGCAATCGACATCGACAACGCCGATCGCGAACGGGACGACCAGCGCGGACCGGCTACCGCCTGCGCCCCTGAGCAGTAGCCCACGGCTCTGTGTCCCCATGGCTCACTCCCAGATGCGAGCGGGGTGGGCATTGACGCGACCCGCCCAAGCGGTTTCCATGAGCGGATAGCCGATACCCGTCTCGTAGAAGCGGTTCGGGTCGCCGTAGTCGAAGTAGATGTAGCCCCGGACCGAAGGCTTGGTGACGAGGTAGCCGATCGCCGAGGTGAGCCACGCTGCGCGGTCGGTGTCGCTGAAGCCGTCATGGCCGATGCCGGTTTCAGCGATGATGATCGGCTTTGACGTGATCTGGCTGACCACCGAGATGCCGTGGCCGTACAGGGCCTCGCCAGATGGACGGCCATTGCCACCGTTCGAGTAGCCGTCGAACGCCGCGTACTGGACGTATCCATCGCCGGGGTAGAAGGGCTGCGTCGTCGCCGCGCTCTGGCCCGGGGACCACGGGCACCAGACCATCTTGACTCCGGTGGCTCCGTTGTGGACCCGGATGCGGTCGTGGACGTGCTGGAACACCTTGCGATAGATGGCGGCTGTGTTCGCCGTATCGCCCGCCACCTGCTGGCCGGGTTGCCACGGCAGCGGGCCGGGGCTGTAGGTGGTGTTCATCTCCCACGCCCAGCGGTAGAGCACCATCGGGTGCCGCCCGTCGCACTGCGCCGAGTAGCCGCGCACCTGCGCAGCCCACGCGAGGTAGTCGGCAGTCCATGCGTCGAAGTAGGCATCCCACTCGCCGTCGAGGATGCGCTGAAGCGTGAAGTGGCCTACGTTCGGCCCAGTGCCCGGGCCGGTGGGCGCCGCGTTGAACATCGCAGTCACGCCCCGCGCCGCGAGGCCGTTCATCAGCGTGTTGGTCGGGAACACGCGCTGGGCTGGCCCGGGCGATCCGGCGTACGTGGCGACATCGCCCAACGAGCACCACAGCCCGAACATCGACGGGTAGATGTGGCGCGAGTCGGCCTCAGACTTGCCCACGTCGGCAGCCATGTCGAGACGGTAGGTGTCGATCCAGTCGAGGATGCCCGCGTCCGTGTAAAGGGAGGTAGCGCCGGGCGCTGCGTGGATGCCGAGCGACAGCTTCGCCACGGCTCAGGAGAAGTAGACGAAGCTGACGCCGCACGCCCCTGTCGCCCGCACGTAGAGCCCGGTGTGCAGGTCGAGGGAGTCGGTCGTTATCTCCAACTCCTTCCCGGCGCTCAGCTGGTAGCCGCCAGTCGCAGGGGTGTTGTCGGCGGTCACGGTGCTGATACCGATGTAGGCCACGAAGCTGTTGCCAGAGTCGGCGATCATCTTGATCTTGCGGCAGACGAGCGTGGACGGAGCGAACGGGACCGCCGCGCCTGACGTGAACGCGACGTGTCCGCTGCCGGTGAGCGAGTAGCCGCCGTCGGTGATCTGGCGCCCAGTGGCGTCAACGAGCGCAGGCAGGGCGTTGCCGTTGTCGGATCGCTTGCCTCCCAGCACGGACACGCCGTCCGTGCTCCCGACCGCCGCGCCACCGATGTGAGTGGCGATCCCGATCCAGCCCACGTCTTCGCCGTGGATTGCGACCTGACCGAGGATTTTGGGATGGCCGAAGGCCAGCGTAGCGCCACCGTCACGAGCGCCCAGAGGACGGATCGCGAGGTGCCCGGAGGCATCCGCGAGCAGCTTCAGGACAGCGTCGCCGGTCGAGTCGTAGCCGCCCAGCACGACGATCGGGCCACCGGCCACCCAGTCGTCGCCGTCGGCGTGGGTGGCGACCCCGGCGTACGCCACCTCGGTCCCGTTCATGCTCCCGGGCGCGACCGCGATCGGGATGGCCGGGTCGTTCGTCCCCGAGTTGTCGTAGGTCAGGAACAGTATCTTGTCGCCGTTGCCCTCTAGGGGCGCGTCAGGGACTGCCATTCAGGGCCTCCTACGCCGTCTCTTGGAAGGACACGGTGAACTGGTTCGGGCGCACCGCTCCGGCGCCCGCTGAGACGACGATCTTGATCCACACGCCGTAGGCGTCACCGGCGGCCAGATCGGGCATCAGCAGGCCCGAGGAGATGTCGTCCGGGCTGACGAGCCAGAGCCACGTCACGATTTCGTCCGGTGGGATGGAGCCCCGGACCGTGCCGCCGGAGCCCTGCTGGATGGTCACGTAGCGGGCCGAGTCCGTCCCATCGAGGGAGATGCCCCAGAGGCTGGACCAGACCGTCGTGGTCAGCACCTCGGTGAGGCCGTTCAGCGTGATCGACTCCTTGACGGGCACGGGCGAGCCTGAGTTGTCGAGGCCGAACAGGGTCGCTAGGCGAGCGTCCGCGCCATCACTGACGAGCGCCGCGACCGCAGCGGAGGTCCATCCCTGCAAGTTGCCCTGATCCGGGTCCGTGTCGTCAGCCGAGTCGATCCCGAGCCCGATCGAGAGGGTGCAGTTGGTGGGCAGGGTGGGCACCCAGATGCCCGGCGCAACAGCAGAGTCGGTGGCGTTGCCGTTCTTCACGAATATCTTGCGGTCCAACTCGATGCCGTTGGTGCGCTCGGTGGAGGTCACGTCCGGGAACAGGTTGTTCGCCACGCCAGACGGGATCGCGGAACCCGTGATCGCCCCACCCGCCGAGCCGCTGACAGCCGACGCGAGGAAGGAGATGTCGCCAGTGCCGATGGACATTCTTACCCCTTCAGGACAGGACCGGCTTTGGAACGACGCAGTTGACGACGAACGTCTTGGTGCGGAAGTCCGGCTTGCCCGACTCTACGATGAAGCGTAGCGACAGTGGCGACGCCATGCCGCGTATCTGGGCCGTGAGCGTGTGATAGGTGCCCTGAGCGAACAGGGCCTTCAGGAACAGCCAGCGCGTCCGGTAGTCCGTGTCGCTGGTCACGCGGTTCATGGCGATCAGGAAGGTGATCGGCATCTCGGCGGGCTGAGAGCGGATGAACACCGGGTAGCCGCCGTCGATGGGCGCGAGGATCAGGCGCTGGGGAGCCACGTCCTCCAACTCCGGGACCTGTGTCACGTAGCTGGTGAGCGTGTTCAGTTCGGTGCCGTCCACCTTGATCGACCAGTGCCCAGTCCACGTCATTACCAGCTACTCCCCGGGTCCATGAACGCAAGGGTATCGAGGATCGACTGCTCGTCGTTGGACCCGTAGATGTGCATGGTCTGGACGTTGATTGGCCGTGACGAGGGCTGCGTCGCCTCCGGTGGAGTGCCGCCGCCGGGGGGCGGGCTCATCGGAGACACCTGATACCCAGCCGGTGCGGTCATGTCACCGGCTCCGGCTCCGAAGGCGAGAGCGGGCATCGGTGGCCGGATTGACGCAGATGCGATCCGAGGCATGGCCTTGGCAGCCGCCGCAGCCGCCGCGAGGCCACCACGGGCGACCGTGGCGACGTTGTTCAGGGCGTCCAGCGCCGCGCTGCCGCGTCCGTGCCCACGGTTGGGATTGTGGGTCCCGCCGTTCTGCGGCAGCTGTGGACGAGTGCCGCTGCTGCCGCTGCCGTCGTTCGGCGTGTGGCCGCCCGGCGTGGTGGTTGCCGGGACCGGGAGGGCGGCGGCGATTGCAGCGCCGAGGGCGGCGGACAGGGCATTCCTCACCGCCGACCAGTCCGCTGCCGGGATGGCGCTCGCGAGGGTGTTCACCACGCCTTGTGCCGCAGGTGCGGCGTCCACCTTCCCCGGCACCGTGGCTGCCGTGAGGGCGTCTTGGACCATCGTCGCCAGACCGGCGGTGACCGGGTTGTCGGCGCCGACGGAGCCCTGATTGGGCTTCTGCGGCAGGAGCGAGGACATCGACCCGCCCGGGATGATGTCCTTCCACGTGATCTGGCCGTTCTTGGGCAGCAGCTTGTTGATGGCCGCGACGATCGCGTTCTCCTCGCCCGGCGTGTCGGCGGCAGCGATCTGGTCGGCGAACAGCGCGACGAAGTCCTTGGAGAGGGCCGCGACCTTCTCCTTCGTGGTCCCGGTGAGCAGCTTCATTGAGTCGGGGACCATGCTGTTCCAGAAGGCGATCACCGCGTCCTGCTGCTTGGAGGTCGCCGCCTTGTGCAGGCCCGTGCCCATGGCGTCGGTGAGCGCCTGCGAGATGCGCTCGGCGATCGCCGTCTTCTCGTCTCCGATGCCGTCCCACAGCTGGCTGAAGTCAACCTTCTTGCCGATGTATTTCAGGTTCAGGCCCTCTTTCAGGCCCTCGGTGATGACCGACTGAAGGTTGTTCGCGATCTTGTGCTGCTGGTCGTTGCCGGTGATCATGCCGATCTGCTCGAACTCGGCCCACAGCTGTGCCCACGCCGCGTTCAGCCCAGCCTGATCGCCCTTCTTGAACGTCTGGCCGGTGATCTGCTTCAGGGTCTTCCGACGCATGGCGTCGGAGTGGTCCGCTGCCTCGATCTGCGCGCCGTACGTGGTCAGGAAGCCCTGAGCTTCGCCGTAGATCGGCCCGTACTGAGCCTCTTGGGCCTTCCGCCATGACGCCAGCCCGGCGGCATCTCCGGCGAACGGGGCGAGGTTCTGGGCCAGCGCGTCCCGTGGAGCGATGCCGCCTCCGGCCTTGATCAGGCCGAGCGTGCCATTCCCGACGAGGTTCTGGGTGCCCAGACGCTGAAGCAGTTGGGCGGTCGCGGGGTCCACCCCAGCGGGGATGGGGCTGGTGAGCAGGTTGCCAATCTGGTTCAGCATGTTCGGGGACAGCTGGGCCAGCTTGTAGCCCGGCAGGTCGATCCCGGCGGCCTTCGCTGCGTCGGTGATCGCGTTCGCCAGCTGCCCAGTGGCGTCGGTGATCATCTGGGTGAACGCCGCTGACAACCTGTCCCGCAGACCCTTGACGTTGGCGTATGCGCCCAGCAGCTTCTGCTGGTTCTGCGGGTCCTTCATGTCGAGGTGAGTCACGGTCGTCAGGAAGCTCGTGAAGGCCGCGTCGCCCGGGCCGATGATCCCGAGGGCTGCCCCGATGTTCGCCATCCCGGTGATGGTGTCGGTGGCGGACTTGCCCCACTGCTTCAGCTTCTCGGCGTAGTGCTTCGTGGTCGCCGGATCGGGTGGCGCCGTCACGTCGGGTCCGAGGCTGTCGCTGAGGTACTGCGACATGGACAGCACGGACGACATCTGGTCCATGGCGGTCTTCGAGTTGGTGAAGGCATCCATCAGGTCGCTGGCCCGCTGGTTGCCCATCCCAGTGTTGCCCTTCGACTCGTTGTAGCGCCCCAGCGCCTCTATCTGGGCCTCCGGGACGGTCACCGTGCCAGCGGTGAACCCCGAGGGCCGACCGACATAGGCGTCCGTGCCCTTGATGGCCGCCTGCCCGAGGCCCAGCAGCCCGTCGATCCAGCCCTTCTGGAACTCCGCCCCGACGCGCTTGAACTGGGTGTTGTTGGTGATGTAATCGCCGATCGGCTGAGCGACGAGGTCGGCGACCATGTTGCCGATGAACAGCGGCCAGAACGCCTGACTGATCAAGCCGAAGGTGCCCGAGATGCCGGACTTCAGGCTGCTCAGCCCGCCCTCCAAGCCAGTCGCCACCTTCCCTGCCGTCTCGGCAACGATGCCCTTGCCGACGGTGTCGTAGATGGCCTTGTTCTGCATGTAGTTTCCGACCGTCTCGGTCTGAAGACCGACGGCGCGCAGCATCCCCTTCTCGTCAAAGACGTTGCCGACATTCCCCGCACCGCCCGTACGCCAGCCCGTCGGCAGGGAGTTGGCGCCCGTCATCCGCATCCCCGGCTCCCCGCCGAAGGCTCGGTAGTCGATGGGCATGTTGCCGCCGTTCAGGTAGGGCAGCAGCCTCTGGTCCACCCCGGCGAGCACGCCGGGTCCGCCGCCGAGCCCTTCGCCCGGCAGGTAGGCTCCCATCCCGGAGCTTGCCAAGCCCACTGCGGAACCCATCGCCTTCGCGGCAGCCACCTGCGTCTCGGCTGCCACCTGCTGGGTCTGGGCAGCGGTCATCTGCACCTGTTCGGGACCAAGCGCGCCCGACTGACCCGGCAGGAAGCCACCGAGGCCCGCCATCCGCGCCGCGCCGCCGACCGCGCCGCCGACCGCGCCGGTCAGGCCGCGTACTGCCGCGATGCCGACGCGCACAGCCGTCAGGAGGACCACGAGCTTGCCGACCATCTGGACGACCGGGTTCTCGGCCAGTGAGGTGAACAGGTCGATGACCTTCGCTGTCTCGGTTGCCACGGTGCCCAGCACCTGAGCGAGCCCGGTCACGGCGTCGGTGGCCTCGCCTCCCGCGCCCGACGGACCCCAGAGCAGGAACATCTGGGAGAAGGCGCCGATCAGCTTCATCACCGAGTCGAAGACCATCGAGAGGGGCTGTTCGAGGTCGTTCTTCCAGATGCCGGTCAGGAATGCGGCTGCCTTGGGGATGGCATCCGCGAGGAACGTCACCAGCTGCTGAAGGACGGGCAGGCTGGCGCTGCCGATCGAGATGAAGACGTTGGTCAAGACATTGCGCAGCAACGCAAACTGGGAAGACAGGGTCGCGTACTGGACACCGGCGGCAGCTGCGGCAGCCGTGTTTGACTTCCACGCGGCGTCAGCGGTCTTCAGGGTCGGCACGAGGCCCTGCGGCCCGCCCAGTGCGTTCGCCATGCCCAGCATCAGCTGGGTCACGCTCACCGCGCCACCGCTGCTGCCCGAGGTGCCGATCAGGTTCTGGATGAAGCCGGTCCGGCCAGCCGTGTCCATGCCCTGCATGGCTTGGAAGATGCGCACGAGCAGGGCCGCTGGGTCCTGAGCCTGCAACTTGGCGAACTGGGCAGCCGTCATACCCAGCTGGTGCTGGAAGGTGTCGAGCGACCTTGACGAGGCCAGCAGCTGGGTGAACGTCTTGGTTGGTTCGTTCATGGCGTGGGCGAGCGCCGTCAGGGGCTTGCCACCGGCAGCCGCGATCGAGAGCAGGTGGCTGACGCTCATCCCGGCCTTGTCGGCCATCTGTTGTAGCTGCTGGGTCGTCGTCCCGAGCGCGTTCAGCCGCATCATCACGCGAGTCAGGGACGTGGCCGCCGAGCCCGGCATCATGCCGAGGTTCGCCGCTGCCGTGGACACCGCGAGGATTTGCTGGGCGGTCAGGCCAAACTGCTTGCCGGTCGCGGCCAGACGCCGGGTGACCGTGACGATCTGGTCAACGGTCGATGAGCCGGTGTGGCCCATCGCCACGAGGGTGGACGAGAACTTGGAGTAGTCCTGCTGCTGAAGGTTCAGGACCGTGCCCATCTGCGCCAGTGCGGTGGCGGCGTCGCTGGCCGCCATCCCAGTCGCGGCACCGAGGTCGGAGACGACCTTGATGAAGTCCGTCATGTGGGCGATCGGGATGCCCAGCTGCGCTGCCTGCGCGCCGATGTTGGCAATCTCGACCGCCGTCAGCGGTATCTGGGTGGACAGCTGACGGAACTGGTCGCTCAGGACCTGAAGCTGTGGCGCGGTGGCCTTGACTGACTTGGCGACGTTGGCGAAGGCGTCCTCGAAGTCGAGCGCCGACTTCACCGAGATAGCCATGCCCGCAGCTAGGGCGGTCAGGCCCACGAGCGTGCCCGCCTTCAGCGCCGTGTTCAGCAGGCTCACCTGCTTGACCGCGCCGCTCATCGAGTTGCCGAATGCCTTGGCGCTGGCACCGGCCTCGTTCATGCCCATCGCGCCAGCACGCATCTGGCCGCGAAGCTCGGTCATTGCGGCTGCCGCGCCGGACCGGAGGCCGCTGTAGTCGGCAGCGATGCGGATCATGCCGGTGCCAACGTCGGCGGCACCCATCGCGGGGAGCGCGCCTGTCAGACCACGACCCAACACCACGGCTTTGGCTCGCTCCTACTCGTCGTAACCGATGCGTTTCACGAGCGGGTTCCGGGCAAGGTCCGCTTCGATCTGTGCAATCAGGGCGTCCTGATTGGCTTGTTCGTCAGAGCCTTCGTAGTCCTCCCAGTCGTCAAGCTCGCCACCGGCGATCTGGAACTGGAAGCGGTGCTCATTGTGGAGCCGTCTGGCCGATGCGTCTAGCGCGGCGTTGAACGTGGACCACGTGAGCCATCGGGTAATCTCCCGGGGCCTTCCGTATCCGGCGCTGACGAGGAAGTCGAGCCCCCGGTCGAAGGCGACTGAGCCGGGCTCGCCGTTGTCCCCGTACCAATCTTCTGGAACGTGCTCAGCGCCATTTGAAAAGGTGCCTTCAGCCTCTCGATGTCGTTCTGCTCCAAGAACGTGGTCAGCATTTCGAGGGCGTCGGCGGTGTGCATGGTCCGCCGGAGGAAGGCCACCTCGTCCGTGTACGTCTGGTTGCGTCGCCCCTGCTCGTCCACCGGGAAGATGCTGAGCAGGACCGCTGCCGCCTCGGAGATGAAGCTGGGCATGATCGACGCGGCTTCAGCGAGCATGGAGCCCGCGAGTGCGATGTTCACATCCGTGCCGCCGCCGGGCACATCCACGAGCACTTGGCCCGCTTGCGCGAAGTCAAACCCCGACTCGCGGAGCTTCACTGCCTGCCGGGCGATCAGCCCGAACAGCTGCATCTCGCCGTCGATCGTTAGCTCGGACTGCTCGTACGTCCGGGACTTGCCCTCCCGATCCGTGAACGTCCACTGTCTCGACGCGGTCAGGAAGGGTGATTGCTCCGGCACGCCGTGCCCTCCGAGGCTCGGGCTCTAAGGCGGCCCGAGGACGGCGCGAGCGTAGCAGACACACTGAAGCCCGGGACGGCGCGGTACGCCCCGGGCTCCGAGTGCAGGAGGGAATGGCGGAGGATCAGGTCGGCGAGATGACTCCCACCGTGATCGTGGTGGCGGACGAGTAGGCGACGTGCGCCTGCCCGTTGTCGTCGTTGTAGATGTCCTGCCGGAGGGGCGGGAACGTCTTGCGCACGCCGTTCGCGACGGTCGCCACGAAGTCGTGGCTCACGCCCTGATTGCAGGTGTGCTGTGCCGCGATCGTCACGGTGATCGGTGCGACCGCGCCGTTGTTCACGACGAGGATCGACTTGCCGTCGTTGTAGAAGGTGTCGCCACCTCCTGACGCGGCGGCCAGCGACTCCACGGTCCCGGCAGCGACCGGGACCGACTTTGCGATGAGTGCCATGTCTCAGAGTCCTCCGGGCTTACGGGTTGGCCGCGTAGTCGGCGATCTGGAACAGCTGGTCGCCGACGGGGCGGGCAGCGTTCGCGAGAGCCCGGAAGCTCACGCCGATGCGGGTTTCGGACCGACGGTCGAAGTTCAGCGCCACGCCCTGATCGCTGTATGCCTGATACAGCGTCGCGACGTAGTAGCCGGTCCCCGAGCGGTGACGGCTCATCAGGACGACCACGCTCAGGGCGGTCGTCGCCTTGCCGCCCACGAACACCGCGTTGTAGGCGGGCGGGCCGGTGACCACCTTCGTGGTTCCCTGCCCGATGCCGACCGCGAGGTTCTGGTAGCCGGACTCCAAGAGCGTGCAGCCGAGGGTCGTTTCCTCCCCGGTCGGCGTCACGACGACTTCAGCGAACGCCTGCTCCGTCTGGACCATGTAGTAGGTCGGACGGTAGGTCAGGGTGGACGGGCCATTGGTGAACCCGACGTAGCGCCACGACGGCGACGCCGTGGTGGACGGAGCCGTGTAGTTCGTCAGCATCGCCATCACCGACGAGGTCGTCGGGTCGGTCAGATCGCCACCGAGCGTTGGGGCTGCCGTCAGGTCTGACGTGATCCACAGGTCCCCCGGACCGATGTGGATTTTGCTGGCATCAGCGGCCATCAGTTACTCCTCCTCGACCGGGGGAGCGGGCACCTTATCGGTGACCACGAACTCCTCGAATGGGGTCGTCAGGAGCACTTCGGCGATGGCCTTCGGTACTTCGACCGGGACGCCGGGCTCAAGTCGGTAGGTCTTGGCCGGGTCCACGCTCGTGTCCACGTGCTCGACCACGTTGGCCGAACCATCGTAGGTCACGAATGAGTGGCCCCTCTTGGCCTTGATCCACCCTGCCTCGTCCTCGAACTGCGACACGTCGTCGTTCTCGGGCGGTGCGTTCTGTTCCTCCGCTGGCGTCTCGGACGCCTCCGTCGGTGTCTCGCTTGGGTCAGGTCCCGTCTCCGGTCCCTGCTCCGTAGCTACCTCGTCGGGCTTCTTCGATGCCATCAGATCACTCCTACCAGTGGAGCGTGAAACTGGTGATGCAGGCGCCAAGCGTTCCGGAACGCGACCTCGCGAACCGGGTTGCGTGGCCCCAGCGGCACAAGCTCCCCGCAGATGATATGCGACGACTCCATCCACGTCGAGGCCATAAGCTCACGTTCTCGCGCATGGAGTGCTTCGCCCAGATCACGATAGTCCGCATCGACCAGCGTGAACAGGTCGATGGTGACCCCAGCGAGCGGCACGGAGCCATCGGCAGACCGCTGCTCGACGGGGTACGGGACGCCGACTGCGTCAATGAGGATGCGCGGCAGGACCTCCCGGATCGGGCCGTCAGGCAGCTGCGCGGTGGCCGAGTAGACCCGGTCGTCGTTCTCGTCAATGCGCGGCTGTAGCGAGAACAGCAGCGCCTGAAGCTCCGTGTCGAAGCGGAACAGGGCCACGATCGCATCGGTCAGTTCGTACTCGGGGCTGTTGGTGGTCATGCCGGTCCGTTGCCCTTCAGGTACTGGACGAAGGCGTCGATGTGGTGGTCAGCCGACTTCGGGTGCAGCAGGGCACGCCGGGTGACGTGGCTGGACTCGCGCAGGTTGACTTCACGGGCACCCTTGATGTCCCACGCGGCCAGCTGGTGCGCGTCCTTGCCGATCTGGCGAGCCAAGTCCTCGGTCGCCACGTTCTGCGACACGTCGAGGTAGATCAGGCCGTTGTCGAGCCAGCCACCGAGGTAGTGGTCAGGCTTCATCAGCAGGTCTTGGTTCTTGGCGATGAACGACTTCACGTCGCGGCTGCCGAAGGCCGTCAGCGGGAAGGTGGCCTCACGGTCGGAGTAAGGCGACACCATGAAGCCGTTGGTGGGCGATCCGGCACCGAACGCCTTCACGCTGAAGCCGCCGTCCTTGGCTTGACTCACGAGCTTGCCGTAGCCGCCCGCAGGCCCAGCCGGATGGCCGCCCGCTGAAGCTCGGCCACCTTCCCAAGCTCCGTAGTAGTGGTCATCAGTCCCACCGGCCTCGCGGATGCTCGACGTGACCCGGGCGATGGCCGGACCATCGAAGCTCACGGAGCCGTCGCTCCCCGGCGTGCCGATCTTCTGAAGCCACTGGGCGGCTGACGGCTCCATCTTGGCGAGCGCGCCCGAGGCGATCGTCAGGGCCGCCACGGCGGACCGCTTGGGACCCTGCGTCATCGCCCCGTACACGTAGCCCAGAGCCGCCGTCGTACGCGCCGCCGCCGTGCCACCCTCCGTGGACCAGCCGGTGATCGTCCTTGCTCCGCCCGCGTCGCTGTAGTGGGCGTTGATGATCGTGCCGTCTTGGAAGTGGAACGACTCGATGTCGGGGCTGTAGACGTGGTAGCCCAGCTGTACGGCGTTGGCGCGATCGGCCTTGGGCGGAGCGATCTGGCCGGGGTGGCCTCCGGATGCCTCCTTACCGCCGTACCAAGCACCATAGAAGTGATCGTCGCCCCCGGACTCGCGCACGCGCTCCATCGCAGCGGCCATGTCATCAGCGATCGAGTCGCGGCTCATGGCTTCTTCTTCTCCGGCTCGGGCTTCGGATGCGGTGGCGGAGGCGGCTTGACGACCACGAACTTGCCGGGGTCCTTCTGCCAGCGATCGCCGATGCGTGTCATTTCGGCACCACTGTAACGTGCAGGACCACGCCATCGGCGAGCTTCATGTCGCCCCACATGCCGCTCAGGGGCTCGACGCTGTCGATCCGGAAGTGCGTGTCAGGGCCGAGGATCACCTCGCGCTCGCCGCCGAACCTCCCGAGGCTGCCGACGTTGATGCCCATGGTGCCTGCCGGGGCGCTGATCAGCAGCCGGACGGGTGCTCCGCCCCAGAACAGGTTGTCGTTGTTCAGGCTGGTGCTGACGAAGCCCTTGTCCGAGATGGTCGCCCCGGTCATAGCTTGGAAGTGGGCCAGCATCTGGTCCTGCGGCATGTGAGACGAGATGTCGAAGCCCTCGCCGGACGTGCCCCGGTAGAGGGTCATGTTGTCGGCCATCGGACGGAGCGCCTGACGCAGGGACTCAGCCGTCTGGGGAGCCTGCTCGTTGTAGCTGGGGACCTGCCCGGTGCGCAGGTACTCGTTCACTGGAATGTAGGCGAGGTCGGTGTAGCTGGTCACAGCTGCCGCCACGCCACCGGACAGCTGGTCGTTCCAGTTGCCTGCCGGATGGCCGCCCTCGCTGGCTCTACCCCCGTACCACGCGCCATAGAAGTGGTCGTCCGCTCCACCGGCTTCGCTGAGTGAGGCGTAGGGGCCGGAGGGCGTCAGCCCTAGCTCTGACGTGTGGGTCCGTCCATTCCGGGCGACGTTCAGCAGGCGATCGACATCGTCCGAGTTGACCCGTCCCCACGAGTACGGCGTCGCGCCGGAGTGCAGGGCCACGTTGTAGGCCGTCGCGTACGTCTCCGCCCGCTCGCCACGCGCCAGTCCGCCGAACGGGCGGGCGAGAGGCTTGTAGGCATCCGTCTGCGACGGCCAGCCCAGCGCGTGGTCGAGGGCGTGCCCAACCTCATGCTGGACGGCGTCTTGGCTGCCATGCAGCGATGGCTCGATGTTGATTGTCTTGGTGCTGGGATCGTAGAACGTCGTCTTGGCGGCGTCGTTCACCTTGACCCCGTGCTTGTCGAGAATGCTGCGATCCGAGGCGGGAATGGAAGCGAGCAGAGGGTGGCCCCCAGCCGATGCCCGGCCTCCGCTCCACGCCCCATAGAAGTGGTCGTCCCCACCTTCGCGGATGCGGCCCATGGCGGCGGCAATCTCGTCGGCGACTGAGTCGGTCATGGCTTCGCCTGCTCCGCCTTCCAGATGGCGAACCGGGTCTTCGCGGCCTGCTCCCAGTCGGCCTTCAGGGCATTGCACCGGGCGTTCCACTCGTCCCGGGCGTGCTCGTACTCGTCGCGCTTGTCAAGCCCGAAGTCGCGGAGGTTCGGGGCCTTCTCCACCTCGGCCTCGTACTTCGCCTTGGCGGCATCCTGCGCGTCACCGGCCTCGGCTGCGGTCATCGGATGTCCGCCAGAGCCCGCGCCGCCGCCCTCCCACGCACCGTAGAAGTGGTTGGTGTCGTCAGCTTCACGCACGTGCTTGTCCGAGGCTCGGTGCAGGATCACGTCACCGGGCTTGTCCACGAACCGGGCCGGGTTGGGCGCCGGGCGCTTCAGCTTGCCGCTCATGCTGGCACCAGTACGACGCGCTGCCACGTCGAGCCAGTCTCGTCCACCCCGAGGCTCGTCATCGACTCGATCCGCCAGCTGGTGTCCCGGCCCAGCAGCATCTCCTTCTCCATGGCAGTGCCGTAGCCGGAGTCAAGATACGCGGCGTGCATCCCAGCCGGGAGCAGCATCTTGTAGATCACCTTGTTCTGGACGCCGACGCCAAGCTCGTTCCGGCTGAAGCCCTCTGCGAGGGTCCGGCTGATCGAGGTGGAGGTGAAGCCCCTGCGCTCGATCACGTCGCCCACCTTGGCCCCCACGAGGTCGGCTCCGCTGCCGCCGTGCCAGACCGTGATCGACTGGGGCAGCGGCTCGACCGCAAGCGCGGCGTCCAGCGACTGGACCTCGCCGTCGATGGCGGCCTTGTCCGAGGCGCTGAGGTTCGGGGTGCGCCCTTGCAGGTACGGGTTGATGTCCTTGTATCCGTTGCCCGTGTAGATTTCCAGCGCCCTCAGCTGCTGGCTGGACAGCTTGCTGTCCCAGTTGGCGTACATCTTCGTCATCTGGGTGTGGGTCACGTCGCCGCCGGACGGGGTCCCGCCGCTCGTGATCGTGGCCGGGTGTCCGCCGTCGGACGAGCGGTGACCGAACCACGCACCGTAGAAGTGATCGTCAGGCCCGCCCTCGCGCAGGCGCGCACGGGTGACGGCGGCAATCTCAGCGGCCACGGAGTCGCGCATCAGACCACCGCCCCGATCGCGCCACCGATCAGGCCACCGACCCGCGCCTCACCGGCCAGATCGAACAGGGTGTCGCTCCACGCCATCCGGACTGCCTGCCGGATCGCGGGCAGCATCTCCTCCACGGAGGTAGCGAGGAAGCGGTAGCCCGGCCACCACGTGCCGTTGCGCAGCATGTGCCCGAACTCGACCCACATCCAGTAGTCGGCGCCATCGGACATGAGGTCGTAGGCCACGATGTGGGACGCCTCCAACTCGGTCACCAGAACGGCAGTCAAGGTGTCGTGCATGAGCCCAGTATCGAGGCCGTAGATGTTCCCGTCCGGCGTGATCACGTCGTCTGGCTTGCGCTTCAGCTTGCTCTTGGCAAGCTCGACCACGGCCTTGGAGACTTCCCCGAGCCTGATCGTGAGGTGGACGTGCATCGACTCGTCCATGCGCTCGGGCAGGGTCATCAGGTTGCCCATCTCGACATCGGCCCCGAACAGGACCCAGCGATCCGGGTGCGGGATGAAGCTCGATCCGGCGCCGGGCGTGATCGTCGGCATCCCGCCGGTGAAGATGGAGAACAGGCGCGGCGGCATCAGGGCTTCCCGCTGACTGACACGTCCCAGAAGGTGGTCGGCCTGCCACCCATGTTGACGCTTCGCGACCCGAGCACCGTCCAGTCGGCGTTCCGAGGCAGGACCACGTAGGGCTCGCCGTACTGGCTGTCGCCTTGGGGCGCGAAGGGCGTGCCCGGCATCACGTTGATCCGCATCAGGCTGCGCTCCACTCCGTAGCCCTCGTCCACGTGCAGGTTGCGACTGCCCATGTAGCCGACCGCGCCGGGCCGGTCGGCTGTCCATGTGTACGACGGGTCGCTGAAGTGGTCGCCCGTCTTCAGCCCAGCCGGGACCGCCCCCGCCCGGTACACCGTGAAGGGCGCGTCACGAGTGACGCCTTGGGCCATGACCGCGTCCCACGCTGCCAACTCATCCGGGTTGGGATCGCCGTGATAGATGTCGGCGTTGACTCGCGTCAGGTAGTGGAAGCCCTCGTTGCCGAGGTCCGGGATTTCCTCCACGCCTGAGATGTCCGGGTACTTCGCTGCCACCGCTGCCGCCCGATCCATGAACGCCTTGCTCTCTGCCGATGAGACGTTCGACGGTCCGTAGCCGCCGGACTTGCGCATGGTCCCGGACGCCTCCGGGTGACCACCGGCACTCGCCCGTCCTCCGAGCCACGCACCGTAGAAGTGGTCGTCGGAGCCGCCTGACTCCCACATGCTCGCCAGCACGGCATCGGCCATCTCCTCGCGCAGGGAGCGGATCGAGTCGGGCATCAGATCAGGCCCTGCTTGCGCAGATCGTCAACGGCCACTGGCCCGTTCTCGTAGCGCACGTGGGACCCACCGACACGGTGGACGTTGCAGCGATGGTCGTACTGGCTGTTGCTCATCAGGTCCTGCGACTGGCACGCCGGGCAGCCGGGCTCAGGCTGGTTGAACACGGCTCGCAGCACCTTGCGCGCCTGCTCCGCTGTGCAGCCTGCGACGGCGGCGTACTGGGAGGCATCGAGCAGCTGGTCCCACATCATCCGGTGAAGCTCCCCGGCCATGACCGAGCGCGGCACCATGGTGCCCTCGCCCTCGGGCGGGATCACGGGCGCGGCATAGTTGTCCTCCGGCCCGAAGTCAACCTTCAGGTGGTTCCGGCCAGTCAGCCGCGCCCAGTTCATGGGGCCGCCCATCAGGCGGGCACCCACTTGCCCTGTTGCACGAAGCCGTGCACGCCCGGGCAGTAGCTGCTGGGGTGTTCGAGGATCGAGGGCGACAGAGTCAGGTCGCCGTCGGCGAGAGAGCCGGTCATCGCCCACGTCACCTTGCCTGTGAGCGGGATGCGGTTCTCGCAGCGCACGTCGTTGTTGGGCGAGTCGTGGCTCAGCCAGAATGAAGTCAACGTGCCGTCGCTGGATCGCATCTCGGTCAGGCACACGTCATCGGCGAGCGGGGTGCAGTCGGTGCGGTCGTCGTAATGCCGGTGCTCGGTCATCGCCGTCGCCGACTACGGATGGCGATCACCCCGATGATCACTATCAAGATGATCAGCAGGATCGCGCCCGCGTCGCCGTCGAGGTGCGTCACGCCTTCATCGATCAGGTGCATTACTCGAATAGCTCCGTGTCGATCTGCATGAACGCACCGAGGTTCAGGGCGTCATAGACGTTCCGCACGTGCACCCGGCGCTCCACCCCCAGCGGGTCGGTCCAGATGAGCGTGTCGTCGCGCTGGGGCAGCGAGCGGCCATCCCACGACAGGGTGTCGGGATCGCCCACAGCCGGGTAGGAGATGAAGGCCCGGATCATCTGAAGGGTCTGGATGATGCCGTCGATCACGTTGGCCTGCGGGGCGTTGGAGTCAAGCTGGACGTGTCCCCGGCATTCGAGGTACTGGGTCGGCGCCCCGACGGCGCTGAAGCCGCCGTGAGACTTCGTCATCTGGGCCGGGCGCTCGAAGGCGACCACCGACTCCTTGGCAACCGATGGCAGGGACTGGCCGAAGTATGGCTCCGCCACCATGCCGCGACGGGACCATGCCCGGTCCATCACTGGCCGTTCCGAAGGACGCGCTCCGTGACGATCGAGCGCAGCCCGAAGTCGTTGTAGGCCACCTCGGCGAAGCCGTCGGCAGGGGTTTCGTAGCCGCCCAGCCGCTCCTCGAACAGGGACTGAAGCGAGTCAGCCTGCTTCAGCAGGTCGGCCCGGAGCGCGCCGTAGTCAACCGTCGTGTCGCCGACCTGCCGCCGCATCACGAGCAGGCTCTTGTTGTTGGCGATCGTGCGCAGGGCGACCGAGGCGGCCAGCATCGGATCGGTGAACCGGCGCAGGAAGTTGTTGATTTCCGGGTCGCTGAAGATCACCGACCGCTTCTCCATGGGCAGGCTGTCGTCAGCCGCCGTCAGGTCGCGGTCATCGATGTAGAGCCGAACCTCGGACAGAGGGTCGGTGTTCGGGTCCCCGTAGGTCGCGATCACGGTCATTCTGGCTCTCCGGACTCTGGCTGTGTCCCCCCGGGACCGCCCATCACGATGTCCCCGCCGAAGGTTGGACCATATCCCGGCGGGGTCGCCAGCCCACGTCGGCGGGCAGCGAACACGAGCCCCAGCAGGGTCGGCACCGAGGCAGCTGCCAGCAGGGCCATCCCGAGCATCAGCGTGGCGTCGTCACCCGAGATAGTGATCTGGGGCAGGATCACGATGGCTGCTAGCAGCGCGATCGGTAGCAGGGCGATCTGGACTATGGTGGCGATGAAGGCGACCAGCAGCAGCAGCCACGAGCGCGGGCGGGACTCGTCTGCGAGGTACACGCGCCAGAGGTAGACCACGGATACCCAGCCGGGGAACGGCGCGATCAGCAGCATCAGTGCGATCAGTGCAACTGCGGTGCTTCGAGGCAACACCAGCAGGCCGACGGTGATCACGACCAGAGTCACCAAGATCAGGGTCAGCAGCCGGGGCACGTCGGCACCCAGAGACACGACTCGATCGATCAGCGACGCCATTCGTGTCATCGCTTGTCCCTCCTGTCCACGACGTGCTGCGCTGCGACAACCTCGTCCATGAAGCGCGTTACCCGGTCCGATACCACTGTCGCACGCATCGCAGCACGCTGTGCCGCCCGCGCCGCGTCAGCCGAAGCACGATGGGCTTCGGCAGCCTCCGAGGCAGCATCAGTCATGCTGTTCAGGGCCTCCCGGAGCTTCTTTAGGGCGTTCATGTGCCCTCCCGCCGTGGCGGACGCGACGACTTGCCCTCCTGCTCGATTTCCCGACGCAGACGGGACTCGGTGTTCATTTCCTCGAATGCCGATAGCAAGCGATCGGTGACGCTGCTCAGCTTCTCGACCGAAGGCACGAGAGCCGAAGTGGTCTTGACTGACTCCTGAGCTATGGCCTTCCATTCAGATGAGACGGAGCCACGCTCCACCTTCCCGGACAGGAACAACCCGATCAGGATCGCCATGCCCGTGATCAGACCGACCGTGCCGCCGGTCGCAAGGGTCGGTAGCTGATCGACCGTGTTCGCCGACGGAGCAATGGCCTCCGCGAGCACGGCGCCCGCGCCGATCCCCAGCAGCAGCCCGACCGTTGGCAGCATCGCCACCAGAGCGATGCGCACACTCAGGCGGAGCGGCATGGGACCTCCTCAGATAGAGCGAGGGGCCGGGCCGAAGCCCGACCCCTCGGAACTCGGTGCGAGAGCGAGGTTTAGCTCGCGGCGACCCGCGACGCGCCCCACCACAGCCCGGGAGCCCCGCCCCACTCGTACCGGACCTTGTAGCGCATCACGTCGAAGTCAAACTCGTACGGATCGTCGCCACCGGCGACGTTCGTCGTGACTGGCTTCTCGATGAGCAGGTCCGGCGTGTCCTTCCCGTTCAGGAAGCCCACGAGGAAGGCAGGAACGTCGTTCGGGTCGGCGAAGACGTACCACGCATCCGTCTTGGTGAGGAACGGATCGACCACGATGTCGAGGTAGTTCTGCAAGACGTTGGCGTTGCCGATCTGCGTGACGGTGCCCGTTGTGCCCACTGCCACGATCAGCGCCGAGTTGATGATCTGCCGGGCGCTGAACTCAAGGTTCGGCGGCAACAGCAGGAACTTCGGCGTGGCCGAGTAGTAGTTGTTCAGGACCGTCTGGTTGCGCATGGTCGTGATGGCGGTCTGAATGTTGGTGCTGTTGAACAGCCCCAGCGTGCCGCTCACGACGTTGTTGTTGTGCGTGTTGGTGTCGAACAGGGCGACCGCGTCGAACGCGAGGCCGTTGGCCTCTACCAGCGAGCGGGCGACCCACTGCGACAAGGTCCGGGTGGCGGCACGGCCAAACCGGCGCGGTTGCTGCCGGATATAGCCCATGTCGTCGTTCAGGATGACGTTGCGGTTGATGCTGAAGGCGCGGCCAAACGTGCCGATCTGCCACGTGAAGGCCGCATCCCCGAGCACCGAGTCCTGATATTGGCCTTCCTCGCCGATCGCGAGGAGGTCTTCGGACTCGTACCCGACCATCGCCGTCTGCGGGCGAAGGTCAGGCGCTTCGGTGATCGACACGTACTGTCGCCAGACCTGCGGGACGCTCTGCGCCCAGTCGATCAGTCGGCGGTACATGACGTTGCCGAGGATGTTCGGGAAGTCCGAGGTAGACCCGGACTCGCGAAGCTCGGCGTAGTCGTCCAGAAGCGTCTGGCGGCGATACCGTCCCACCGGGGACTCCTTTCGTTACTGGACTCGGGTCACCCGCCGAGTCGCCCGGGGGCCGGTTGCCATCCGGTCCGTTGTACGGCTTGGGTTAGGCGAGGATGCCTGCCGTTTGCAGCTTCACGATGACCGCGTTCTGTTTGGTCGCAAGCTCGGTGACGGCGGCCTTCAGGGCGGTGATCGCTGCGTTGATGTCGGTGGCCTGCTGCGCGGTCGGGTCGGTCGAACCGTTCCACGAGAGGGTGGGGTTGGTGACAGCACCGATGGTGCCGTCCGCCGATGCCCCGGTGCTGTTGTCGATGAGCGCGGGCTCGGCGGTCACCGGGATGGCCGTTGCGAGCGTGTGAAGCTCGGCGGCATCCGCTGCGGACTCGTTGTAGGTGATGCCTTCGGGGGCCAGCTGGATGATGGCCTTGGTCGAGGCCCGGTCGGTGAGGGCGAACCCGATGAGGGTGTAGCCCGCGACCGGCGTTCGGGTCAGCACGAGCGGAACGATGTCCGCTCCCGCCGACAGGTCGGACCAGATGGCGTCGCCCTTCACGGTGCCGGTCGGCACCACGATGTTGTGCGACCCCTGTCGGTCCAGCTGCGTGCTCAGACCGACAGCCACGCCGGTGATGACGAGGCCCCAGTGACCTTCCTGCTTGACGAGTTGCCCGCCAGTCAGGGCCGTCGAGGCCGTCGCCACCGGAATGTGCTTGAAGTCCCCTCGGAACGTGTTTGCGGGCATGTGTCAGTCCCTCTCGGCTTACGGCGCGAAGCTGGACTGGCTGGCGTTCAGCAGCACGACCGACTTGCCGCCCGAGTCGCGGTCGGTCAGGACCTTGCCGATCACGCGGTAGCCGCTGGTCGCGGTCCGGGTGAGCGTCACGGTCGTCGCGTCGGTGCCACCGGCGGCGATGTTGGCGTAGAGCAGGTCGCCCTTCACCGTGCTGGAAGGCACGGCGATGTTGTGGGCGCCTTGGCAGTCGAGCACGGTGCTCTTGCCGGACTTGCAGGTCGTGATGACCACGCCCACGAAGCCCTCTTGGCAGCTGAGGGTGCCGCCCGTCAGGTCCGCCGATGCGGAGGCGACGGGAATGTGCCGGAAGTCTCCCTTGTACGTGCTGGCGGGCATCTAGCCCCTCCTCTACTTCCGCAGCGTCCGTGCGCTGCTGATTGGGTTGACTCAGCCCTCGTCGGGCTGAATGTCCTCGTCGGCCTCGTCGGCCTCGTCGGACTGGCTGTCGGCTCGGTCCTGAGCCGCTTGGCGAGACTGCTCGGCGAGAGCGGCCCCCAGCGCGTCCGAGGTGTCAATCCCGAGCGTGTGGTTGCCGCTGGTCCCGTCCATGACGGTGCCGTTGATGCGTGCAAGCTGCACGGCGGTCAGGCCAGCTTCGAGCATGGTCTGATCGTTCTCAGACAGACCGTCCTCGACGGGCGTCTCATCCGCGTCGTCCGTCTCGGTGGCCTTCTTGCGTGCCATTGGTTCGGTCCTCCGCTCAGGCGTTCATGCGGGAGGCGATGGACGCCTCCGCGCTGGCCGATGACTTGCTCGTCGCCGGAGCGCCAGCGGGGGTGCCCGTGTCCTTCGCCTCGCGAAGCGGGACATCCTCGTGGCCCATGCGCCGGTCGATGTCGCCTTCCATGGACTCGCGCAGGCTCTTGGGCTTGTCTGCCTCACCGGCAGCGCCCAGACCCCGGACGAGTGACGGACGCCGGATGCCGGTGGCCTCGGCGACCTTGCGGAAGCCCGCAATCTCGCGCTCGACCTCGGTGCCCAGTGCGTCGTCGTCGGCGTAGCCGAAGCCTTCACCGACAGCCGACTCGCGGAAGCGATCGGCGATGTATTCCCGCGCCGGGCGCGGCAGGTCGCTCTCGGAGAGCATCGAGGTCACGAGCGCATTGGCCCGGCCCTTGGCCTCGACTGCGGCCTCCTTGACCTTCATCTCGGCAAGCTCGCGCTTCAGGGCGTCGAACTCCTCGCGAGAGGCGAACCCGGACTCGGCCACCTTGGCGTCTTCGGCCTTGGCCTCATCCTTGGGAGCAGCTGCGTCGTCGGCCTTCGCCTCGGTCTTCGCGGCTTCCTTGGGCTCACCCGCCTTGGGCTGCTCGTCTTCGTCGTCTGCCTCGCGGATGGCGAGATACAGGTCTGGCGCGGCCTCCCGCAGCTGCGCCGGTGTCATCTGCGCGATGTCGGCCATTTCCATCTCCTCGTAGTCGGCTTCAGCGAAGTCAATCGACCCGCCTGCACCTGCTTCGGTGACCCAGTCGATGCTGTTGATGTGCGCGATCGACTCCACGATCTGCGCGTCGCGGTTGCCCACTCGACCAGCGCGTGCCTTGCCCTTACCGAGCACGGAGAACGCCACCTGATCGGGTGCGGCCTTCCACTTCGCGTAGACCCCGTCATCGATCACCTGAACACGGGAGCGCGGGACGCCACGGGTGTGGTCCCACTTCGTCTCCCGGATGACGCCTACCCAGTCACGCACGTCACGCTCGGGGCGTTCGCCCTCCTCGCGACGGGTGGGATGGTTGGCGTACATCTTGCGTCCGTTGAACACGCCTGAGTCCACGGCCTCGCGGACGGAGTCCGTCGGGTAGTACCGCTTGTCACGCGAGTTGCCGAAGCCCGGTTTGATCGGGGTGATCCAGACCTCGTGCTTGGCGTCATCGAACTCGGCACCGGCCTCGGCCAGCGTCACGAGTGCATCGCCACCGCCGGACGACTCGTGGAAGCGCACGTCCTCGGGCTTTGACTCGGTGTCGGTGATGGAGAAGGACTCCTTCACCTGCGACACCGGCAGGTCGGGCTCCTTGCCCTCATCGTCGGCCCAGTTGGGGTCGTTCTTCATGTCGCAGGACGCCCCGGCCTTCATCAGGGCATCGTGGGCGCCTTGGATCATGCCCTGATCGGCTGCGCTGTTGCGCTTGCCGACCTCGGCCAGAGTCACGTCAACTGCCACGTCCATGGCCTCCTTCAGTCCCGTCAGGTAGCCACCACGGTCAGCGATTTCAGAGATGGCTTGCGCGTCGCCCTTGTCGGCGAGCATGAACAGAACGCTGTCGGACACGTGGTGGTAGGGATTGGAGTCGTCGCGAGACGACTGGGGACGCGAGTTGGTCAGGTCGCTGGCCTTGCCGCCGTACCGGGCGAACCGCTCCTCCGCCGACAGCATCTGCCCGGCGTCCTGCCCAGTGCTGGGCGGAATGTCACTGACGGGGACGGCGTCCTTGCGGCTGATCTTGAGTGCACCGATGTGCGCGACCTCGTGGTAGCCGGGCGTGCCCTCTTTCGCGGCGGCCTTCGCTTCGAGCCCCGAGTAGAGCTTGCTCGCCGCCTCGGCGCGGTTCGCCATCGGACCGCCCGGGTGCCCGCCGGATGACGCTGAGCCGCCCTCCCAAGCGCCATAGAAGTGATCGCCCTCGTCCAGCGGCACCTCACTGGCCTCACGGAGGGTGCGATCCCACTCGCCGGTGACCGCGTCGGCCTCACGGATGGAGTCCGGGTACTCGTCCGGGCTCTTGCCCCACTTCTTGTAGCCCTGCCGGAGCTTGGCTTTGACGGCCCCCATGGCCGCGTCGGGGATGTCGGCCTGCTGCCCTCGGAACCCGCCAGCTGAGAGTGCGGCAGCTGCGCCGGGGAGGTGGTCAGGATCAGGTGCGCCAGTCGCTGTGAGGTACGGCAGCTTCCACGTGGAGGGATCGGCTGACGGCGCGTAGGCGTAAGCCTTGCGCGGGAGCCCATCCTTCATCTGGTCGGCCACGGACCGCCCTCCACAGGTGCACGCCTGAAACGGCGTCTGCAACGACTGGGAGGGGCCGGGCTTACGCCTTCGGCTGACCTACTTCCGGGATCGCAGTCTAGCGATGCTGATAACACTGCGTCAATCAGGAACGCGCACTACTGGCGTAGGACGACCTCGACTGGCGCTCGACGTGGGCTGAATGATCGCCCACAACCTTCCATTCCGCAACGGAACACGGGGTGGAGGACCGATGCGTACTTGCGCGGGATGATCGCCGGGGTGATCTTCTGACGAGGAATGGGCACCTCGTCCCACGGACATATCAGCGGCTCGGGGATCGGCGGCAGCGCGCTCGGTTGTATCGGACCGGCCACCTCCACGATCAGGCCACCACGCGGGCTGAAGTGCTTCCCGCACATGCCACAGCGGATGATGTCGTTCAGAAGCTCGGCCCAGTTGGGCGGCTTGGTGATCATGCTGCTGAGCCGGATCGGGATGATCCGCTCGCAGAAGGGGCAGACCCAGCGGTTCTGGTAGACCGGGACGGTCAGGTCTTGGGGCTGGTCCTCGGACTCGGCGTCAGGCTTGGGGTTGACGACTGCTGCCACGAGGGCAAGCCTACAACCCGCCGGGCACGAGCGCGGGCTTCTTCCTCGGTGGTGACGAAGCCGATGCGCAGCCGCCGGGCGATCGCCAGCAACTCCTCGGGCGGTCGTTCGATCATCCGACGGCCCAGCGGCGGGTCCACAGCACGATCCCGCCACCCACCATGAAGGTGGCGTCGGCCAGCGGGGGAGCGCCGACCGGCTGGGAGAAGAACAGTTCCACACCTTCCGTGGTCGCCTCCGCCGCCACTCCCCCAGCCCGCTCGAATGCCTTCGCGGCCTTGCGGTTCATGCGCGCCCGGACTTGGATGGAGCCGGGCTGCCACGTGGCGTCAATGACCCTCCCCACCCGCTCGCCAGACTCGAACACTGCCACGCCAGACATCGAGGAGGCGTTCGCCGGAGTGAGGTGCGCCAACTCCTCCCTGTCTTCGATGACGAAGGTCACGATGGGGTCGAGCGACCGAGGCCGCTTGTGCCGCTGCATCGGATTGGTCATGCCTTCGCCTCCGGCCCGATGATGGCGGGCACTGGACGGGAGACGAACGACGCCACGCTGGCTGGCCGGTAGCTGGTCAGGGCGTCGCCGCTCAGGCCCAGCACGAGTGAGGCGTAGAGCAGGTCGATGGTCGGCTGCATGTTCGCAGCTGGCACTTCCTCGATCCACAGGTCCTGCCCGTTCGACAGGGCGTCAAGCGAGTAGCCGATCCAGTCTTCCCATGTCCCACGGACCGTCTCGCCCTCGGGGATCGGCGGCTTGGCGTTCTCGATGATCGTCTGGACCATGGTCGTCAGGACGCCGGGCAGGAAGCGCGCAGCGAGCGCGATCTTGGTTCCCTGCCACACGCCGACGGGCTTCCACGTGCCGGTGCCCTGTCGGAGGTACTGCAACGCGGCCCTAGACATCGTCATCCACCGGGGCGTCCCAACTCGTGCCCGAGCTTCCCGGGATGCTGAGCACCATCTCACTCACCCCGGCGCAGATCAGCGTCAACGCACCCTCCGCCGCTCTCTCCTGCTCGGCCACCGTCTTCGGCGGCCATGAGGGCACGTCGTCCAGCGGAGGGGAGAGCCGGAAGACCGCCTCTGCCTCGCACGAGTCGTGCTTGACCTCCGGTCCGTGTTCGCCGGGGCAGAACTGGACGCTGACGATCACGGCGATGCTCAGCTTTGCGCCGCTGTGGACCTCGGTGCGCTCACTCACCGAACGGTCCCGGGACTCGGCGCACGGTGCGACCGTCCATGCGGATCACCACCTCGTCTCTCACTGGGTTGGGCACTGGACGGAAGAAGTCTCGCAGGCCGCGCTCGATGGCCTCGTCAACCGTGACCACCTCCGCGCTCGCCGGAGCGTCGAGTGGTTCACCCATGGCTTCGAGCCGCCTCACGGCGATCGCCGCCTCGTGTGGCGAGTCGGTCTGGTGGGCCATCGCCCGGAGCTTGGCGATGCGGGCCTGACGATCAGACATGGGGCTTGGTCCACGTGAGCGGCGGCTCGGGCGCCCGCTGGCGCGGCCTGTTGATGGACACGCCCATGGCTGCCAGCGCAGCCTTCGCTGCCCGGGCCTCGTGGGGCGACTTCGTCTGCTCGGCCATGGCTCGCAGCTTAGCGATCCGGGCGGAGCGGTCAGCTGCCATGGAGGCGGTCCCGGTTGACGCGAAGCGCATCCACGCATTCGGTGGCGTCCTTCAGCAGCACTTCGAGGTGCGCAATGATCTGGATGATCCGCTCAGCCTGATCGGGCGCGGCTGGCTTGCTGGGTGGCTTCTGCGAGCATGATCGCAGCCTTAGCACGGTCCCTCCATCCCGGGTCCATCGCCCAGACCCCGAGGCGCTGTTTCGCCTGCGACACGGTGCAACCGTGCAGCCGGGCGTATCGATCGAGCAGCGTGGCGTCACCGAGCCCCAGCAGGCTCTTGGGATCAGCTGCCATTCATCACCGCCAACTTCCTTGCCTCCCTTCTGGTCCTCTCGTGGGTTGCCTTGGTCACGGTCCGAGCCACTTGGGGCTCGAACACGTCTAGGAGCCTTGCCGGGATGGGGTCGTCCGAGGCGACCGCCCGGACGTTGCCCTCCCTGTCGATCCATGCCGCAACGAACGCATCCGCCGTGATCGTCTCCGGGTCACCGGGCTCGGGCACGATCGTCCGGCCACATTCGCCACAGTGATCCACGTCATCGGTGTCAAGGACCACGAGCCGCAGGCTCATGCGCCCTCGCTCTCGACGCCACTGGCGTAGAAGCCGATCCAGTAAGCCATGGCCTCGTTGATGTCCTGAGTGATCGCCTCATCGGTGTGGCGGTCCACAATCTCGATCGCCTCGCGGTCGGAGGCGCCCATGGCGAGCGTCCAGAGCAGCATCGGGTGGCGCGGACCCAGCGCGTTGCGGGCGATCAGGAACAGGCGCAGACGGCGCGACTGGTCCTGCTTGGGGATCGACCAGAAGCGTTGCGGCGGCTCCTCATGGTCGATCAGTTGGAGGAACGGATCAGGGTCCGGGAAGGTGCGCGGCGGCACGGTAGGAAGCATGAAGCTAACCGGCGCTCAGAGCTATTGTTCCCGCTCCGTACATCGTACTTCCTCACCAGCCGCTGGACGTGCTGTTCTGGACCACCGGGCCGCTGTAGTTCTTGGTGTATTCCCACGGGTCCATGCCCGCCTTCCGGGCTTCGTTGTTCCACATGCTGCCGTCGTACTTGGACAGCCGGATGATCTGGGGCAGCTGAAGGTCGCGGGCGATGATTTCGCGCTCGCCCTCGGTGGACTGGAACCAGCTGGGGTTGACGAAAGAGGTGGCGTAGAAGTTTTCGAGGTTCATCTTGGCCGTGATCATCACGCCCGCGTCCTGCACGAAGCCCGCGCTCAGGCCCAGCGAGCCGCCGCGACCTGACGGGTAGCCCAGCCTGCTGAGTCGTTCGTAGTACGCCTGCGCATCCGTCGTGTCGGCGACGTTGCGCACCCACAGCCACGTGCCGGTGGCCGGGTCGTAGGCGTTGCGAATGTCCTTGATCCACTGGACGCTGCTGTTCTCGTAGCGCGGGTCGAAGGTGGCATGGAGCACGGCCCACTGGTTGATCTTGGAGGCGTAGGCGTAGGCATCGGCGTCCGTCTTGGAGGCGATGAGCCCGGCACCGTAGGTGCGAGCCGAACCCATCTTCTCGACCGTCTTCTCGCCCGACATGCCGCTGCCGGAGTAGCTATGCACGTATCCGAGGGCTTCCTGCATGGACGACTTGCTCGGGCGACCCGGCACGTCGGAACTCGGGTCCAGTAGTCGCCGCGCCTCCTTCAGGGGATCGGTGGTCGGCGACGGCAGCAGGTCGCGGTCCCACTCGGCCATCTTGTCGATGTGCTGCTCGTCGTACGTCAGTTGGAGCCGGAAGACGCCGCCGTCCTGAAGCAGCCAGTCACGCCACGACTGCGGCACATCGGCGCCCTTGGGACCGGCCATGGCAGCCTTGACTTCACTCGCGAAGAAGGTCTGGTAGTCGCCGCGCACTTGGTTCTTGCGCAGCAGCGCGGCCTCGCGGAAGGCGTCGTACGACTTCTGGCGCAGGCCCTTCCAGTCGTTCAGCACCGGCTGAATGATCTGTAGGAACTGCTGGTCCGACATGGCTTCGAGGTGGCCCAGCGTGCGGGCGATGGCCTTGGGATCGACGTTCGCCAGCAGGGCCGGGTTCTTCCGGGCGTCGCGCCAGAACATGCTCCACATGGGCAGCAGGCCCATCTCGCCGCCCTGCCCCTCGTTGGCCGGGTCCAGCGTGTCGAACTTGCCGCCCATGCCCACCCAAGAGCGCGTCTTGTCGATGCCCCAGAGGTGGCCGTCGCTCTGGGACACCATCCAGTTGCCGATGTGGGCGTCGTCGTTGGCCGTCAGCCAGTCAAGGACCGACTGCTGGAAGAACTCGGTCGTCTGGTCTGGCGTCAGTTCGCCGGGGCTCTTTACGTGCTCGATGTCCGGCACGAGCTTCTGAAGCGCGCCGTTGGTCATCTTGCCGTTGATTTCGAGGGTGTATTGCTTCACCGGCGGCGTGCGCAGGTCGAGCAGCCCAGCCAGCTGGTTCACGGCCACGTCGGTGCGCGCTCCGCGACCAGAGGCACCGATCTTGAACATCCACTCGTTGCCCTGCGAGTCAATGAAGGCGGCCTTGGGCGACTGGCCGCCGAGCCCCTTGGCGCTGAGCAGCTTCAGGTCCTGCGGCACCGGCCAGATGGTTGGAGCCACGATCGGGGTCGCGACCGTCCCGGCGGCGGAGGACGCGCCCATCTCGGCTTCGATGTCCTGCCGCATCATGTTGGCCCGGTCGGCGGTCACCCTGATCCATGCGCGGCTCGTGGTGGCCGCTTCGGCGCCCTTGTAGCGCAGCAGCAGGTCACGCAGAGCCGGGTTGGCGCTCAGCACCTGCTGGTCCACTTCGAGCACGGTGCCGGGCGTGGCAGCGATGTTGGAGAGCAGCGAGTGGAGCATCCGGACGGTGGAGGCGGTGACCTCGGCCTCGGTCGTGCCGGAGGCGATCGTCAGGTTGGTCCATTCCATGATCGGCCCGGTGCGCAGCCACTCGGCTTCGACCTTGCCGCCCGCCCAGCTGGACACGGCTCGCAGGCCGTTGGCGCGGATCGTCTCGCCCCCGGCCAGCCACAGGTTGTCGGGGGTTCCGCCCATGATCTTGATGGGCTGGTTGGCGAGCACGCCCTTGGGCAGGTCCACCAGCTGGGGAGGCTTGGGGATCGCCGCGAGGACTTGCCCCTGAAGGAGCGGGTCTTCGGTGTTGGCGAGCAGCGCGTTGGCGAGCGTTTCAGCCTGCGGCCCTTCGAGCCTGACGCCGGGACCCAGTGCGTCGAAGAAGCCACCGCCCTGCCCCTCGGCAGGCCGGACCCTGAAGTCCGTGCCGCCCGCACGCAACAGCAGGTCCTTCATGCCCGGGTGCGCGTCGAGGACCGCGTCGATCACGTACAGGCGGGAGGCGGCCATCACGTTGCCGTCTTCGTCCACGCGCTGGGCCGTCTTCTGTGCGAGGTCCAGCAACTCGGACCACGTGGCGTCGTTGACTTCCTTCGCGGTGGCACCCAAGCTCTCGGCGCCGACCAAGCTCACCAGCGATCCCGTGGTGCTGACGGCGTACAGGGTCTTGACTTGGTTGCCGCCCGACACGGTGTACGTGGCTGTCTGGATCGTCTGTGGCAGCTTCGTCCCGGGCACGATCTGCTGGGGACCCGGGAGCGCCGCCTCGGACGCACCGAGGTGGTGGGTCGCGATCATCTCGGAGTGGTCGTAGCCCAGCAGGGTGTCGAGCCGGGAGGACGCGGGGATCAGCGGACCCTGAGCTACCTGCGACAGGGACTGGGCGCTGACCGGCGGCACGTAGAGCGGGCTGTTGGGCGTGATCAGCTTGGCGTTCGGGACGTAGGGCACGATCGGTGCCGCCTTCAGGGCGCCCGGCACCATGGTCACCGGCGTGCCGTCTTCGAGCTTCACGCTGACCGTGCTCATGGTCGTGGAGGTGACGGTGCCGTTGCCCTGCGGCGTGATCACCTTGTCGCCGAACTTCCACGGGTTCGGCGCGTACGGGCTGGCCTTCAGTTGGTCCAGCGTGGCCGTCTGGATGACGGATGAGCCCTTCATCGAGAGGGTCACATCGCCGACCGGGCTGATCGAGGTGATCATGGCGTTGACGCCATTGGGGAGCAGCGCGTAGTCGCCGACCTTCCACGGCTGGGGCAACTGCTTCAGCAGCAGCTGGTTGTACGTCTCGACCACCGGCGGCAGGCCCTCGGGTGCCACGTTGACGAGCAGCCCGGACGGAGAGGCGGCGTTGGTGACCACGCCCATCTGGCCCTTCGGCGTCATCACGAAGTCGCCGGTCTTCAGCGGATTGGCAGGCGGCTCGGGAGCCTTCAGGTCGGGGATCGCCGCGCTGGCCGGGTTGCCGCCCACGTCGAGCGTGATGGTGTCGGTGCTCACGTTGGTGACGGTGCCGACCTTGCCGCTGGGAAGCTGGCCGATGTCACCCGCCTTCCACAGCTTGGGGATCGGCTTGATGTCCTGCCCGACCAACGTCTGCGTGGTGCCGTCTTCGAGCGCCACGGTCACGGTGGCCGGGTTCACGGTGCTATCGACCGACACGACCTCGGCGAGCCCGAAGCCGGAGGCGAACACCGGGTCGCCGGTTTCGAGGTTGCCGACGCCCTTCTGGACGATGGTGACCGAGGTCTTGCCCAGCTGCTGCACGTTGCCCGTGGTGTTGCCCGAGTAGAGGGCCTTCAGGTAGTAGCCGGTGTCGGGTATCTCGGTGACGACGTAGGGCTTGCCGCCGGTGTAGTAGACGACCGTGTCGCCCACGGCCACTTCGGATGCGGGCCACGTCTGGACGTAGGACAGCTGCGACATGGGGATGTTCGCGCCGGAGCCGTAGCTCTGGATGGTGACCTTCGCCTTGCCGTTCTTGAAGACCTTGACGATCTTGCCGTAGTTACCGTCCTGCTTCAGCACCCAGTCGCCCACGGCGAGCTTGTGGGCCGAGAGGGCCGCCTTGGACAGGGTGGGCGCAACGACCTTGGGCACGTTCACGCCGGTCGGCGTCAGGAAAGCTACGTTGGTCCACGACTTGGGATACGTGTCCCAGTCCACCAGCACGGTGCTGCCGCTGGACACCTCGGTCACGGTGCCGGTGCCGAAGCTCGGGTGGGTGACCTGATCGCCGACCTTCAGCCCAGCCGGGGCCGTGCTCGCCTTCACGGTCGCGACTGTCCCCGGCTCGACCTTGGTCAGGGTCGAGATGCCGACCAGCTGCTTGCCGTTGGCCCCGAAGTCCACCATCGCGGTCGGGCTGTAGGGGGTCTTCTCAATGACCGTGCCGGTGCCGTAGAGGGGCTGAGCCACGGTGTCCCCGGGCTTGGGGACGTACGTCTCACCGGCGGACGGCACGGGCTTGACGATGCTGGCGTAGGCGCTGCCGGGTCCACCCTTGGCGGTGCTGACCGTGCCGCTGCCCTCCCACTTCACCGTGACGGCGTTGTCGCTGACATTGGTGACAACGCCGCTGGTGCCGGTGGGGGTCCACTTCACCTTGTCGCCGACGACGAAGGTCGCAGGGACTGGCTCGGGCGCCACGAACGGGGTCAGGTCGCTCTCCGCCTTCAGGAGCGGGTAGCCAGTCACGTCGGAGGTCACGATGACCATGCCGCTCGGCTGGTTCAGCTGGGTCACGGTCGCCGTGATGGGCTGGTTTCCGGCGTCAGTGAACGTCACCTTGTCGCCGATGGCGTACTTGGGCGCGGCGGCTGGCTTCAGGAGTTCCGTCTTCACGGTCAGGGTGCCCGTCCCGGAGCCCACTCCTGCTGTCCCGAGGGTCACGTTGGCCTTCGTGCCGTCGTCGGTCACGTAGGCGATCTTGCCGGTCTGGCCGGTCGGCACGGTCACCCAGTCGCCTTGGTGAAAGCCCGGTTGGACCTTGACCAGCGTCAGGTCCTTCGTCTCCTGAGTGAGGTTCGCCGTCATGGTCGTGACATGGGCCGTCAGGCCGTCGGGAGAGAGGTAGTTCACGACGCCCTCGTCGCCGCCGTAGGTGAGCACGGAGTCGCCGACCTTGATCTGAGGCTTGGGCGTGAGCTTCGCTGGGTTGTAGATTTTCGATGACGGGGCGTTGGGCGACGTGAGCGGGTCGAACGACACCTCGACGGTGGCCGAGTTGACTTGGGCGATCGTGCCGATGCCGTAGTCGTTCGTCAGCACCTTGTCGCCGACGGCAAACTTGGGCGCAGGCGTGGTCGCCGTGATCCAGCCCTTGTTCACGCTCTCCGGGACCAGCACGAATGGCGTGCCGTCCACGCCCATCGCCTGCACGTTGCCGGTCACCGGGAACAGCTTGGTGACGGTCAGGTTCTGGCCGCCATAGTTGACGTGTTCGCCGATGCGGAACGGCGCCGGGTTGGCGTTCTCCAACTCGCTCGGCTCGAACGTCACCTGTGTGGCGTGCTCGTCGTTCAGGATCACTTCGATGTCCAAGCCGTCAGGCGAGATGGCCGTGATCGTGCCCGTCTCGCCGTCGAAGGCGCCACCGATCGCCTTCACGGTGACCTTGCCACCGACCTTGGGACCGACAGCCGCCGACAACTGGGAGGTTGGGAAGTAGCCCCATACGGGCTCGCCCGGGAACTCGACTCCCCACGTCATCTCGCCGTTCACGATCCCGTGGGTGCCCATGACGGTCCCTGTCTTGCCGTTCACGCTGACGGTGTCTCCGGCCTTGGGGGTAAGCGGGCTCGGGACAGCGGCAGGCGTCAATGTGCCTGCCTTGGCAGAGACGATCACCTCGTTCTGGGCGAAGGTCCCCGTACTCCCATCGAGCATGGTCACGTCCATCATCTGGCCGTTCAGTGACACGTAGTTCACGGTGCCCATCTGCCCGCCGTACGTGGCGACATCGCCGGTGGCGTCGCCGCCGCCGGGCTTGACCACGATTTCGTCGCCCACCTTGGCGAGCACAGGCGGCGGAGCACCGACCAGCTTCAGGTTCACCTGCGGCGACTCAAGCCCCTGCGCTCCACCGAACCCCGGCCACTTCACATTGGCGGTCTTGGATACGTCGTTGATCGCCACGACCGTGCCGCCCTTGTATGCGGAGTTGCCGTTCATGTGGTCCACGATGTCGCCGACCTTCAGGCCAGCTGGCTCAGCCGGTTTCGCGAGCAGCATGTCCTTGCCGAAGAAGGGCAGGCCCGGCGCACCGGCAACGTGGTATTCGTCCACGCCGTCGATCGAGGCGATCACGTCCACCTTGCCGTTCGGGAGCACGACCTGATCGCCGATGCTGAAGGCCGCCTGCTTGGTGGGCTCGGCCACCTTCGTCACGCTGCCCGCCGGAACGATGTCGCCGGGCGCGAAGGTGTTGCCGATCGACAGCTGCACGTTGCCGTTGTCGAAGGTGTGCATGACCTTGGCGTACTTGCCGTCCGGCTTCAGCGCCCAGTCTCCGACCTTCAGGCCCTCGGGCGGGATCGGCGTGAAGGCCGGGACCACGCCCACCTTCACGGCGTGCTCGCCGTTCATGTCGGCCCAGAGATTGCCGTCTGAGTCCTTCACGTCGATCAGGCCGTTCGGCTTCACGGCCATGACCTCGTACGTGGGCGGACCGGAGCCGACGAACTTCACCTTGTCGCCGACAGCCAGTGTCGTCGGCGGCGGCTCGATCACGCCCTTCGCGAAGGAGACGGCAGGCGCGACCTTCGAGAGGTTGGGGTTGGTGGCGGCCTTGTGCACGACCGCGCCGGACTGGGTCGTGATCGTAAGCTCGCCGGACTGGCTGATCTGGGTGACGGTGCCGGTCTGCATGGGCGTGCCCAAGCTCGGCTTCCCCCACTGCACCTGATCCCCGAGGTTGTAGCCGCCCGCCTTACTGCCCGGGAAGACGACGTTCGGGGTGGTCGCGGTGTAGGGCGTCACGTCCTCGGGCTTCAGCTTGAACGTCGTGCCGCTGACGGAGGTGACGCTCAGCTTCCCGTTGTGGTCCACGGAGGTCACGAAGCCGTTCAGCCCCTTGCCCCAGACGATGTGATCGCCTGCCGCGTAGCTGCTTGCGACGGTGGTGGCAGGGACCGGCTTGGGCGCTGACTGGATCGTCGGCGCGATGCCGGGCGCAGCCTTGGCTTTGACTTCGTCGGCCTTCAGGTCCTTCAGCAGGGCCTCGGCGTCGAGTCGGCCCATCTTGATGTCGCCCTTGGTGGCAGCGGTGCCGTAGGCCACCTCGAACAGGTTGCGCAGGTCGAGCGGCATCCCGCCCACGATCGACGCCCGGACGACGGTGTATTCGATGCCCGGCGTGGTTTCCATGGCCTCCGCCATGCGCTTCATGTGGGCCAGCAGCAGGGTGGGCGTGTAGTCGCCTTCGGCGCTTGACACCTCGATGCGCTGGCCGATCCGCCGCCACTGGACCTTCAGGGCCTGATTGCCGTCGCCGTAGATCGTCTCCTTCAGGGCCTTGTTGGCCGTGCCCGCGAGGTGCACCGGGTGGATCGTCTGCTCGATGTCAGGGATCGACGCCAGAGCGATCGCCTGCGGGTCGTAGCCCTCGATGGTGCCGAGTGTCGAGAACGTCGGAGCGACCGGCGGTGGGGCGACGGTCACGATGGTGGGCGCCTGCCCATCGGCCACCAGCTTGTCCCGGATGGCCTGCACGTCCTCCGGCTTGAACGCCATGTCGTTGGTCTTGGACAGCACGCCGCCGTACGCCTTCAGGGTGTCGCGCATCGACAGGCTGGTCGCGAGGAAGGCGTCGGAGTCAATGCGCAGCCGGTACAGGGAAGGCGTCTTGTCGAACAGGTCCGCCGCGTGCTGGATGAACGCGAACGCGACGTTGTCCGCGATGTGCTCGGATGGCGCGGTCAGCTTCAGAAGCTCCACCCGGTTGCCCAGTCGGCGGTAGTCGAGCGAGGAACCGCCGCCCCAGACGACGTGCTTGACGCTCGTGTTGGCACCCGACAGGTAGGCCGCCTTCTCGTTCGTCTCCACGCCCCAGTGCATGGCGAAGTTGTCCACCACGGCGGGGTCGTATCCGGGCACTGAGCCGAAGGCGAGCGTCACCGGGACAGCGTTGGTCGCGGCTCCCACCTCGGAGTCGAGGTCGGACACGATCTGGTCCACGTCGGACTTCAGCAGCTTCTGGCTCGGGTCCCAGCCAGCCTCCTCCAACCATGTGCGCACGGGACCCGGTTCGAGGATCGGCCCCTTCAGGTTCAGGTGAGTCAAGGACGGCGTCGCGTCCATGTAGTCGTTGAACTTCCGCATCTGGGCGGCGAACACACCCAGCTGGTCGCCGGTGGTCTGCCATAGCTCCAAGCGGTTGCCGATGCGCCGCCACTCCGCCGTGCCGCCGTCGATCGCGCCGGTGCCGTAGTGCGTCTGCTTCATGGTCGTGTTGGCGCCCGACAGGAGCGAGTGGCCGCTGACCGACTTCTCGTACTGGACGGTGTAGAGGGACGCCGTCAGGGGGTCGTACGCGCCGACGGTGACGGGATTGGGCACTGCCAGCGTCGCGCCGGTCAGCACGCCCGTCTGGGGCGGCACAGGGAGCGCCTGTGGACTGGCGATGCCCGACGCCTGCTTGATGTCCTTGGCAAGCTGCTGGGCGTCTTCGTAGGGCAGGATGATGCGGGTCTGGGAGCCGCTGAGGTCCAGCGATCCGTTGTAGTGGTCGAGCAGCATGTTCTTCCAGTGCTCATCGATCACGGACAGCGCCTGATCCTCGTAGATGAGCTTCTGCCCGTAGCTCAGTGACTCACCGGCGTACTGGGTGACGACCATGAAGGTCGTGTTCTGCATGGCGATAGGCGAGGTCAGGTTCAGGATGCGCATCGGCTTGGTGGCGTTGGGCGGGTAGTCGAGCGTCCCGCCGATGTCGAACTTGCCCGCCTTCCATGACAGGCTGAGCGCGCCACCTCCGAGGGCCAGCGTGTCTGGGATGGCTCCGATGGCGGCTGCCATCTGGGCGATGTCCTCGGTGGCCCAGCCTGCGAAGTCAATCGACCCGGCGACCTTGGTGCCACCGGCTGCCAGCGATCCGACGGTGATCAGCTGGGTGTCCGTGGAGAGTTTCGTCGCGAGGTCCGTGGCCTGCGCAGCCGTCAGCGTCAACCAGCCGTACTGGCTCTCGACCGCGCCCGCCTGCTTCATCAGGTCGCTCAGCGTGGGCATGGCGTTGAGGAACGAGGTGGGCACGATCAGGTTCTTTGGCGCGATCTTCAGCGGGTCGAGCGGGAACGAGGCGATGCCGGACAGCGCGGCCAGATACGAGGCGTCGCTGCCCAGCGTCGTGCCGCCGATCGAGTAGAGGACCAGATCGCCTTGCAGGTTCTTCTTCATCGAGGCGTACAGGCCGCCGATCGCGCCGCCGACGGGCTTGACTTGGTACGCAGACTCACCCGTGGCGAGTTGGGTCTGCCAGCCCTTGTCGAACTCAGCCTTGCTGACGCCCAGCTTCTGGAACAGGCCGCCGACTGCCCCCGGCGGACGGGTCATCTTCAGTGTCGCGGGGCTCGTCACGAGCGAAGTGCCGTCGGGGAGCTTCATCACGATCATCCCGCCGGACACGCCCTGCGGCGGAGTGATTTCGCTGACCACGCCCGAGGAGCCTGACGGCGTCGTCACGTGGTCGCCGATCTTGAACGGATTGGTGGGTACGACAGGCGTCGGTGCGGCCCCGGCTGGCTTCACCAGCGCCCAGACAGGCCACTTGTCGATGTGGCCGTCGGCGTATTGGACGGTCGCGCCGTAGAAGTCGAGGCCAGTGATCGACTTGATTTCGACCTTGGTGCCGCTCGGCAGCAGGGCCGTGTCACCCACGTTCCACGTCAGGAACGGGTGCAGGTTCTTGGCGCTCACGTCCTGCGCGGTCGCGCCGTCGAGCTTGGTGACCGCGTACGTGCCGTTCGGGTGGATGGCAGAGATGATGCCGTCTTGGCCGTCGAGCGAGGACACGCCGGTGCCAGAGATGTGGACCTTGCCGTCGATCCGCAATGGCGGGCCGTGCTGGACCATCACCACCTTGGCGTCGCCGATCCCATAGGCCGTGGTCGAGCCCCCGGTATCGACCGCGATGGTCAGGATGCCGTTCGGCGCGATCTGGGTGACCGTGCCGGTCAGGCCCTCGATTTCGACCTTGGCCCCCACGGTGATGCCCGCAGGCACCCCGCCGGGAGCCATGACGCCGGGCGCCGTACCCGGAGCGGGCGCCAACTCCTCGGCCTTGAACGAGACATAGGGAGCGCCGGGCAGCGCCACGTCGTAATACGTCTCGCCGGACGAGAGCAGCCCCACGTGGGTGATCGAGCCGACCTGCCCGCTGAACGCAGCGCCCTTGGTGACCAGCACCGCATCGCCGACCTTGAACGGCTCGGTAGTCGCTGCCGGGACCCGCGCCAGTTCCGTCGGTGCGACGGGGAAGGCGTTGGCCGCAGCGCCCTTGACGGTGATCAGGCCGCTGGGCGAGACTGCTTGGATGGTCACCTGCTCCGGGTGGGCGAAGCCGGGTGGCTGCCAGAGAGCCTGATCGCCGACCTTCCACGGCTCGGCAGCAGTCGTCACGGCACCCGTGCCCGGCGTAAGGCCCGGGTACTTGCCGAGCTTCAGGTCCTTCTGAACCTCGGAGACGGGGCTGGTGAACTTCGCGCCGCCCGTGACGGCGATGACTTGGTTCGCGTCGATGGTCTGGACGATCGCTCCGTGTTGGAGCTTGTCGCCGACCTTCACCACGTTGTCCGGGTTAGCCCACGCCCAAGCCTCGCTGCCGACAGCCTTGACCTGTATCTGGACCGGCGTGATCCCGGTGTCGATCTTGGTGATCGTGGCGTGGCCCAGCGTCGGGTGGATGACCGCGTCGCCCACCTGCGGAGCCACCGAGGACAACTCGCCGACGGTGAAGCTCTTGTAGGCGCCGGACGGCAGGGTCACCTCGATCACGTCACCGGGCAGGACCTTGTTGACCTTGCCCACGCCGAACGCGGTCTTCACCACGTCGCCCTGCACGAAGGTGGTGACGGCGGCCACGGGGGTGGCTGTTCCGACCGCCCACGCCGGGCTGCTGAAGCCGGGTTTCACGAGCGACGACACGGCCATCCACGTGGTCGAGCCATCCGGAAGCTCCACGAGCGCGAGTGTCCCGACCGGGTCGATGGTCTGAACGGTGACCATCTGGCCCTTGCCGCTGATCTGCTCGATGACCGTGTCGCCGACCTTCAGCGGCGGCTGGGTCACGCCGACATCCGGTACGTGCTTCAGGCCAACGGTGGTCGGGTCGATCAGCAGCCCCGCTCCCGCTCCGGGCGAGATGTCCCACGTGATGCCGACCTTGCCGTCCGCCACGTTCGTGATCGTGCCGGTGGCGTCCCACATATTCGCGACGTGATCCCCGACCTTGAACGTGGCCGACGGCTCGACGTGCTTCAGCATGACGTTCGGGTGCGTGGGATCGAAGGCGGTGCTCGTGATGCCGCTGTCCCACGTGACGGTCACCTTGCCTGCGTCTGGGAACACGGCAGCGATCACGCCCTTGGTGCCAGAGAGGCCGCCGGACTGGACCTTGTCGCCGACGCGGAAGCCAGCAGCAGAGGGAGCCGCAGGCGCAGTAGGCGCACCGAGCGACCCGGTCTTGGTGAGGGGAACGCCGAGCGTCGTCGCGTTGGGGTCCACGTGGATGGAGGGTGAGGTTCCAGTGGCCCAGTGCACGTCGATGAAGCCATCGGCATGGACGAACGTCACCGCGCCCTTCACGCCTGCGCCGTTGACGAGCGTGTCGCCGACCTCCCACGCGGGCTGCGACCCGATGAACGTCAGGTTCGCGTTCCATGGCTCGGTCGCGAACAGCTTGCCATCGGCGGTGGTCTTCAGGAACAGGATGTCCGGCTCGATCTTGGTGATCGAGCCCTCGTTGCCGAGATAGTTGACGAGGTCGCCGATCTGCCATTGGTGGGCCAGCGACAGGTCGGCGATCGAGAAGGTCTGCTCCCCGAAGCCGATCTTCACGAGGGCCTTCTGCCCATCGGCGCTGATCGAGGCGATCAGGGCGGGCTTGTTGTCGAGGGTGTGCACCATGTCGCCGGGCTTCAGCGACGTGATCGCCTTCACGATCGGCTTCAGCTGGTCCGCGAGGAAGTAGCTCGTCACGCTCGGGAACTTCACGTAGAACGTGCCGCCCGCCACGGCATCGATCACCGTGCCGATCCCATAGGTCGCGTGGAGCACGGTGTCGCCGATCGCGAACGCTGCCGGGGCGACCGAGGCGACCGCCGCCACGTCGGTCAGGTCGTTCAGCAGCGAATGGACGAGGCCGATGGTGTTGGGGCGGCTGAGTATCCAGCCACCGAGCACGCTCGACGGCTTCAGCCCGGCAGCCGTGAGCATCTGCTTGGTCTTGTCGCCCAGCACGTTCATAACCGCGTCATCGATGCGGACCGCGAGGTGGTTGACCCCGTACAGGGCGGGGTTCTGCATCACGCCCGCGAAGTATTGGAGTTGCCCCACCAGCGCCGCCGCCACGTCAGGCTCGCTTACGTTCTCGCCGGTGATCACTTGGTTCAGCCGGAGGTTGCCGTTGGGCGACGTGTCCCAGTAGAACTCCACGTCGCCGCCCTTGCTGGTCGTCCACACCTGCTTCTGCGGGTGCGACTTCAGGTCAGGGCCGTCAGGCGTCGGGATGCCGGTCCCGGTGCCGTTGACGAAGTTGTACGCCTCGTGCTGGTCGAAGCCCCACTTCTCGCCGATGCCCGTGGTGCCTTGGGCCGACAGCTTGTTCGGCGTGGCCGTGACCACGTGGCCCAGCGTCTGATCGAGCGACTTGGCCTGCGCAGCAGGGTGCATGGCAGCCGTGGTGATCCCGGGTGGCGGCAGCAGTGACGTGATCGAGACGTTCTGGTCGGTGGCCTTCCGGAGCAGCTGAAGCTGCGGAGCGTCAAGCCGCCACGAGCCACCCTCGCTCTTGCTGCCGAGCACGGTGAACAGGTCCGCCAGCTTGGCCGTCTCGGTGGTGGAGACGGTGACTTCGACCTCCATGCCCTTGTCGGCCTGTCGCAGGATTTCCTTCAGCAGGATCGCCCGGCGCGTCTCGATGCCGGTGACCTTCCACTCGGGCACGCCCATGCGGACGAAGCTGCTGGCCGCGTTCGGGTAGAACAGGTTGATGGGCTGATCGGTGGTGCCGATCTTCCAGTGCACGCTGCTCAGGACTTCGTCCGGTGCCTTGCCTTCGCTGACGAACAGCGAGGTGTCCCATGCGGGCTTGGCGACGCCGTACGTCTCGAAGAACGGGTCCGCCGGAGCCTCCACGCCATGGGTGGCGAAGTGCGTTGGCGTGTTCGTGCCGACGATCTGTCCCACGGCGATGGTCGGGTCAGCCGGTCCCAGCTTGGCCGCGAGGGTGTCAGTGACAGCCGGTGTCAGTGTCAGTGTCGGGGCGTCAGCCGACAGGGCGGTGGGATCGGCCATGATCTTGGCGACCTTCACCGCATCGCCGTTGCCGATCAGCAGGGTCTTGCCGAAGCCGGGCACCTCGCCCGGGATGCCCAGCAGGGCGAAGTCAGCCTTGCCGAAGCCCATGGAGCCCTCGATCGAGAGGTCCCAGCCCTTGGGCAGGTTGGTCACCATGGCGAGCATCGCGTTGGCCCGAAGCTGGGCCATGGCCGGATCAGCCGCCGCCACCAGCACGCCGCTGTCGTTCTTGAACGCCGTCAGCACCCAGCGACGTGTCTTGGCCGCTTCGTCGTCGCGGAAGAACACCGAGGACGTGCCATCTGGTCCGCCCGGAAGCTCGACCTTCATCAGCCCGGTCGGCATCGAGGTGGGCGTCCAGACGCCAGCCGATGCCTCAGCGATCTGGGGGTCGTACCCCAGTTGCTCGTGGAGGAACGGCGATCCGCCACTCACGTCATCGGGGGACATGCCCAGCAGGCGGGCAGGCGGCTCGGTGATCGGAGGCGCGACCGGCGGCAGGCCAGCCTGTTCGAGGTAGGAGTCGAGCACCTTGGTGTCGCGGGAGTCGGGCTTGTCGTAGCGCAGCAGGACCGGGCGCACCTCGGACGGAGTGCCCAGTCTTACGCTGTACGTCTCCTTGATCGTCTTGGCCCACGCCGGACCGCCGCCTGTCCGGTGGGCCACGTAGTAGCGGGTGATCGAGCCGTTGTCGGTGGCGGTGAAGTCACCGAGGTACTTGTCAAGCTCCACGCTGAAGCCCATTTCCTCACGGGCCTCGCGCACGGCAGCCTGCGCGGTCGTCTCGTTCAGGTCCACGCCGCCCTTGGCGAAGGTGTTCTCGTAGCCCGCCCAGCGGTTGCGCGGGGAGATGATCCACATGCGGCCATCGGGCTCGACCAGCACCACGCCTGCACGGAGGCTGTGTGTGCCCTTCTTTGCCACGTCGTAGGCGTCGATCGTGTCCAGCTGCTTCTGGCTGTAGCCCAGCGTGTCCTTCCAGAACGCATCGCTGTTGGTGTCGAGCCCACCCTTGACGGCCTTGTCCAGCGCATCGAGGTCGGCCTTGGACTTGGCCGCGTAATACTGGCTGCCGATCTTCTGCTCGAACAGGCCAGCCTTCTTTGCGGCGTCCGACTCGGCTTGGCTCCACGTGATCGCGTACTTGGCCTCGCCCGACTGGACGGCCTCCCAGCGCAGCCACGCCTTGTCGGCGGCCTCGCGCATGTCCTTCAGCTGCCAGTCCGCCACGGCGCCTTCAGGCAGCGGAGGCTCCTCGGGCACATGGCCGGTCCAGTCAACCGGCGGCGTGTTCAGCGGAGCGATCCCTTCGACGGGGATGGGCTCCACCGTGGTGCCGGGTTCGAGCACCGGCGCCTTCTCATCGATCTTGAACGTCAGCCCGTCGAACGGCGTGTCAGGCTTTGGCGGGGCCGTGAACGACTTGAACGGGACGCCCGTGTATTGGTAGCCCGGCACGACCCCGGTGTCCGGCACGAGGTCTACGACCGAGACGTTCTCGGCCAGCCCAAGCTCCTTGCCGTCGGTGACGCGCACGATCCGCCAGCGCAGGTTGCGCGGCAACTGGACCTGATAGGTGGCCTCGCCTGCGCTGAGCCGGAAGCCCTTGGGCACGTGCATTCGCTGGACCACCCCGCCGGGGATCGCGAAGTTGTACGCCTTGTTGCCGCTGCTCGTGGCGAACGGGATGGCCTTGTCCACGTAGCTGTCGCCGACCTTGCCCAGCGCGCCCGCCTTCAGGCTCTGGCCTCGGTACAGGATGCCCGGGGCCGTCGTCTCGGCTTGGGTGGACAGGCGGTCGTAGTAGTCGAGCAGGTCCTTGCCCTTGACCATGGTTCCATCGACCGACTGGTCGGCGACGTGCTCCCCTGCGCGAAGGGACTTGTTGATGGCGCCCGTGTCCACCGCGTTCCACTCGGCGGCGTCCGCGATGGGCTTCAGGTTCGGTTCCAGCCACCACTCGTCCTTCGGGTTCAGCAGCTGGGTGACGATGCCAGCCGAGCCCTCCGGCGCAAACTCGGCGGCGGTGGGCGCTGGCGGCAGTGGCACTTCTGGCTTGGACCACTGCGGCGTGAGCTTCTTGTCCCAGAGCGTCGCCGCAGCCGGTAGCACCTCGGTGGGCGCCTCGAACGTGCTGCCCTTGATGAGCCACACCTGCCAGTCGGTGGGCACGACGGACACGTCCTTCTTCCACAGCGTCGCCATGTTCCGGATCAGCTTGGTGGCGCCTTCGCGCTCAGCCTCGGGCAGAGCGAGCACGGCGTCGCGCACCGCCTGCGGCGTGTTGTTCTTGAAGAAGCCGGTGTCCTTGGGCTTCATCACGTCCGTCAGGTTCACGCTCGGCAGGTCCTGCGGAGAGAAGCCCAGCAGCGGATCGGCTGGCTTGGCCGGGTAGAACTTGTCGAAGATCGCGGCCAGCTGCTTCGTCTCGGGCTGGTTCATCCCCTCGATGGCGCCCGCGAACGTCTCGGCCCATAGCTCGTGCTGGTTCGAGCGGGCGTACTTCGAGATGTGCGTCGTCTTCAGGGCAGGCCAGAGGGTTGACTTCAGCCACGGCTCCAACTCCTGCCGCACCGGCGCGTAGCGATCCGCGCCCAGCCGCGAGTGGAGGTTCATGCCCAGCCATTCGTGGCCCATCTCGTGGGTCACCACGTCGGAGGCCCACTCGTCGGCGTTGGTCGCGATCTGGCCGCCGACGCTGAACGGGACGTTGGCCTTGTCCCGCAGGAACGCCTTCTGCAAGGCCGTCGAGTCGGTGAACATGGCGCGGTTCAGGAACACCTTGGAGCCGGGCACGTTGGGGTCGATGCGGGCCACTTCGGCGATCGTGCCCTTGCCCGGCGCGTAGGTGCGCAGCGCGACGCCACGGAAGCTGGGGATCGTGCCGAAGCGGCTGAACAGCATGTCCATGCGCTTCGCCAGCACCTTGCCGGTGTCAAACGGCACTTCGAGCAGGCCGCTCCAATCCGTGCCCGGGTAGCGGGCCTCCATGCGCGCCACAAGCTCGGACACGTTGGTGACCTCGGACACGGTCGCGCCCAGATCAGCCGGTGGCGTGTACGGGAAGGTGCCGCCGTCATCGAGCCACGCCTTCCACGCTGCGCTCGGGTGGTCGGCGATGGTGGTGCGATCTGCGAACAGGTCCTCGACCGATTGACGCAGGTTGTGCTTGCGGCTCAGCAGGTCGGCCTTGGCGGCGTCCGTGGTGAGCGCGTCACCGACGGCGTTCAGCAACTGCTGGTCGGTGACGCCATCGAAGCGATCGAGCGTGGTCGCCACGTCCTGTGGGGTGAGGCGCAGCAGCAGGTCCGGGGAGTGGTCGATCCTGCCGAACATCGACGCATCAGCCCGCTCATAGAAGTCCGTCAGGGATGGCGTCAGGCCGGAGCCCAGCCGGTCGAAGCCGTAGCCCTTGTCGATCGCCCACACGCGCCCGGAGTCGTAGAGGTAGTTCCCGCCGTGGCCGTCGGCGTTGTGGATCAGGTAGTCAACGAGCCCGTGGCCGAACAGCTGCCGTTCCTCGTCGTGGCCCAGCACCCGGGCCAGCGTGGCGGCGTCGGGCGCTCGGACCCAGTAGCTCTGGGCGGTGCGAGGCACGAGTGCCTGCCACGCATACCACGGGTTGTCGCCGGTGCCGAACGCGATCCGCGCAACCGGCGGAGCATCGAGGCCAAACAGGGTGGTGACGCGGGAGCCTGCGACTTCCTCCGAGACGCCGTAGGGCTTCAGCAGGAACTCCTGCCCGGTCGGGTCCTTCAGCAGGACACGCGGCGTGGTGCCCTTGCCCAGCTTGTCCGCGCTGCCCCACTTCCAGCCGGGCAGCAGGCCGCCGGTGCCCCACTTGCTCGGGTCAACGAGCACCTGCTCGGTCGGGAAGGCGCCGAACTTGGTGACCGGGAACGTAATCTCGGGCGTGTGCCACACACCCCCTTCGCGCATCAGCGACCACGCCTCGGTGTCACCGGCCAGCGTGCCGGGAATGTAGTCGGGCCGGGTCATGGCGGTGAACGCCTCGGCCCAGAACTCCTCGTCCGAGGTGTCGGCGTAGGACTTCAGCTTCAGCAGGTTGTCGCCCCGGAAGTCAGCCTTGAACGTGTTCCAGCGATCAGCGCCCAGTCGCTGAGAGAGGCGGTTCGACACGAGGTGGCCGTACTCGTGAGCCCATGCGTCGCCGAAGGTGTTCGAGACGGTGATCTTCCCGGCCAGCCCCATCTCGGGTTCGAGGTTGATGCGCCCGTCGCTGAAGGCTCGGCCCGCGTAGCCCACGCCGTCGCTTGACTCGATCACGGACAGCGCGCTGTTCAGGGAGCGGTCGATGCCCAGCTGGTCGAATAGCTCGGCCTTGGCTCGCAGCATGTCCCACTGGGCAGACGAGAACGCCTCGCCCGCGAGGTTCTTCATGCCCGGGAACAGGGCCATGGCGTCGGCCATGGGGTGCTCCGGCGACGGCTCGAAGGCGGTCTGGACGATGGCGTTGGCGTTGCTGACGTGCGGCTCCGCCGCAAGGGCGCGGAAGCTGGGCATCTCCGGCATCTCGCGCATCCACGTCAACTGCGGCCCGGGCAGGATCGGGTGCTCGGTGAAGATCGAGGCTCCGGCGGCGATCGTGTCGGGGATGCGCTGTGCCAGCGGTAGCTCGGCGGACACCGCGCCCAGCCCGTTCAGGAAGTCGGCCAGCCCCTGATTGACCAGCCGGTTGTCGAACTGAAGGCTGAGCCCGCGCTCTGCTGCGCTCTGAGCGGCCCAGCGGATGGCCGCCACGGTCATTTCCGGCTCGAAGGTGTGTGAAGACGCACCCGTCATCGCGCCGGTGATGAAGCGCAGGTTCTTGGCGTCCTCCTGATAGACGGCGGAGTAGGTGTTGTCGCCCAGCGCGAACTTCTGGACCAGCACCGGACCGACGCCCGGCTCGCGTATCCCATCCCGAATGTACGGAGCGTGCAGATCGGGCGGGTGCTTCAGCCACGCAAGCTCCTCGGGCAGGGCCAGCGCCGGGGCGTCAACGACGATCTGGGAGGCCACGTCGGTGTCCCACGTGAAGGCGTTCTGGTCGGCCACCGGCTGCTGCGACGGACCGTAGTCAGGCAGGTCGCCCAGCAGCGACGCCACCGGGATGGGCGTGCCGCAGGCGTCGGCCTCCTTGATCCACACGAGGTTGATCGGTCCCTCGGTGACCATGGACTCGGCGAAGTCGGAGATGCCTGCCAGCGGGTCGCCGCAGACGGTGTCGGGCACGTCGTACTCGAAGCGGCACTTGCAGTTGAGTCCGCACTGGGTGTGGCCGGAGCCCGGGAACAGGCCCATGCTCATCAGCGCGTCGTAGCTGTACGGGCTCATGTCCGATAGCTCGATGCAGTCGTCGCAGTGGTCCGCGTCGCCCAGCGTCCACCAGACTTGGATGATCTGGCCCATGGGCGTCGGCGAGAACACGTGATCCTGACCGATGGCCGACTGCACGTTCGCCACGTCGGCAACCGTCTGGGCCGTGGGTGTGGCGCCCGTCACGGGCGCGATGTTGTCGCCCACTCGGAAGGCTGCGCGCTCGCCCGCCTGCGCGAGGGAGTGGAAGTCGTTCAGGGCACCGCCGACCAGCAGCGCCCGGAGCCACTTCACCGTGTCCGGCTGTGCGAGGTTCCACGGGTTCAGGACGTTCTTCACGATCCAGTTCAGCAGGCCGCCCTTGGCGTGGAGCGCGGCATCTGCCGCCACCATGCTGTCGGTGATGTCGCCTTGGTTGTCGGCGCTCAGCTGGTTCGCGTTGCGAGCACCAGCGGCCCTGCGCGCTGCCCGCATGGCACGGAGAGCTTGGGCGTGCAGGATGGCGTTGACTCGGGCAGCGGCCTCCTGCGGCGTGATCCTCCCGGATTGGAGCAGCCGGGTGACCACGGCCAGCTGGTTGCGCACGGCGGCCTGAGCACTGGCGCTGATCTTGGCGATGGCGGCCAGCAGCTTCCTGACTTGGGCCTGCTGCACCAGCGTCTGGTTGGCCTGTGCCAGCTTCGCTCGCTCAGCCGCGATGCGATCGAGGATGACCGGGATTGACGTGTTCTCGGAGTCGGCCACCGCCCGAGCGAAGCCCTTGCGCATCACGTCGTCCATGCGCACGGCGACCGACTGCAACAGCAGGGCCTCCATGGCCGGGGCGTCCTTGGCCTGCTTGGGGTCCTTGCCGTTGGTGGTGGTGATCAGGCGCCCGATCAGGTCGCCCACGGAGCCGACCGGGATGACCGTCTCGGCGGGTGCCAGCCCGGCGGCCATGAGCGTGCGCTGAATGTCCTGCTGGTCCTGCGTCGAGAGCCGTGACAGGTTGCCCAGCGATCGCTTGCCGACGGTGTAGGCGTTGCTCGCCTGACGCAGGTAGGCCGCGCTGAGCGCCGCCGTGAACTGGGTGCTGGTCAGCGTGCCAGCCTGAAACTGCTCGATCAGCAGCAGCGCCGACTCCACGAACTGGCGCACTGCCCGGGACAGGCGCTCATCGGCGCCGGGGTTGCGCTGGGCCGGTCCCCAGCCGATCACCGGCAGCCCTGCGCTCAGCGCGTAGGCGATCGCCTGAAGGTGGTTGATGTCCCGGTCCGAGGCGACGATGCCCGTCGCGTCCTCTTGGATGGCAACGTCGTACTGGGGGTCGTACCAGAGAGGATCACTGGCGCTTCGCAGCGCCTCGGTGATCTGTTCCAGCAGCGCCTCGGTGAGGTCCCGGTCAGTCTCCGCGACCATACGTCGCCTCGGCAGCATCTGCGGCCTGCCGTGCAATCTCTACCAGACGGTGGACGCGGACCCGCTCGTCCGGCGGAGCCCACGACTCCTGAATGGGAGGCGCGGTGTCCTGCTTGACTCCGGCCTTCTGTGCCGCCGTCGGCATCATGCCCGGCACCGGCGAGAGCTTCGTCGGGAAGCCGCCCTGAGCCGCCAGTGGCGTCAACAGCGACTGCGGGTCGATCGGCTGTGGGCCGGTGGCGCCCTTCATCATGCCCTCGGGCAGCGGCGGGAACAGGCGGTCCATCAGCTGGTCCACGTCCTCGATTTCGAGCGCGACCATGGCGATGGACAGGACCCACTTGCCAGCCTCGGGGTTCTGAAGCGGCAGCATGTCGTAGAGCGCCTTCAGGGCCGTGAAGTAGGCCGCAAGGTCCTTCTTGATGATCGGCGGGAAGACGACGCTCACGTACCAGTCGATCGGCTTGCTCGGCCCCGGGTCTTGGTCCGACAGGGCCGTGAAGACCATCGGCTGGACGGCAGGCGGCGGCGGCGGCACGAACGGCTGGGGCGGGCCACCCGGCGCGGCGGGGTCGGCAGGCTTGGACGGATCGGCAGTCGCCTTGGCAGGGTCGGCGCCGTTCACCTTGGCGCTGTCGCCCTTCACGTGAATGTTGATGTCGCCCTCGTGCAGTTGCACCGGCGAGCCTGCGCGACCGGCAGGCGGTCCACCTGCGCCGACGGGTGCCGTGGTCGGACCCGGGTTCAGCTGAGGCGGTCCAGCTGGCTGTGCGGACGAGGTGTCAAGCACCTGCTGCGCCGTCATCGACCGCTCGCTGTATTTCGTGGAGTCGTCGCGTGGGCCGAGCTTGCCAGCGTCGTGAGCCGTCTCCAACGCGAAGGTGACGATGTCCGACATGATGTCGCCCAGCCACTTCTGCCACGACTCGTACATCTTCAGGAGCGGAAGCTCCATGGCGGTCGCGGTCGCGAGGTTGGCGTTGGCCTCGTCGCCGAAGTAGTGGTTCGGGATGCCGCCCATGCCCGAGCCGCCCATCATGCGGAGGATGCGCTCGTCGGCCAGCGCGTTCGTGCCGCCGGTGTCGTTCTTCATCCATTCGAGGGACGAGTAGTCGTTCTCCACGATGGTCGAGCCCGGCGCCGGAGCAGGGTTGGTGTCGTAGCCGGTGGCGCTCACCTGCATTGACGACTGAAGCCGGGCGACCTCGGCGGCCACATCCTGAGCCGTGCTGTTCTTGCGCTTCTTCTTCCACGCGAACGTGGCAGCTGCGTCAGTGATCGTGGAGCGGTTCTCCATGAACCGCTTGTGCGCGTTGACCCAGTCGAGCGCGGCCTCTATCTCGGACTCGCCCATCTTCGACTTGCCACGGCGGCAGAGCATGACCAGCCCGTCCTCGACCGCCTTGGGCGCGGTCTGGCCCTTGGGGTCCAGAGGAGCGTCGTTGCGCCACTCGCGATACCAGATGAAGTCGTCTGCCGTGGTGGCGGAGTAGGAGCCAACGTTGAAGTCGTAGCTGCCGCCCAGCTTGCGCACCTTCACCCAGAGCGGGATGCGCCAGTTCTCGGGATCGGTGACCACGTCCTCGATCAGCAGCGAGTCGATCGAGCCAAGCTCGACCTTGCCTTCATCGGTGTCGGGGAACATGACCAGCACTTGCAGGCCGTCGGTGAAGGCACCCTTCAGGAAGTCGGACTGGGCCATGTAGCCGAAGAACGTCTGCTGGTTCACCGGGTTCTGGACAAGCTCGTCAACGATCTTCGCGACACGGGTCTTGTTGGCGGCGGAGAGAGTCACGCCGCGCCCGATGGTGTAGTTCACGAGCAGGTTGGACGCCTGCTTCACGAGCGGGCTGCGCCGGGCTGCGCGTCGCGCACGGCGGATCGTCGTGATCCGCTCGTCTCGGGTCAGGTACGTCTCGTCGCCGGAACGGTCGTACGAGAGGTTCGTCCAGTTGGCGTCTTCGAGAGCGCGCTCGACCGTCAACAGGGCTTCGCGAATGCTGACCGGCTTGGGTCCAGCGAAGGCGGGAGCGCCGTTCGGCTGCACGGTGAGTCCCATCACCAGCACCTGAAGTGCGCCCCATCCTGAACGTCGAAGCTCGGCACGCCCGGATGGGGCAGAACGCCGCTCCTCAAGAACCGGGGTTGCCGGTCGCGGGGAAAGCCTATCACGGGCGTCCAGACTGCTGGTACTGTGCGCGCATGACCCGCCCCCATCCACGCCAAGCGGACGCGCTTGCGCTCGCCTCGGGCATCGCCATCGTCTCCGTGGCCCTCATTGCCGTCGCAGACATCGTCGCCCACGGATCACTCGAACCGGCGGTGATGACGCTCGTGGCCTCCACGATCGCGCCTCTGACGCCCGCCCTGATCATCCGCTACGGGATCAACCCGAACCGTAGCGGGCACGAGCAGAGCCCGCCCCAGTGAACATTCCCGACTGGCTCGCGTGGGTCCTGCTGGCGATCCCCGTATTCACGTCGGTCGTGTTCGTGCGCATGGCGTGGCGAGCAGGGAAGGACATGCTCGGGCTGAAGGCGACGACGCTGCCGCTGGTGGAGGCGCGGCTGGTGGTCGGCTGCGGGTTGGCCCTGATCAGCCTCGGTAACGTCCAGACCGGGATCGGCTACATCGCCCAGATCGGGAGTGCGACGGACATCAACATCGCCGTCGGCGCCATCGTGGTCCGGGGAGCCCTCCTGCCGGTCGCGCTGTACGTCCTGCTGCGGTATCGGGGCGGCTGAGGAAGTTAGCACCCGGGGGTTGCTACCGGAGTCCCAGAGCGGCGTTCTGATCGCTCGCCCCAGACCTTCCTGCCGGTCAGAGCTTCCCTATCACCTCAGTTGCGGCTACCGCAGAGACAGTTGGCGTCCAGCACGCTCGGGCCACATGCAACCCGGGCTGCGCCCTCCCGTGAGACGGCGCGAAGCTGACGCCCGTCGTCATTAGCGCCGGGCTCCGCCAGTGTACCGCAGGGAGTCAATAGGTCTAGTGGAAGCGTCCCGTGGAGCGGTGGCTCCCAAAGCGCCTCATGCGGGCTCCCGGCGCTCCCGTTGGCGGCGGGATGCCAACGGAGACGGCTGGCGTACCCGGGCGAGCGTGCGCCACGACCGGGTCCGGGTGGAGCCCGTAGGCCCAGTTGATGGTCGGAGCCTTGGCAAGCGCGGCCACTGCGGTCGGCGTGAGGGTGACGTTGTTGTAGCCGAGCAGGACCGTGGCCGCTATGCCGTCCATGTAGGGCACGGACGCGATGTTGTTCGAGAAGCCGCCACGCATCTTCAGGGAGTTGACCTTGGCGGCAGTCCACGAGCCACCCGACGGCGGAGCCGAGAGGAACACGTGCCTCACGACCACGGTCGTGTCTGACACGTCCTCGTTGGTCAGCAGGCTCGTGGTATGAGCCCAGTTGTCGTCAGACACCTGAATGCTGATCTGATCGGCGGTCGTGCCGCTGGCGTGGAACGTCATGGTGAAGCCCACACCCTTGATGACCTTGCTGCCAGTCTCGGGCAGGTCGGACATCAGCCATTCGAGGTAGGCGGTCGAGCGCGCAACCTTCTGGCGCAGCGGGTTGGTGATGACCGACAGGTCAGTCTTGCCGACGTAGGTGTTCGTGTCGGTCGCGTTGGTCGCCACGTCGCCGCCAGCCGTCCCGTATCCGAAGTCGCCAGCCGTGAAGCTGTGCGAGCCATCAGAGGTTGGGCGGAGCACCACCTGCTCGCTGCCGAACGCGCCGGAGGTGGCGTAGTCCGCGCCGGGAGTTGTTCCGGGAGCCGACCAGATGTCCACCCAACGCGCATTCAGCACGGAGGTGGCGCCTCCGGCGGCAACCGACCAGTTGGAGATGTTGAACGACTCGGACAGGCCGAGTGAGCCGTTCGTTCTCGTCGTCCAGACGCCAGTCGAGCTATCCCACGTGCGCCAGCGCACCGTGTTGGTGCCGGTCGTGGCGTCAATCTCGAACGCCAGCGCATACAGCCGGTTCGCCACGAGCGTCGGCCCGCTGACGGTGCCGTAGTTGCATTGCAGGACGCCGCCGGTCGTCACCTGAAACGTGAGGTTGTTGCCGCCTGCCTTCACGACATTCACGAGGGCGACCGTTGCGCCGACGGGTAGCGCGTCGATGGTGAAGTAGCCCTCCCACGCCAGCACCTTGTTCCCAGATGGAATGGGGTGGCGGTGTAGTTGGACCGTCGCGTTAGGCGACTCCTTGTAGCAGTGCGAGCGCCCGGAGCGGATGCTCGACGCCTCGATGGACGCCGCGCCGTTCACGAGCGACCAGTACGGGCTTGTGCCCTGCGTCGCGCCCGTGACGTTGATGCCCTCCTCGGAGGTGGTGCAGAAGTCAACGGCCATCAGAGCACCAGCCCGGTGACGAACGGATGGCCGTTGTCGATGGTGTTGTCGCCGCCCCATTCAGTCGTGAAGAACTGCCGCTTCCCGTCCTGCGACGGCACCGCCATGGGATCGTTGTTGTAGTGATCGTTGCCGTGGTGGGAGAAGCAGAACGGGTGCCACGTGCCGGTCCCGTCGAGGTCGAGCACGCCCACCTGATCATTGCCCTTCAGCCCGGCACCGGCGGTCGAGTCGTAGCAGGACAGCGTCACCTTGCCCGGCTGCCAGATGTTGCGGCACGAGATGTGGCCGAAGGCCATGGCCCCGGTGCCGGTTAGCTCGTTCCGCTCGGTGCCGTCCGAGAGACGGTGCGTGATCAGGTTGGAGCCCTTGTAGACGACGGCGACCTCGTTGCCCGCCGAGTCGTAGCCGAAGTCCCAGTGCTGCCCACCCGAAGTGCTCATCTGGCGGATGCGACCGTAGTCGTTCGCGCCGGTGAAGAAGTCCGATGCCCGGAACAGCCAGATGCCGCGATCCGTCGTGCCCGTGTTCAGGCCCGTCTCGCTCGTGGCGAACTGGACGCCCACGTACTGGCCCGATTGACTCACGGTGGCGTTGTTGGCCCGAGGCGAGCACGGGAACAGGACCCCGACGCCATCCGAGTTCGTGCCGCCGGTGCCAGCCATGCTGTAGAGCACGACCTTCTCGGCACCCGACACCGAGCCCTGAAAGACGACCCACAGATCGTCGTTCGACAGGTTGCCCTCCGCGTCTCCAATCTCCATGTTGGCGAGCCCGAGCCCGGAGAAGTCATGGATCGTCGTCAGGGCGAGCGACGAGATGGTGCGCTTCGAGAACACGCTCTTGGGAGAGCCCCCGGTCGTGTAGAGGAACGGTGCCGACAGGAAGCCCGCCGTCACGGTGTTGGGCCATCGCGACCCCGAGTTGATCGTGACCGTCGGGCCTTTGGCGACGGATAGGTCGCTCATGTTGACGATGATGCGTCCGCTCGTGCTGTCCAGTTGCAGGAGCTTGCCGTCAGGCGACAGCGGCTGCTGGCGGGAGTAAAGCTGCTTCGACCACGTCGTGTCGCTGAGCTTCTTGACTTTGGCTCCGAACGTGGAGTCCGTGATCACGGAGCCTGCCGATGCAGGGGCAGAGTCACCGTTGGTGGCGGTGTATGTCATCGCGACACCAGCTGGGGTCACCCCGGACGCACTCAGGACGGGACGGGCGTAGGCCCGGACCGCCTGCGGGTTCAGGTTCCGAGCCGGAGGCGACCAGCTATGAGTGATGGTGACGCTGCGACCGGCCACCGAGGGTTACCCGGCTGCGACTTGCAGCAACCCTGCCACGTCCACCGTCACGTTCACGGCACCGCCACCACCGGCGAAGGGGAAGCCGCCGCTGTCCACGAACGCAATCGGGATGTCGTTCGCACCACCGTTCACGTTCTTGACGATCACGTATCCCTGCGCCTGACGGGTGCCGGGGCCGACCGTGGTGCCGAACGTGAAGTCAGCGGCGTCGGTCCATGAGAGGTGTGTGCTGTTGTTCTCCGCAGAGGCGGACATGCTCAGGGTCGGGCGGGAGTAGCCCGAGCCGTCGAACTCATCCAGTGTCGTGAAGCCGCCGACGGTCGCCTTGTCGCGCTCCGTGTCGGCGGTCGTGTTGGTCATCACGAGGATCGCCCGGAGGTCAGACGTGCCGGGGTTCAGGGCCGCCGTGTTCAGCAACTGCAACGCATGGTCGTACCAGAAGCTCACGGTCAGTCCCTTCCGTAGGTCAAGTGCACGACGGCGGCAGCCGACGTGGAGCGGACATGAGCGGTGTCGTCAGCGCCGACACCGCTCGCCTTCGTGGGATACGTGATGGACGCTCCGGCACCCTGCCAGTAGCCGATCCCGTTCGTCGTCGCCTCGCCCATCGCCACGGCGCACTCAGCCGAGCAGTAGACCGTGACGTAGGTCGTGCCAGCTGGCATCGCGCCGCTGGCCGGGTAGTCGGTGTTCGCGTTGGTGCAGGTGACCGCCTCGTGTGCACTCCGGCCCTTCAGGAGAGGGTTGGCCGTCACGGCGGCACCCGTTACCTCGACCCCGTACAGCGGCTGCGAACCCACGTGTCACTCCCAGTTGGCGATGGCGTGGTGATCCTACACGATGCAGGAAGTGCCGGGCGGGTGCCCCAGTGCCCAGAGCCCCCAGTCCTTGACGAGCCCAGCCACTTCCGCCCGGCCCGGCACAGCATACGTTGCCCGGGGCCTACTTGCGCAAGCCCCGGGCTGCCCAAACGGCTCCTCGGTTACCCGGGGCGCTGGAACAGCCTAGCGGACACGTCTCTTGGCGGGCGGCTCGACCTGTAGGCGGATCAGGTCCTGAAGGGCGGCCATCTCGGCGAGCACGCGGACGGATCGACTACCCATCTCGTCGGCGTCCTTGGAGAGGCGTACGGCGCTCGCTGCACTCGCCCGTGTCGCGGCGGCCTCCGTGGAAGCCTGCCGCCCCGGAGTGAACGCCCGGCGCAGGCGATCGATCACGTGCCACAGATTACCCCCTACGGCCAATAGGTCGTAGTGCTTAGTGGCCCGGACTATGCGTTCCGGATGCAGGCGATGAACAGGTAGCCCAGCGACAGGGCGATCACGCCGCGAGCCAGATCGACCGAAGTCGCGACCCACTCCGGGAACACGGTGTGTCCCGCCGGTGTCGAGGGCAGATACAGCTGGCGGAGGATGCCGATCGCGCACAGGTAGACGGTAGCGACGGCGACGCCGGTGAGTGAAGCTGCCAGCACATGGGTGAGCCACAGAGTCTTGCGACCTTCTGCCACGGCGAGCCTCCGGTCAGTCAGGTACAGCCGCCACATGAACGCCGGTGCGCTCACCGCGAGAGCCCCGAAGATTGCCAGCGCGAGGATGATGACCATGCCGGAGAGGTCCATTCACGTGGATCGTAGCGCGCTTGCACCCGCATTGCGAGCTTCCTGAGCCCTTCGATAGGTTCGCCGTCCGATTGCAAGGTGGCATTCCTTGCAGCGAGCGCGATCAGGCCGGTCGCGCCCAGCTGAGTGGATCACCGTGTTTGACGCCTCTCGGGGATGCCCGCACGGGTAGCGCGCCTCGATGGTGACGTGAGGCTCGGCCAGCCGACAGGCTCGGCATCGGGAGTAGGACCAGACGCGGCCATCCGGCCTCTTGCGAAGGTGCCAGAACTCGGCGTCGAACGGCCACCACTCACGGCAGCCGAAGCACAGGCGCTGAGGTCCAAGCTCAGGCTCGGACGGCACCACGAGGGTCAGGCTCACTCGCCCAACTCCGATCGCGCCCAGTCGCGCCAGCACTCGGGGCAGAAGTCGAGATACCGTCCGTAGTGGACGACGTACAGGCGACCGTATCCCTGCTTGCGAGCGGCGGTCCGGGCCTCGCGCTTGGTCGGCTCCATGCTGGACTCGTTCTCGCAGTCTGGGTCGTCGCAGTGGACGACGTTGTAGGCGCGGCTGGTCACCCCGTCACCTCATCGCGGGCCTCGGCTGCGCGGAACGCCCTGTCACGGTCACAGTGCGTGCATTCGCCCGGTGGGCAGAGATAGAGCAATCCATCAGCCACCACCGCATCCCGCTCCGCGCTGGCGGGTGGCGTGGCGGCTAGGATCAAGTCGCAGACTTCGCACTCGTCGGTCGGTGTCTCGTCGTCGTACTCCACCCAGCCATCGCGGATGCCGACGTGACCGCCGAAGTTGCCGCTCCACTCTGATACGGCCTTGCGGTGCTCTCCGATCAGCGCCTCCCGCTCCGCGCTGGCGGGTGGCGTGGCGGCGAGGGCGGTCAAGATCGCATCTGTCGCGGCTGTCGCTTCGCCTTCAATCTCCCTGACCGCATCGGCGTAGTCCGAGTGGTCGGTGGCGACACCGTAGATGTGCGTCAGCGACTCGAAAGCGTGTACCAGCGCCTCCCGCAGCAGCGCGTCCGGGGTCACGACCGGGCCTCGGCTGCGCGCTGTCGGCGTCCACCCTTCGGGTGACCGCCTCGGGTGTGCCGGGTTGCGGGACTTCGCTCCGCGCTGGCGGGTGGCGTGGCGAGTCCTTCGCGACGCACCGCGTCGTCGTAGCCGTTCTGATACGCCTGCTTCAGTTCAGTCGCTTGACTCGATAGGTCACGAGCACAGTGTTCGCAAACGGTGAGGCTGCTGGCGAACGGCATCACTCGGTCGCAATCACCGCACATGCAATGGCGATCTTCGTTGGCGCGTCCCGTGGTCGGGGTGGTCATTCGCGTTCCTCGATCGCCTGACGGAGGTAGACCACGAGGTCCAGCGCCTCCTGATAGGCGTCAACGAGGGCGTCGCGTCCGTTGTGCGCCTGCAAGGGCGTGCCGTACCGCGCTCGACCTACCCGGTCGCGCTCCTGCATGTCGGCCACCACAAGCTCCCAGATCGGCTTGCCCGGCGTGGGGATCGGCGGCGGCTGGTCGATGATCTTCACGACGTTGACTTCGAGCGGGGCGACCAGCCGTGCGGGTGGACGCCCTGCTCGGTCGTGTAGTCGAGGCCGCACTGGGCGCACCGTGCGATGGCCTCCGGCGTGGAGAGCCGCTTCACCACGGCTCGGCATTCCCGGTCGATCGCCTCCGCGTAATCAGGGGCGTCTGGCTCAGGGAAGCCGTACATGCGAACCCGCTCGACAAGCTCAGAGAGTGTCGAGCGGAGAGCGCCGGTGCGAGGTTCGGTCATGCCTGTATCTTACTACAGGAAGTCAATAGCTACCCGCTGACGCCGGAGTCCGTGCAGCTGCCAGAGTCGGCCTCAGCACGAGCCTGTCCGAGCAGCCTGCCAGCCTGCGTGAAGCCGTCACCGATCGACTTGGGCGGTGTGCCCGCGCCGTTGGTGCGCACGATCCAGCGGAGGAAGGCGACGATCTTGCCGTGGAGGGTGGACATGCCCTGCCGGTAGCTGTTCCACGCATCGGTCATGCAGGCCGAAGGCGTGTAGCTCAGGGCGACCTGCTGCTTGGCGAAGGTGCCGATCGAGACGTAGGCGTTGATCAGCTGCCGCAGGGTGGACATGGACGCCACCGAGTTGGACCAGTCGAACACCCGCTGGACGCCGTCGTCAATCGTGGTGACGATCAGCTGGTCGTCGTTGGCGGCGGTGGGCTGAGGTGTGGGGTCAGGCGTCGGAGCCGTGGTCGGCTCGGTGGTGGGAGCGGGACTGGCGCACGGTCCTGCCGCGATGATGACGACGGAGTGGTCCGCGACGGCGGCTGCCAGCGTGATCGGGTCCCAGCCCTGAGACGGCACTGGGCCGTACACGTCAACGCACAGCGAGGTCGTGGTGGGAGCCGGTGCCTGCGATGGCGACTGGGCGAAGGCCGTGCTGCCGATCGCCACGAAGGTGGCGGCCAGCACGGCGATGGCGATGGGTGAGAGAGAGCGAGTGCGCATGATCAGCCTTCCTGTTCGGTGATGACGTTGGAGTGAGCCTTGGTGTTCTCGACCAGCGGCTCGTTGCGGTCCCGGGACTGCCAGCCCTCGCGGAACCACGCCGAGTGCTCGTCGTCCGGGCCGGGCGTGTCGCCCAGTGATTGGGTGGCGTAGTGCCACGGGTTGCCGCACCCGATGACCGGGATCGGCTTGGAGTCCTTCCAGAACACCGGCCAGCCATCGGCCAGCCGGGCCATGATCCCGTCACCACAGACAGGGCAGACCTCGACCGGGCTGCCGCCACCAGCAGGCTGAGCGGCCATGTCCCGGAGCGCGTCTCGCAGCGCGGCGTAGGTGAGCGCGTCGGCCTCGGACGGACGGACGGGTTCCTCGAAGGACATGCGGATGTCCGCCTCCACCTCGACCTCGTCGTCCGACGCTGGGGCCAGCGGCTGCCAGATCGTGGGCGGATGCGGCTGCCCGTACCACGGGTTGTGTGACGTGTCGTCCTCGCTGAGCGTGTCCTCGACAGAGGCCGTCAGGTGGTTCTGCCGCCACTCCTCCTCGGCGATGGCGCGGTAGTCGGCAGTCGAATACAGGTCGGCGAGCACCGCTGCCCGGGCGACGTAATACTCGGCCATGTAGCGGTTCTGGTCCTCGATGTCATCGGCCTGCTCCAACGCACGGATGGCAGCGAGGCGATAGCTCTCCGGATCGGGGCGGGGATCGGTCATGGGAGCCTCCTTGTGCTCAGGTGGGGTGGCTTGGATGGCAAACTCCCCGTGGGAGTGGTCATCGAACCAGCTGTCAATCCGCTTCTTGCGGGCCATCAGAGCCCAGAAGTCCTCGAATGCGCCCTCTGGATTGTTGGGAACCGCGCTTATGGCGCGATCATCGATGTAGACCTCGGCTGGCACCTTGTCCGCCGTGATCAGGTCGAACGGCAACTCCCACTTGTTCAGCCAGTCGCGGACCCACTTGCGCTCGCGCTTCACGTCCCCCGGGGAGATGGAGGTCCGGCTGCACCGCGTGGTGTGGATCACGATGCGGTAGCCCTTGGCGCGAAGGTCGTCAAGGAAGGTGGTGGCGCCCGAGAGTGGTGTCGCCCCCATGTGGTAGAGCGATGTGTTCGGGTAGATCACGCCGTCGAAGTCAACGGCCACCACTCCGGTGCCGGTGTGCAGGTTGGGCCAACTCACAGGATTGGGTTCCTCCGGTCATACAGGGCGATGCCAACGAGCGCCCCGGGGATGCCGCACAGCAGACCGAGGATCAGGCCAACGATGAACGCGACGCCGGTGCTCCACGAGCCGATGCCGCCGGTGAGCGTCATCAGCAGCAACTCGACCAGCCAAGCGAACAGGCAGCCGATCAGGGCTCCCCCCATCACGTAGGCGGCGTACCTCACAGATCGGCCCATGGGCGCTGCCCGGCGTATCGGCACTTGGCGCCGGGGTGGAGGTCGTGCCATGCCCGGTGCACTGACGGCTTGGCCGTGCCCTTCACCGGCTGGTCGTCAAGGTCGGGCTCGCCCATCATCGTCACGATGGTCCACGCCAACGCCAGCGACGGCTCGGCCATCCCATTGGCTTCCAGCGCCGTGGCGATGTCGATCAGGGCGTGCCACGGAGAGCCCGGGGCAGCATTCCGCAACGCCTCGATCAGCCAGTCCTTGTGCTCGGCCACCGGGCTCGCGGTGTAGAAGCCCATCCGCTGGGGGTTGCGCAACTGCATCAGGGTGACGAACGCCTCGGCTCGCCGTCGGCACGTCACGCAGTCGGCGGCATCGCCGGTGTGATGGCGATCGAGGAAGTGGAAGGACGCCGCCACGTCCTCGATGCTCAGGCTCACCAACAGGCTCCGTTCGACCCGGGCCTGCCCACTGCGCCACTCGCACTTGCAGCCCTGCATCGAGCAGCGCGAGCCACGCGGGTGGTGGTGGTGATCCTCGATCACGCAGCTGCCGCACAGGTCCTCGAACGCGGTCATCGCTTTGGGTTCTCCCTAGCCAGCACGGTCATGTCGCCGTTGTCGTCAGCGCCGACGGAGGCGTTCGGATACCACTGGGACACGGCCTGAAGGATCGCGGCGGAGCAGCCCATGTCGATGGGCAGGTGGAGCGTCACCAGTGGACGGGCCACCACGCCCCGCGCCTTCAGGTCGCGGTCAATCTCCTGCCGGTGCCGCTTGGTGGGCGTGCTCATTGCGCAGCCAACGCGATGGCCTTGCGGACAGCGCCTGCGATGGCCTCGGATGCCTCCATGATCCAGACCTCGCGCAGGTGGGCCTCCAACTGTTCCGACTCGTCGTCAGGCACGTCGATGGGGCGCTCCTTCGGCCCCCAGCCGCAGTCGCAGGACACGTGCTCGTACGCCCAGTCGATCCGGATGCCGTGCTTCACGTCAGCCATCGGTCGGCTCCTTCACGGTCGGCTCCTTCACGTTGCGCCATACGTCAGGCGAACGCTGCGCCCAGTCGAGGACGTTCCGGTACAGCAGCTTGCCGACCACCTGATCGAACGAGGACTGCTGCCAGACCGAGGCCCCGCGCTCCTGCCCGCAGGGACAGGTGTACCAAGCCTCGGTGACGTGCTCGACGGACAGGATGCCGCTCACCTCGAAGGGGATGACGCCCGGGTCATGGACCTCGGACCGGCGCACGGTCAGCGGGTGGTAGAGCCACGCGCAGCGGAGTCGGCGGAGTCGGCGCCTCATGCGGCCACCAGTCTCAGCGCCACGTCACGCTCGGGATCGAACACGGCCATGACGATCAGGTCATCGGGCAGGTCGAGCGTCGCCATCAGGTTGCGCTCGAAGAACTGGGAGTGGCCGCACAGGCAGGGATCGCTGTCGCCGTACCCACCGAAGCGGGCGGGACACGGCTGGTCGCCGTGGGCTCGATGTGCGCAGCTGGGGCAGGAGGGGAGCAACGGTTACCTCGGTCAGTGCTAAGCGCGGTCCCAGAGCCCTCGAAGTGGAGCCACCGCCGTTCTTCCCGGGGGATGAATGGTGGTTCCTGACTCTCAGGACCGCGTCCAGAGAAGGTACAGGAAGATGTGCAGGAAGTCAACAGCTAGGTTTGGTCCGGGTGCCGCTCGACGGCGGCACCCGGCTGCACCACATGGACACCGCTCGTGCTTGCATCCTCTCGCGACCGTCGAGTCCGGAGGCTGGACTATGGGCACGTGCTGGTCCGTACCACGCCCGGGTGGAGCAAGCGACCAACCACCGTCACGGGCCGTGTCAGGGCAGACGGTGGGGCTTCCCGATCGACGGCTCGCCCCTGCGCAGTGTGCCCGCGCATCATACATGAGGTCAACAGGTATGATGCCCTCGCGAGGCTGTCCGGCTAAGCGCCTTCGGGCGTTACGGTTAGGAGGGTGGCGGGCAGTGACGGCCACGTCCCCGTGAAACATCGGGGCTCCGTGAAGGCCATGGCACGCGGTGACGTTGTGCGCTGTAGCTGCCGGATCAGCCTCGCAGGATGATGCCGTCCACTTCGGCGATCTGGGACTCGTGGAGCGCCTTGCGGGCGATGCCCTCATTGGCGGCCCACTGGTCGGCGTTGCGCAGCAGGGCGACAGCTGGCATGTCCACCCGGAGCACCGGCACCCGGTAGTCGGCAGCCGTGCTCATGTCGTGCGCGATCGAGGCGGCCCATTGGTGGTGGCCGTCGATCACATAGTTGTCGGCGGAGATGAGCACCGGCTTCATCGGCTGGCCGCTGCCGTGCCCTTCGAGCGAGTCCAAGAAGCCAGCCGTCTTGGCGACATTGACTTCATTCTGGGAAGGCTTCAGGTCCTGCGGTCTGATCCGATCGCTGGTCACAGCGATGCCATCGTCGCGCAGCCCGTTCAGGTAGTCGTTCACCTTGGTCGCCGGTATCTGGGGCATCTCGTCACGTGGGATGCCCAGCGACGGGCCGAACGTCTCGTTGCCGTCCACCCTCAGCTTCGTCAAGTCGAGCGGAGCGCCATCGTGGGACTGGGACGCCTGAAGTGTGGGCTTCAGGTCGGACCGGGCGACGTTGGCGTCCTTCCCGGCAGCCAAACGCTGGATGGCCTCGGACGGTGAGTGGGCCGCGTGTCCCCCGGCACCAGCTGATCCGCCCAGCCACGCGCCATAGAAGTGGCCGTCTTCCGACTCCTTGACCGGCACGAAGCTCACCGTCCGGTGGTCCATGGGTCCGCCGTGCACCGCCGTGTAACCCCGGGTCGGGTAGCCGTTCCGCCCGGCTGCCGCCATGACGGCGTCGATGAACGCCTTGGCCCCACCCTCGTAGCCGCCTGAGCCGTACAGCATCCCGTCCGCATAGGCGTCGGCAATGTCTTCGCTGAGCGATCCGCCGGTGATCGAGCCGTTGCCCTGCACGGTGAACAGGCCCGGGACGTTCCAGTGGTTCTCTCCGACCTTGTATTGGTCCAGCACCGACTTCACGTCCGCGTAGGCAACACTCGTTCGGTGCCCGGCCTCGTGGTACATCAGGTTCATCAGCCGGTTGTTGCGCTCCTCCGGCGTCTCGCTGATCCGCCCGCCGGTGCCCAGCACGTTCGACCCGAGGGTGATGTTGCGATCCGTGTTGTAGCCCGCATGGCCCACGATGGCGCCTCCGCCGGGATGGCCCTCGTCGTGTGCCGCCGCAGCGTTGATCGAGCCGAGACTGCCCGTGATCACGATGCCCGGGGCCTCACCGTTCTGAAGCTGCTGGTCGGTCATCGCCCACGGCTTGGTCTGGGGCCAGCCGTTCACGTCCTTCCTGAGCGCCTGAGAGGCCGGGAAGTCAGCGAAGCGGTCCTTGGTCGCCGGGTGACCACCGGCTGAGGCGCTACCGCCCGTCCAAGCGCCGTAGAAGTGATTGTCGTCGTCCGACTCCCGGTAGCGACCCATCGCCGCCTGAATGTCGTCGCGAATGCCGCTCACGCGATCGCCTTGTTGACTTCGTCCATGGACACCCGGTCGATGTCGGCGCCGGTCACCAGCAACTCGATCAGCCGGGGATCAGGGACCCACTTCTTGGACGCCCAGTCCCAACGCTCAGCCGTGGAGCCGTCATCGGCTCGCCGGTAGGCGACCTCGACCTTGCCGTGGTTGTCGTGGATCAGGTAGCCGATCATGGGTTGCGCAACTGCACGCCACTGGGCGGCCACCCGCCGGGGACCGGCACGGTGTTCTGGTTGGCCTCCATCTGAAGCCACAGAGACGCCCTTTCGTCAGGGCTTGACGAGGTCCGCCACGCCTCGTAGAGCACGTGCTGCGAGCGCGCCGTCGCGACGGACTCCGGCGTGTGGAACTGCAACTCGAAGCGAATGTCGGTGCCCGGCTTCTCGAAGACGGCGTTGACGCCCTGATAGACCGCCGGTGGTGGCTCATGGTCCCAGAAGTTCTTGGGCGCCTTGCCGCCCAGTGGGGCGTAGCCCTTCCGAAGCAGGTCGGTGTAGGCGCTCTGGAAGGTGTCCCGGTACGTGGAGTCGTCAGCCACCATCGTGTAGCGGAGGCTGTCGTTGATCCCGCCCGCCGCCTCCGGGATGGTGAGGTTCTTGTCCCGGGCGTCAGCGGCGATCTTCTCGGCCAGTCGGTCCTCGCCCTTCAGCCGGGCGTCAAGGCCCTGCATGGTCGCTCCGACCTTGCCGGAGATGGTCTGAAGGTCGGCTGTTACCTGCGGCTCGTTCTTCACCGCCGCCAAGCGCATCGCGTGGGCGGCTGCCGCCACCGTCGTCATGCCAGCTGGGATGGGATGGCCGCCCTTCCCGCCCCACCACGCGCCGTAGTAATGGTCGTCGTCGCTGGCCTCGTGAAGGGGCTTCCACTGCCAGTCCCACGCCTTGCCAGCATCGGTCAGGGCCGGTGTCGCCTTGGCTGCCTTGTCCGCTTCCGCCTTGGCTGCCTTGGTGAGCATCGCCGACACGCTGTTCGCGACATCGGGTGCCCAGATGCCTTGCGAGTGCGCGGTCATGTACCAGATGTCACCGACACGATTGAACGTGGCTGACGCCTTGCCCTTCGTGATCGTGACTGCCTGCCCGTCCGGGTGGACCTCCACCTTGTCCGGGTGAGCGGCCAGCCGCTTCTGCTCGTCGTGCCCAGCGTGCGCCGACAACTCGTGACCCATCGCCTCCGGGTGTCCGCCGGACGATGCCTTGCCGCCTTCCCACGCTCCGTAGAAGTGATCGCCGCCCGACTCGACCAGACGGTGCGTGTCCATCTCGGTGGCGATCGCCTCGCGGAGGCTGGGCTCCCTCACGACACGAGCCTTGACTGGCGTGGGGCGATCAGCGTCGGGTTGCAGCAGCAGGCGTAGGCGTTCATCACCGCACAGATCGGCTGGTGCATGACGACGAAGTTGCCCTGATCGTGGTTCTCGCCGGTCCGGGGCCAGACGCTGAGCAGAGCGTCCAGCGTGGAGTCGTACTCGCCCGCCGCCGGGAGCACATCGATCGACGTGTGTTCCACCCGGGCACGATAGCGTGATCGGGACTAGAGCGCCAGCCCGCGTTGCAGCCAGTGGAGCCGGTCCTCGGCGATCAGCACGTACTCGTGCTCGCGCTCGATGCCGATCCAGCGGTAGCCCTCCAACTCGGCGGCCACGCCGGTCGTCCCTGACCCGAGGAAGGGATCGAGGACCACGCCGTCCCGGGGCGTCACGAGCCGGACCAGATGGCGCATCAGGTCCACCGGCTTGCACGCCGGGTGAGTGTTCTGGCGCATGGTCTTGCGCTCGTAGACCTTCTGGTCGGCGTCGCCCCAGTTGACTGCCGTGACCTTCGAGCTTCCCGTGCTCGCGACCGGCTGCGCTTCGCGGTCGGACAGGATCGGCTCCCGATCGGGTCCGGCTTTGGGCACGAGGAACATACGGGAGTAGTCGCCTCGCAGGACAGGGTCGGTGAGCAGCAGGTTCGCGGGCCAGCGGTCCCCGACCCGTGCCCCCTCGATGTTCAGCGCGCCGGTGCCGGAGCGGAGCACATTGGCGGCGATCGAGCCGGGGTGTGGCTTGCGCGCCATGACGATCGGCTCCCACGCTGGCTTCAGCGCGGTGCCCCAGCCTTGCCACTTCTGGGCGTCAGATGTGATCGCCACATCTGAGAGCACGTCGAAGTCCAGCTTCGAGCGGCCCTGATCGCCCTGCTCGACGTTCGTTGACGCCATTCCGGGTGCGCGCATGGTGCCGACCACCTCGCGCTGTGCGCCTTGGAGCCGGTCGATGTCCTTGGAGATGTTCCGGGACTTGGGGAAGCCCTGAGCGTAGGCCCAGCAGAGGGTGTCGCGAAGCTCCCAGCCAGCGTCCTCGATCGCCACCATCATCCGGTGGAAGGTGCGCGTGCCGCCGAAGGCGAGCAGGTAGGCTCCCGGCTTGGCGACCCTCAGCATCGCCGACCACGTGGCCGGGTCGAAGGCGATGCCCGTGCTGTCCCACGCCTTGCCCATGAAGCCAAGCTCGTAGGGAGGGTCTGTGGCGATTGCGTCAATCGAGTCCGCTTCCATGTCCGCCATGGCCGCGATGCAATCCGCCTCGATGATCACGGGAGTGTCCGGTAGACCAGCGCCCAGACGACCGCCGTCAGCACGACAACGAGGACCAAGCTGGCAGCGCCAACGGTGTTGTCGTGTGGCAGGCCGAGCAGGTTGATAGCCGTCGCCACGACGGCGCCCACGCCCATCAGGACGAGCCCAGCGCACCATCCCCAGAGGTCACGGGTCATTCGGTCGTCCCCAGACCCGGCAGAGGCTGCTCGGACTCAGGCGTCGGGATCGGATCGTCGGCGTGCCTCCACGGGATCACCGGGCGCAGGAACGATCCTGCCAGCCGCCGACCGCATCGGATCGTCCGCTTCTCGTTCAGGAATGTCTCGCAGAACCAGTCGCCCTTCTCGTGGCCGCCGGGCGCGTAGTGCGGGTCGATCACGTGCTCGGTCAGGGCAGCACCTCGATCGAGGAACGGTCCACGTCGTACTGACCGTTGATGCCGTCGAGCATGATCAGGGCGCGGATGCGCTTCGCCCCGGCCCCAGAGCCGTCGTAGACAGCGAGCACGGTCCCCATGACCCCGGGCTTGGCGACCCGCTCCGTCGCCCACTGGCGATGGCCGAGCGGGATCGCCCGGGCTACGCGGCAGCGCGGCCCGGGAGGCGGCTTGGGGAACGCAACGACATCGCCCACCTCAGACGATCAGGCCCGTCTTCCGCTTGGGCTTCAGGCCGAAGTAGCGCACGTCGTACTGGCAGTGGAAGCAGCGGGCGACGTTGCGCTCCACCGCCGGGTTGGCGTCGTTCGGGTCCATGCCCTTGGGCACGGAGGCGTACCACTGTTCGAGCGCCCCGGGCTGGGCCACGTTGGTGTGGGTGACAGGGTCAATCTCGACCTGCTCGATCGTCGGTGCCCAGATCAGGTAAGCGTCGCAGCACTTGCAGTAGAGCGGAGGACCCGACAGATCGAGGCTGTTCTGCTGGAAGATGGCGGCGGCCTCGCCCAGCCGTTCACGTGATCCACGGCAGTAGCCGGTGCACGGAGGGATGATCGGGCGCTGGTCGTACTCAGCTGAGACGGGCATCAGTCGTTGTCTCCCATGGGCAGGTCGCCTTCCTCCCAGATCGCGAGAGGCACCTCGGCGAGAATGCGGGACTCCTCGGGCTCGGCGCCCTCGGCGATCAGCTTCGCCAGTAGCTCGTGACCGGCGTCAAGCGCCTTCTGAAGCATGTCGTCGGAGACTGGGACACCGGGCCTCACGAGCGCGCCGGTGCGCCGGTCGATCACCGGCATCTTCTCCATCGGGTCGCCCAGATACTCCCTGATCTGCTTCAGGCTGTAGCCGTCGCGCTGCATCCGGGCGGCGGCCAAGATCGTGTCCTGAGCCGACACCTTGGTCAGCTTGCCGGGCTCACCGATGCGGTCGATCGAGAGCAGACCCATGGGCTCCTGACGAATGTGCTCGCCGGACACGCTGATCGTGCCGTCGGCGTTCTTCACGAGCCTCGGGCCACCGCGCCCGGGGATGATCAGTCGGTCCATGCGCCGTTCTCCTTGGCTGCGTCAACGAGGACGTGCAGCTGCTTCTGACCGGCTGGCCCGATCAGGCCCCACATCCGGTTGGCCTCCATCAGGTGGGCCGAGCAGGGCGGGCTGACGGCGGGCACACGGTGGGCCGCGACGCACAGGCGCCTCGCAAGCTCGACGTTGGTGATCTGGCCGCTCATATCATCCTCTCCATTGCCTTGGGGTCGAACACGACCAGCTGGTCAGGCGGGCACACGGGGTTCACCTCGATCAGGTCCAGCAGGCCGCCCGTCAAGCCGCGCTCCCGGAGGCTCTCAATGGTCGCAGCCGTGGCGTAGACATGAGCGCCATTGCGGATGGCCTCTCGGGCGCGCTCCCAGCGGGCTTCCTCGTCGGGGCTCATCCGGCCACCAGCATCTTCTGGCCGTCCCCGGCCACCCAGTCGGCCATCGTCTGGCCGTTGGCGAGCATCAGGTAGGGCATGAACTCGCGCTCGACCGTCGTCTCGCCGCCGTCGGCAAACTCCATCTTGGCCTTGATGAGCAGGACGATCGCCCGCCACCTTCGGCGCCACTCGGCATCGAGCGCGACCTCCTGATCAGCTTGGTGACGCCAGCCCCAGTCGGTCTTACCGGCGGAGAGGAACGACTCGCGGGCGTCATCCATGGACGGTCGGTCGATGCTGAACTTGTAGAGCTTGCCGCCAATCTCGAACTGAAGGAAGTCGCCGGTCGGCTTGGTGCCCCACGCCATCGTGGACACGCCGTGCTTCGCGAGGATGCCCGTAATCTCGCCCCGGCTGTCTGTGGCGCTGACCTTGGTGCCGTAGGCGTATCGAGCCATCAGTCTGCCCACTCCGTAGCGAGTCCGATGCGATGGGTGGAGCAGCGCCAGCACATCGCGTTGCGATAGTCCGGGTCCTCTGGGAAGGTGGCGCTGCTCACCGCTGGGTGCATGACCTCCCCGCAGTCGGCGGTAACGGCGGTTCCGCCGGTGCGCCAGTAGTCCGGGAAGTCAGCAGGTAGTGTAACGGTGTGCCACCAGCCGACGAAGCCGTCACGCTTCGGGCGGACCCACCACCTGCTCGATATGGACGTGGACGGCTGAGAGCTTGGGGGTGACGACGATGACTGGGCTCCCGAGGATGACGTGATCGGCGGAGTCGTCCGGAATGAGATGCGCGTCTCGGATGCCGTCAAGGATGGGCTTGCAGGCGGCGACGAGGTTGTCGCGATCACGCCGGGATCGACTCGGTACGTGGAACTCGTAGGTGATCCGAGTGGTCGGCCACGGAAACTCACTGGCCCGAGCCTCGTTTCGAGCCGAGACGGCTGCGAGGTAGGCGTCGGATCGCCACTGTCGGACGATCTTCCCCTTGGAGCCCCAGTGGAGCCGGTTGAGTTGGTTGGGTCCGGGCGGGATGCCTGCGAGGACGACCGTGATGCTGTCTGCCATGCGTACATCATCAGGCACCCGAGCACATAGGCACCGGCCACCATGATGGCCGTTCGGACATCGATCCCCACCCACGCGATCGCCAAGCATGTGACCCCCTCGATGATCAGACCGATGCCGAGCGTCGCGAGGAACGCCGCTCGCCTCACGGCCTCATCTGTCATAGACACGAAGCTCCTTCCCCCGGCGATGCACGCCGAAGTGGCCCCCGCACACGTCAACGGGGTCGTCCTCGGTGAACAGGCGGATCACCGCGTCCTTGGGGCACTGGCCGCCGCTCGCCTCGGAGAGGGACATGCAGCGCGTCAGTGGGCAGGTCGAGCCGCAGTAGTCGTACACGTCGTTGGTCGGTACGGGTGGCGCCGGGTCGCGCATGATCACCGAGCCGTTGGGCCGGTGCTCAGCCAGTTCGAGGGCGTGGTAGGCGTTCGGGTCGATGTGGGCTTGCAGCCGGTAGGTGTTCCGATCGTCGGCTTCCTGCCGGGCGCAGCAGAGCGTGTGGGTGTAGCTCACCTAGCGGACCAACTCGAACACCCGGGACTTGCGGACGATCAGGTCCTTCTCAGGCGGACCCTTGACGAAGCTGTTGATCCAGACCTGCCGGTGGATGCCCAGAGACTTGTAGGGCTGGTTCCGCCAGAAGCCACGGACGATCCAGCGTCCACGCCACTCCACGTGGCGCACCGGCTGGCCGTCGGGGGGCTCGTGCTTGGGGCGCCGGAGCCGGATCACGGTGATCGGCTTGGCCGTGAGGTTGGCCCGCTCCCAGCGGCGGCGGAAGTTGTTGGGCGCCCGGACCTGCTCGCGGGTGGCGAGCGTCTGCTGCATCAGCCGCCACAGCGACTGGACGTGGACTTCGATGCTGTCGGTCTTGGTGCGGGCCGCCTCGAACTCCGGGGAGCCCGGCTCGTAGATATGGCCCTTGCCGTCGCGCTCTTGGACCTCCACGCGCTCCATGCCGTGGCTGGTCCCAAACTCCCACGTGTAGAGCATGTCCACCGTCAGGGTGCCGTTCCGGAACGGGATGCGCGTCCGGGTCACGCCCTCCGTGCCATCCAACTCCGAGGGCGGGATGACGTGATCGTCCAGCACGTGAGTCATGGACAGGTCCTCGTCGGGCCGGACTTGACCCCCGGACAGGCGGCGGCGTTCCTCGTCAGCCTCTGGGCCGTTGTAGTGCAGGAAGTCACCGCCCAGATCGTAGTCGTCGGTGTCACCGACGGCATGGAAGGCGTAGATGGCGATGCCCTTGGCGTCGGCGGGTGAGTCGTCGCCCATCCCGGGCAGCATCTTCTTCTTGGGCATCTTCAGCTTGGCGGGCGACCACATCAGGGCGCGGTAGGTCGTCTTGCGACCGTGCACGTCGAGCGTCGTGTGGGGGCGCGGGAACAGGACGAACCCGGCGGGCATGATCAGGTCTTCCGGCACCAGTGGCTCCGGCTGGAAGGTCGGGATGGCGGCCTCCCAGAGCGTCTGCATGTCGGGATCGACCCACACCGGGTCAGCCGCCATGGCGCTCCATCTGATCTTGGCCGCGATGTCGTGCGACGGTGCCAGCCGCTTGGACTCGACCTCCTGATCGAACCAGCCGTTCACGTACATCTTCATCGTGGGCTCGTCCATGGACGTGATCAGGTCCAGCTGCGCGTCGAGCGCGTCTTCCCATCGGGCGGTCATTACGCGCCCCCCATCGGGGTCGCGTACGTCTTGCCGCCAGCGAAGATGATCAGGCGCTCGCTGTGCCGGTGGCCGGGCTTCATCTTGGGCTCGCTCGTGGTGTACGGGCACGTCTCCCCAGCCGCCTCGACCGGACAGGGCACGAGCTTCCCGCGCTTGGCTGCGATGCGGGCCTGATACGCCTCGTACCGCTTGGCTTCAGCGGGGGCTCCGAGGGCGATCACGGCCTTCTTCCAGCCGGGTCCGTGGCTGCCCTTGCGGATGAGGTGGGCCACCTCGTGGATCAGCATGTCGGTGGCCTTGCCGGATGGCGTCAGGACGCGCTTGGCGGAGCGGAAGCACACCCAGTCGAGCCACGGGTCGCCCAGTCGGTTGTGGGCGTGGGCAGAGCGGCGGAACGCGCCCTGCCGGTCGGTGCCGATGGCCTCGACGCAGCCACCGACCGAGACGCCGCGAACGGCGTCGATGGGCAGCGGGTAGAGACGGGCGTCGTCGGCCCGGAGGGACAGCGCGTTCAGCGCGTCGCGGACCGGGCCGTAGAGGTTGATTTCGTCGTACAGGACCTCAGCCACGGGACACCGCCTTGGGCTTGGGCGCGTGGAGCAGCCCGGCCTCGGCGGCGTGATGCCAGCAGTACCACTTGCCATTGCGCTTGTCCTCGACGTTGCCGCGACGGCCATCGCGGCCATCGCAGAAGCCGCGCCGGGGAGCGCGGATCGTTGCCTTCACGGTGCAGTCTCCTGAGTCTTGGGCTGGAATGTCCAGCCGGGGAGGGTCCCGGCCATCAGCCGGTTCAGGTCGCGCCGGGCTCCGGCGACGTAGAGCTTGAACTTCGTCTCGCGGCTGCCCTCGGTGTCGGGCTTGTCGGCACCGCCGACGTTGACTGGGTTGGGGCGCAGGAAGCGGGTGAAGGCCGCCTTCCGCTGGCCCTCGATGGTGGATAGCTCGGGCCATGCAGCGCAGACGCGCTTCGAGGCTTCGAGGCGGTGCTCCCCGAAGACGATCGGCTCGCCCTTGGCGGGCAGCTTCGCCTTGCGCTCGGGCAGCTTGTTCTTGTCGTCGGCGGTCAGCTTGCGGGCCATTACGACTGCACCATCCCACGCGACTCGGCCATGGCCGCGACGAGCGCCGTGATGCCGTTGGGGTCGAGCCCGTCGCCCGGGGTGTTGTACCCGCTGGGGCGGAAGGCGAGCTTGCCGTCGGTGCGGAGCGTGGCGACCACTTCCGTCGAGTCGCCCTCGCGACCGACGTAGATCACCGCGCCCAGTTCGCGCCGGTAGGTGTCGCGGGCCTGAGCACGAGCAGCTGCGATGGCAGCCTCGTGGTCCATGGCCGTGACCATGAATGAGTATCCGTCTGGGACTACTGAGAAGCCCAGTGCGCGAAGCGGATCGTTGACGCTTGGAGTCGTCATCGGAACCTCCTGTGGGGGCCGGGTCACTCGCTCGGCCTCCACCTAGAGCCTAGCAGGTCAGCTACAGGGAGTCAATAGGTTAGATCAGGACCCGGGTCGGGTGGCACCGCTGCGCGATCTTCGGATCGGTCGCGTCCATCCCGCACCGCTGGCAGAACCGGCTGTCCGGCTGCCCAGTCAGGGAGTGGGTCCAGTGGCGCTTCCGCTTGATCGTGGCCGAGAAGCGCGGCTTCGCTAGAGCCCGCTGGTGGGTCATGCCGTGGGTGTGGTCCCGGTAGAACCCCTTGGGGTAGTGGCCGTCGCATCGGCGGCAGGTCGCTTGGGTGTTCATGGCTTGGAGCCTCCATGTTGACGGGGTGGTCCCCGCCTAGTACCAGTCTACCACAGTCGCGACAGGAAGTCAATAGGTTGTTGGGCGGGCCTCGACAACTTGATCCGACCGGACGACTCCGTAGGTCCCGTCGCGCCAGCGGATCACCGGGTCGTCGCCTCGGTGCCCGACCACCATGCCGCTCTGCTCGGCCTCGAACGTCAGGGGGTCGTCGCCTCGGGGGTCAAGGTTGTCGGCGGCCTCCTTCAGCTGGACCGTGGTCCCGGAGGCGATCATCGGACGCGGAGCACAACCGGCAGCCTGACTACCTCGAAGGTGGCGTGCCATCGGTCCGGGGTGCCCTCGACCGAGCGGCACACGGCCTCGCGGTCAGGGAGCTTGGTGCCGTCGTTGCCGGTCAAGGACCAGCGGTCCCCGAGCTTGGGTGGCCGGAGCTTCTGGCTGTAGGACCAGCCCGGTCCCGGCTCAGGTCCATCCACCGCGAACACCCAGCCCACGTCCCCGAACCGGGGCTCGCTACCGGACCCGGAGCCCGGCACAGACGGCGCAGCGCATGGCGGCGTGAGGCGACATGGTGAAGCCGCCGCCCGGGGCAGCACCCACGAGGTTGTAGAGCACCCGGCGCTTGCCGCATCCGGCGCACCGGGCTCGGTCGCTCATCCGGCGAAGCTCGATCGTCAGCGACAGCCTGCGCTCGCGGACCGGCTTGACGAGCGTCCCGATCAGGGCTTGCACCCGGGCGTACTTCTCGTCCGTGGAGTGGCCGTCCCACGTTCCTCCGAGCGGGCTGACGTGCCTGAACAGGGGCATCTCGGAGTCGTGCACGTGCCATGACACCTGCCCGGTCGGCAGATCGACGTACACGACGTTCCCCCAGCCCTCACCAGCCGACAGGTCGCGGCCCAGCCACGACGGGTAGAGGGCAGCCAGCAGGGCGACCAGCTGGTCACGCTCCTGATAGGCGGCGTTCTTGTCCTTGACTGCCGCGAGAGCGGCGTCATCCGACGCCTTCAGTAGCTCGCTGTCAGTCGGTGCTCCCATCGTCGTCCTCCACGGACAGGACCACGGTGCCGGTCGTCATGTCTGGTTCGAGCTTCAGCCCGCCGGGGGCGCGTAGCTCGTCAGCGCGGAGCACCAGCGGCCCAGTCCGGCGCACGAGCGCCCGGATGATGGCGTAGCTCCATTGCAGCGCACCGGCTTGGTCGATGATCTGGGCGGTGGCCTCGATCGGGTTGTCCTCGACCGCCTTGACGGTCCGAACAGCGCCGGTCAGGTCCTCGTCGGAGAAGGTGGGCTCGCTCACGAGGGCACCGGGTGTCGGCGGGCTTCAGCGCACACGTGGTCCGGGCACTCCTCATAGGGGTAGGGCTCGCCAGTCCACTTGTGATGGGTGCGGACATGGGGATGACAGGAGCACCCGCCTTCGATGTGGCGTAGCCGGGCCATGGCGTGCATCCCCTTCAGGTAACGCTCGGGATAGTCGCTCACGAGGCCACCGCGCAAAGCTCGCAGAGCATCTTGTCCTCGACCTCCATGGCCGACTCGGCGGAGCGCACGCGCTTCAGGGCGATCGCCCGGCCACAGCGGGCCACGATGGTCTTGCCCGGGCGGACGGCAGAGACGATGTGCCAGCGTCCTCGGCGCGATACCCGGGCGTACTTCGGCTTCCGGGCGGTCATCCGAGCGCGGGGAGGGCCGCCTTCAGGGCGCCCAGTCGTGTGCTGGCCCGGACGGTGATGGCCTCGATGGTGGTGATGCGGATGACCGTGCAGGTCCACACATCGTCCGTGCCCTTGGCGATCGACGCGATGGTGGCTCCTGCCGCCCTGATCTTGTCGGCGACTGCCGCCTCACTGGGTGTGGCGTGCTCGATCTGGTGGTCATCTGGCTGGGACAAGGAGCCTCCTGCGAAGTTGCCGACCGGGACGTTTGCACCGGCCACCGGACCCGCCCTTGGATCAGAGTGGACCCGCCCCGGTCGGCTGCGCTGAGTCTAGCAGGAAGTCCAGCAGGAGGTCAATGGGTTAGACGGTCTGCGTCTCCCACGGCGCGTGGCCCTCGACCAAGACGCCCGGGCCTGCCCGCTCCACCGGCGCGACCGGCTCAGGCGGCTCGGGGACGGGCAGCAGGCCAGCTGCCTCCTTGTCCCAGTAGTCGGCGTTGGTGGGCTCGCGGTACTTGCCGTTCATCAGGGCCACGCCTGCGGCGGTGGGGATGGGCAGGTACTTCTCCACGAACGTCGTGTCGTACTCGCCGATGGGCATGGACCACGACGTGGGCAGCGCCTTCATCACCACGATCGAGGCGTAGCCGGACGAGACGCCCTCGACCTTGACGACCACGTCGTTGTCGCGCTTCCGGAACAGGGGACCGTGCATCGCTTAGACCTCCAACCTGCCAAGCAACTCTGGGGGCAGGCTTCTCTGCCAATAATCGACGTTGTTCAGCGGGATGACAACCTCACCGGGCAGCGACCGCCACGCCACGTTGTTGGTGTTGGGCACCTCACCGGCGATCTGGGCCGCCGCGAGGATGAAGCCGTTCTCGCCCACCTCGCGCAGGACGCCACGGATAGTCGTGTCGGTCTTCAGGGTCACGATCACGACCGCCAACGGTTCAGTAGGCATTGCCGATCCTCACTCGCTCGTACTCCTCATCGAGGTCTTCGGCCATCACCACGTTGGTTTCACCCGGCTTCAAGCCGTTCACCTCGATCATGCGGATGCCTCGCTCGGCGAGCCACCACGCCATCACGGTGTCGTCGTGCTCGCCGACGGACTGCAACTTGCCGTCAGCGTAGCCGAAGGCGTTGGCCTCGGTGCGCCACGTGCTGGCAAACTCCGCCGACTCGGCGTCGCCGGACGGGATCATCCAGAGGTTGTTGGCGAGGATCACCTTCAGCGACGGGACGCCCTCGATCAGGGACTGCTTCTCGATCCCGGTGGTGTGCCCGAACACCCGGCTGGCCGTCTCGGCGTACTTCATCAGGTGCTGGGCCAGCCACTTCTGGAAGGCGTTCTGCTCGATGATCAGGACCTCGGGCCAGAAGTCCTTGCACACCTGCCGGACCATGGCGACCTGCTCGTCAAACGTCAGCCCGCGCAGGCGGCAGGCCCACAGCAGGCGCCGTTTCCCGGTCACCCGGTTGTAGCTCACCATCCAGACGACGGTGTAGTCGGCTCCGGCTGTCTCCGACACAGCCAAGTCCATGCCGCCCACGACCGCCTCGTTGGGCTCTCGATCGGCAGGCAGGTAGGGCCGGACGAAGTTCAGGCCCTCTCCGCCCATCAGAGCCCGGCCTGTCAACTCCCACGGGAAGGTGGAAGTGGCGTCGTCGCGAGGGTCCATCTGGTACTCGCGGCTGAACAGGACCGGGTCTGTCTTCTGAAGGTCCAGCAGGTACTTCAGCGAGTAGCGTTCCTCCCAGAGCGCCTGCCCGGTGTCGAGGTTGGCGGCCCGGGACTTGACCCACGTCCAGCCCGGCTTCCCGCGCAGCCGGTGGAGTGCGTCCTCGTAGTGCTGGGGCGTGCCGACCACGATCAGCTGGCCCGTGGCGCCCGCCATCGGCATCAGGGTCGAGACGATGTACGACCAGACGCGGCCTCGCTGAAGCGGCGTGCGCCCGTTCTTCTCCGTCACGATGTCGTCGGCGATGATCACCTGCGGGTGCGGGCCTCGGATGGACGAGCCGATCGACTTGGGCTGAAGCGTCGCGTGGTTGCGCAGCCGGAGCTTGGTTCTGGACCACACGTCCTTGATGACCGACTGCGGCAGGCCCTTCAGGCGGATCGGGAGGATGTCCTCGAAGAACTGCTCGTTGTCCAGCATCAGCTGCTTGACTCGCTCGAACCGCTCCTTGGCGATGTCGATGTTCGAGGTGAAATACATCACTTCGAGGTCGCCCTCGGGCCAGCTGGGGATCAGGAACCCGTCCGGGCCTCGGTTGTGCCGCCACATGCGCCACGCGATGTAGGCGTAGCAGACGAAGGTCTTGCCGTGGTCGCGGGCCGCCATGAGGCACAGCAGCCGCTCGTCCTGAAGGAGGTTGCACCACTCCCGGTTGTGCCAGCGGCTGATCAGGTAGGCGCCCTTGTCGTCCTTCAGCTTCGACAGGAAGTAGGCGAACGAGCCCCACAGAAGCGCGGACTCGGTGACCTCGTAGCCCTGACCGACCAGCCGGACGGCGGCTTCCTCGCGGGCTGCCGCCGCTTGGATCGCTGCGCCGATCCGGTTGTCAGCCGCGCTCGATGGTGACCAGTCCTGAGCGAGCATCTTCGTCGGGCTCTGGGCCTGTCAACTGGGAGAGGAGGCGCTGGTTCCCCATGGCTTCGAGGTCGGCTCGGGTGATGACGACCACGTTGGTCTGCTGGCCGATGCGGGGACCACTGGCGATCGCGGGCGGCGGCGCGGGCGGCGGAGGCATGTGGCGTTGACGCCAGTGTGGGTCCTCGTTCTCTAGGAACCACATGGCGGCCTTGGGGTCGGCGAGCATGTGGAGGTTGATGGACGACATGGCCCGGGCGTGGGCCTTGGCACGGGCCATCCGGATGTCCTCGGCCAGCTGCCGGTAGAACGGCGTCGCCGGGCGCTCGTCTCGGCCCTCGCCACGCCGGACCCACTCCTCGATCGTGTTGGCCGGGACACCAGCCAGAGCGGCGGCGACTTGGAGCTTGTTGCCTTCCTCGATCCGGGCCAGCAGGACCTCCCGCTGGTCCTCGGCGAGAAGCGGCTTCCGCCCGCCCTTGTGCCGGATGATGGTGCCCTGTTCAGCCGCCATGAGCGAAGTGTTGCACAGCCCCGATAGGAGTAGGATCACTGGTCCTAGAAAGCGGAAGGCCCCCCTCCAATCGAAGGGGAGCCTCGCGCAAGCTGACCGAGCCTGCGCACATCTTAGCCCTTGTGGTCACAGCAAGTCAACACCACAAGATGTAGATGTTCCGCCTCGGTACGAAGGAGTATCAGGTGGACCACTGGCAACGCCGTATCGACCGACCGAACGCCCCGGCAGTCCCGATCAGGGTCCGGCGAATGCACCGCACGTTCTGGGCACCTCCCCGCTACGAGGCCCTGTGCCGCTACGTCGCCTCCCACCCGGAGTTCGACCAGCGCACCGCCGCCGAAGCCACCGGCTACTCGCTCACCGGCCTCCACCGCGCTCTGGCGCGGCTCGCCGAGTGGGGCTGCCTGATCCTCTCGGCGACCCGGGGCAGGCTCGGCAGGACCCGCGTCACCGTCCAGTCCGACGTTCGCTTGGCGAATGTTTCACCCACAGGAGAGACTTCGTATCTCCCCCCTAGATACAGGTTCTTAGAGAGTGCTTCTGTGGCTGAAACATTCCCGGAGGTGACGGTCCCGGAGTCATGGACGGCGCTCCGAGGGCTAAGCTGGAATGCGACCCGCACCGCGCTCTAACACCGCCCAGTTCGGCGGAGCACGAGAGCGGGTCGCCTGTGGAGGGTAAGCGAATGGGCAAGCTGCCGGTGGTCGTTGTTGCGGGGCTGGGCCGGTGCGGGACCAGCTTGGTGTTGCAGATGCTCGACAAGGCGGGCGTCGCCACGGTCGGGACCTTCCCGGACTACGAGTCCCGGGGCACCCATGCCTCACCCGGTCAGGCCGTGAAGTGGCTGGACGCCTTCCGCACGAACCCGCCGTTCAATCGCTCACGACGGGCGATCGTCATCTGGCTGGACCGTGACCCGGAGCAGCAGGCGCTCTCGATGGTGAAGATGCTCGGGCTCGGCCTCGCGGTTGACGTGCCCGAAAGCGCGGTGGTCCAGATCGCCACCTCGATCGGCCCGGACACGAAGCGGTGTCTGGCGGTTCTCGGCCAGTGGCCCAAGCTCCTGCTCCGCTTCGAGGACCTGATCGACCGGCCCCAGATGGCGGCGGAGCGGATCACGGACTACCTCTCCCGGTACGGCTTCCCGGAGCTTGATCCCTCGGAGATGGCGGGCTGCCTGATCCCACGCGAGTCGGCGTGCACGCCGGACCTGTCGATCGAGCTTGCGCTGATCGCTGAGTCAGCCCCAGCGGATGTCGGAGGGATGATCGAGCACATCACCGGGGCTCGGGTCTAACGGCGCGAGGGTGATCGTGCCCTTCGCCACGACGGGGCCGAACGGGTCCGGCAGAGGGTCGTCAAGGTCAGGAACGTCGGGCAGTGGCTCCTCCTCCGCCTCCGTCTCGGTGGGCTGAGAGTCCTCGATCAGGACCATTCCCCAGCCTTCGCAGGTCTGGCACGGGTCCCCAGTGGAGTCAATGCAGGCTCCGCCGCAGTCGGGGCAGAGCGGCGGGATGCCCTTGGGCTGGACTTCAGGCATGTCGATCATGGCCGGATTGTAGACACAGAGACGCCCCCGCCAGTCGCTCCAATCGACCTACGGGGGCGTCTCTGTTCGCTCGCGTCACCCCGACCCCGAAGGGTGGGCTCCACTCCGGGATCGTACCCTGACAGGCAAGGGCTGCGAGCTATGTCAATGGCTAAGTAACGGGCTCGAACCCGGGAGGGGCCTCCTTGTAGCCGTCTCCCAGATCGACCAGTGCGGCGACGGCCTGACCGGCATTGGCGTACCGGATGGTCACGGACTTGACCGCCATGGTGAGGGTGCCGCCGGAGCGGTACATGAACGCGAGGTCGTCCCCCTTGCGGGGGACGAAGCTCTCATCGAGGCTGGCCTCGTAGCGGACCGGCTGGTCGCCCTTTGGCCCGAGGATGGCGTGGTGGAGATAGGTGGCAATGATCTGCATAGGGGGCCTCTAGTTGGGTCGCTCCCCCTTGGGAGCGAGTCCGGACATGGCGGCGAAGCCCTCCGCCTCCGGGTCGATGTCGAGCAGCTGGCCGGTCTTGAGCGCCTCGGTCATGTCGGCGGTGATGCCCAGCGCCGCGCCGTTCTTGGCGAGGATGGCAGCCGCCTTGCACAGGTCGAGCAGCTGGTCGCGGTCCACGTTGTCAAGCGACGCGAACCGGGACAGGAAGCCGGTCTTGTTCAGGGCCTCCTGCATCTCGTCGCGGGCTTCGCGGGTCGAGATGAACAGGAGCTTCCCGGTGGACTGGGCGGCCTCGATGGCCGCCTCCTTGTGTTCGTTGGACATGGACATGGTGGTGGTTCTCCTTCGACTAGGACAGCAGCGCGAGCGCCTTGTCCTTCAGCGCGGCGGCAGGGCCGTCGAGGATGGCCTCAGCCCGAACATCGGCGGGGCTGGCGCCCTTCTTGCGGTAGGTCCGGAAGTGGTCGGCGTACTCGATCGTCGCCTGAAACAGCCGGTAGCTGGTGTTGGGGACTCCGACCAACGTCTCGCTGTTCACGAACAGGTCGGCGATCAGGTCGCGTGCGGCCTCGCGGCGGGGAGCCTGCTCGGCCTCCGGCGGGGTGGGGATCAACTTCTCCGTGAAGGCGAGCACGTCGTCCAGAGAGAGGGTCCGCTTGGTCAGCGCGATCATCTTCTGCTCGAACGCCTCGTCATACGCGGCGACCATCTTGAGTGCCCGGCGGGCCTCATCGACGTTGACATCCATGTGCTTGGTGTGGCGGACGGTAATCTCGGGGCTGACCTCACCCATCGCCGCACTGGCGGTGTTGGAGCAGACCACCCGGGTCTGGACGCGCTTGGCCTTCATGGCGTGGCGCCCATCGTGGCCGGTGATGCCCAGAAGGCGTCGCTGCCACGGAGAGTCGTCGCCCGGAACCTTGAACTTGTCGCTGTCACCGAGGTCCAGCTGGGCGAAGACGATGCGACCGTTGTAGAGCGAGCCCGCCGTGTCGTACTCGGCACCGGACTCGTCCCGGACCGCGTCGAGGAAGTCGGTCAGGTCGGTGAACTGGAACAGGCTGTAGGACGGGCGCACGAGCCCAAGCTGGGCGTTCGTGTCGGTGCGGATGACGGCGTTCCAGTCCGGAACGGCCACGTGGAGCGGGCCGTCGGGCGTGGGGACCACGGCCTCGACCGGGACCTTGGCGACCTCGAAGGCCACTTCGGCGCAGACCTCTACGATCTTCTTGGCGGTCATGCCGCCCGGGAAGGCGGTGCCGTCGCCGTGCCACGGCTTGCCGTTCAGGGAGTTGTAGACGAAGGCCGCTTTGCCGGTCGTCTTGTCGATCATTGCTGGCATTGGAGCTACCTCGTGTGGGGGAGCGAAGCGATTGGAGTGATGATCCTGCCCCGGGGGTTCAGCCCATGTTCCGGGGACAGGTCATCAGCGGGAACAATCCGGCGTAGCGTCGCGCCGGTCGCTCGTGGGTGCCGTTGGGCCTCCTTCCTGACTGGGTGTTCCATCTGACGTGATTGTGCTCCTGTCGGAGCAGGAAGTCAACAGGTTACTTGGTGGGTTCGCAGGACAGGTGGTTGCCCGTCTCGCCGTTCCAGCCGGGCGTCAGGTCGTCGGCCCACTCGATCTTGGTGCAGTAGTCGCAGTGGAGCATCCCCTCCGGCTCGGGCTCGATAGGCTCGTTCCCGGGCGGGTCGCCCTTGCGCTCCATGAAGTGTCCGTTCGGCTTCCAGCGGGAGCCCGGGTTGGAGGCGTGTTGCTTGCAGACGGCCATGGGGCCGCTATCAGACTCGATGACGAGGGTCGGCTTCCGCTCGCAGCGCCACGTGTGCGGGGCTCGCCCCTGCTCCCAGACGGCAGTCTGGCAACGGGCGATCGTGCCGCTGTACGGGATGGCAGCGACGAGCCGGTCGGCCCGCCGCTGCTTGTCCTTCGCCTTCTCCCACTCCGGGTAGTCGAGCGATCGTGGCTGGTGAACGAGGCCATCCTTGGTCTGTGTGAGCGCCCGGTGGCAGGTGCCACAGGCGTAGGTCACGACCGGGACGGCCTCGTGGCCGTAGAAGTCTTCGGGTGGGCGGTAGCTCACTTGGAGCCCGCCTTCGGGAGCGCATGGGCGTTGATGCCCTGCGTGAGAAGGCGATCGAGAGCGCCGTAGTAGGCGGCGAGAGCCGCGTCCTGCGCCGCGTCGCCGACAGGTCCGTCGCCGAAGTAGGCGTCGTACGGGTTGCCCTGCTGGACGACCGCGATGTCCGCGTCGTTCTGGGCGGTGGTGGGATCGGTCATCTTGCTGGACCTCGCGGCGGGGGGCCTCTTGGAGCGGGCCTCCCGACACACGTAGTCTGCGCCTTCCTGCTCAGGAAGTCAACAGGTCACGCCGAATAATCACGTCAATCGTCGTCTCGATCGAGCCCGAGTGCGCCACGAGCCCAGTTCTGGACGGCGGTCTTGCGCAGGTCCCTCTCTCGCAGGATCGCCCAGAGGCTGTCGCGCTCGACGCGCCCGATCGGCGGCACGGCCTGTCGCTCGACCTCGATGGGTTCGGCTGGTGCGCCACATCTGGTCAGGGCCGGGTGGGACTGCTTGCAGCTGGGGCACACCCGGGGGTTCAGGGTCGTCATGCCCAGCCTTCGTCGTCGGACCAGCCCATCAACTCGCGCAGATCGAAGCGTTTGCCCAGCGCATCCCGTATGCCGATCAGCGGCCCGGAGAACTTCGGGCTCACCAGACGGCCATCGTAGACGTGCGCGTACTTGGGTACATACAGCGTCCCGAGGATGAAGCGCACGCCGTCCGGGGTGAGCCGCCACCAGCCAGCACGCCCGCCGTCGGGGCGCTTCTCATGTGCTTCGAGGGTGAGTCCCCAGTAGACCAGCTTGGCGTCGTCGCCTGCGCGACCGGGTCCCCGGCCCAGCACGGTCGGCACGTCTACGAAATCGTCAGCCGCGCCCGCCCGGTACATCTTGACCAGTGCCCACGCCATCGAGGACGTGATCGTTCGCTTGTAGACCTTCGCGAACTGGGTGCAGCAGGGGCACTTGGCGCCTTCGAGGCGACGGTCGCGGAGCCATTGACGGGCATCCCCGAGCGTCATGTGATCGGGGAGGTTCGGCCCCTCGTTTGCGTCGGTGGCAACAGTCATGCAGTCCTCCAATCGCTCATCCGAGCCATCCATTCGCGATGCCGAACAGGCTGCGTGAGTAGAGGGCGGCAGCCAGTGCGCCCAGATCGTCAACCTTGGACAGATACGTGCGGATCACATCCCGGTTGGCAAGCTCCCATCGCTGGACGCCGTGACCGGCGCAGGTGACGATCAGGTGGGCGGCGTCCGACGGGGCGCGCTTCCCCATCATCGCGTGGTCCCGAACGTGGTCGAGCGTCATACGCTCCACGTTGGTGGCAGCCAGCACGTTGTCGAAGGTGTCGGTGCACAGGCCCGGAGCGCCCAGCATCGACGGCACGCAGGCGCCGTCGCGACGGAACACGAACGCGGCCACGTCCGGCGTCACCTTGTCCTCGGGCTTGCGCCGCCATGCCTTCAGGGGCGTCCGGCGGATCGGGGCGCTGCGCTTCACTTGTCGTTCTCCTCGATGAACCCGGCCCACTGGTCGAGCCTCGCGGCACCTTCTGGGTGCACTCGGTCGTGCTCCTCCCGTATCTTCCGCACGACCTCCGCCGGAAGGCGGGCTGCCATCATGGCCCCGGCGATGAACAGGCCAGCTGCGAGCTTGTTGCCCTCGAAGCCGTTGACGCCTGCGTACGCCTCGGCGGTGTAGATCAGGGCGTCAGCCGCATCCGCCTTCCGCCTGCTCATGCCGGAGCCGCCTTCCGCTTCGGATGCCTGCCTCCCCGGGCCGCGCTCCCACGGTGGCTGGGGGCATCGGCGTAGGGGGACTTGCCGGTGGTCGAGATGGCCCGCTCCACGTCACCGTAGGTGCCATCGTCGCGCTGGAAGCGTTCGAGCACGTCCTGTTCGAGCGGCGGCACGATCCGCCAGCCGCCGCCCGGGAGCTTGACTTTCATTCCGGGATCAGCCCCCGATCCTCGGCGGTGCGCTGGCACATGGCGGCAGTCTGCACCAACTCCTTCAGGGCCTTCCTGTCCGAGGTGTCACGGCCCTTGTGGCCCTGAGAGTGCCACCGCTGGACCTGCCGCCAGAACTCGCCCAACTCCTCCTTGATGATGGCGTAGCCCTCGTGGAGGCTGTTCACGGGTCCGTGGGCCTCACGGGCCTTGGCAAGCTCCGTCTCCACCATCTGGGGGAAGCTGCCGTAGCGAGGCTGCCCGGCGATGCGGCCACGCTCGATGGCGTTGGCGAACCAAGCGTGCAGGTCGTCCAGCAGCCCTTGGTCGTACGGGATGCCGGTGGCGTGGCGCTCGCCCGGCAGGGGAATGTACCTGCCCCCGAAGCGGGCCTGAAACGCCTTGGCCCATTCCATGCCGTCGGTGGTTTCGAGGGGGTCCGGCTCGGCCTTGACGGCCTCGGCCTTCACCACGTAGCTCTGCTGCTCCCGGTTCCAGTGCTCGCCGCCCATGGACTTCCACTCGTCGTGGCTCAGATGATGGACCTTGCGGAGGTGCATCACCCACGACTGGGCGGACCCGATCGGCCCGTGCTCGGAGCACCAGTCGTGACCGTTCCCGGATATGAACGCAGGGACATCAAGCGGCAATGCTGGCACTGGCGACTCCTTCGCTGTTCTGGGTGACCTCGATGCGGTGCGCTCCCATGCGCTCCAACCGCTCGATGACATCTGGGTGGTGGGACACGACGAGGATGCGGGTGAAGTCGTCGGCGATCGACGCGAGGGTGTCAAGCACGGCGTTGCGCCCAGCGTCGTCCTGCCAGCGGTCGAAGCTCTCATCGAGCACGAGCGTGTCGATGTGCCGGTCGGACAGGACCGAGGTGATGCCCATGCGGAGCGCCAGATCGACCCTGAACTGCTGCCCGCCGGAGAGCATGGCGTAGTTACGTGGCGAGCCCGTCCCCGGATCAACGACCACGTCGAGCGTGTCCGTCGCCGTGCCCTTGGCAGTGGCCTTCTGGGTCAGGAGCCGCAGGCTGAAGTTGCCCGGCATCCGGGCCAGCACGCCGTTGGCGTGATCCTCGATCACCGGCAGGGCCGCTTCGAGCTTCATGGTCGGGATGCCGTCCCGACTGAATGCGTCCCGGACCACGGAGAAGATCGAGGCATCCTTCCGGGCAGCCTCCGTCTCGGAGAGCAGCCGGGTGTGTGTCTCGATGTCGCGGTCGATCGACATGCGCTCCAACGACTCGCTGGCGAAGTCCGACTTGGCCTCTTGGAGTCGCCCGACGATCCGGTCGCGACTCGCCTTGGCGGCTGCAAGCTCGACCTCAGCCGCGCTGAGCTTGCCTGCCTCAGCTTCCAGAGCGTCGTTCTCGGCCTTCAGGGCGCGACCGCGCTCCGCCAGTGGCGTCAATGCAGCCAGAGCCTCCGCTACGGCGCTCTGGGCACGCTCCAAGCTCGTTCTGGCATCGGAGTGGCGTCTATCCCAATCCAGCCAGTCGGAGCGCCCTGAGCGAGCCTTGGAGGCGACGGATGCGGCTTCGATGGCACGCTTCTGCGCCTCACCCAGCAGGGACTCCACCATCGCCAGATCGGCCTGAGCCTGCTCCACGGCCACGGCGTCCACGCCGGGCTGGAAGACCTCACCGCAGTTGGGGCAGGTGACGGGCTTTGACTGACCGGCGGCGTCGAGCAGCGCCTGAGCGTGGGACTTCTGATCCTTCAGCGCGAGGTGCTGGGCACGAGCGGTGGCGGCATCCTCAGCTGAGGCGGTCACCTGATCCTCGGACACGATCGCGAATGGGGAGGTGGTGACCAGCGTCAGGGTGGCCTGAGCCGCCGTGACACCCGCCAGAGCGTCGGTGTGCTTCACCTTGGCCGCAAGGAACTCCTTGCGTGCATCCGCAAGCTGGGCCTCGACCACGGTGGCGCGGTAGGCCCGCGCCTTGGCGTCAGCCAGCGCGGTGACGGCCTCGTCCGCCTCGGTGGTGGCCTTCAGCAGCGATAGCTCGCCCTCGCGGATCACCTCTGCGGCTGCCGCCAACCGCGCTGCCGCCGCTTCACGGAGCGCAGGAAGGTCGGCAGTCGAGAGGTGTGCCAGCTGGGTGGCGTTGGAGTCAATGATGGCCTTGGCGGACGCGACGTGGGCCTTGGCGGCCTCCACCCACTCCGGGTACTGCTCCTGATCCAGCAGCAGGTCGATCAGCAGGTCTTTGCGATCCTTGGGCTGCTCGTCCATCAGGTTCCGGGTGCGCTGCAAGGCGAACGGGCCAGCCAGCAGGGCGTCGTAACCGATCCCGATGCGTCGGCGTACCTCGGCCCGCGTCTCGGGGCCGGTGGCAGCGGTCCCCAGACCGACCTTCAGCGGCTGCCCATCAACCGCGAGAGACAGGGTAGCGTCGCGGCCACGGCCCTTCGAGCGGGTGATCGTCAGGGGCTGGCCCTCCACGACCACGTCCAGCGACACGGAGCACGAGTCGGCACCGTCGCGGATCAACTCGTCCAGCGTCGGGGCTCGGGACTTGTCCCAGATGGCCCACGTGATCGCTTCGATGATCGCGGACTTGCCAGCGCCGACGGGTCCCGTCAGGACCCCGATGTGGATGCCTCGCAGATCGAGGTCGGTGTCCTCGTGGGCGAACCAGTTGCGAAGCCGAATGGCCTGAACGTCTATGGGAGCCTCCGGTCAGCGTGCGAACGCACTGGTGGCAGAGTCCGAGGTTCGAGCAGAGCCTCGGACCCCCCGTGAGGACCTGCGAAGGTCGCGGGGCTGGACTGCCACCAGTGCTTCGGAGAAGGTACTCCTGCGCCGACAGGAAGTCAATAGCTCAGAGGCTGGCAATCCAGTCATCGAACGTCTTGCCCGGGTTGGCGGTCTGCCACTCGAACAGGGCACGCCGCTGACGCATCGACAAGCCCGAGGGCATGTGCGGGCCGCAGGTGCGCCGGTAGCCGGTCATGGTGGGCGTGCCGCACGAGGACTGCTCCATGCACCCGGGCTCGTCACAGCGGGCCTGTGGGGCAGGCATGGGGTCATCCCAGCCAAGCACCTCGAACGCTTCCTCCAACGCCGACAGGCCGCCGGTCCAGTAGCCGCCATCCCTGTCGGACCAGTAGGCGAACTGGCGGCACATGCCTTCGAGGGCTTCGCGAAGCTCCTGTTCGGTGGGGTGGCGGGTCAGGGCTTCTTCTTGCGCCATGTGCTGGCCTCCGGGCAGGTGCTGAAGTGAGAGGTGCCGTCTGGGTTGACTGGCGTCATCCGGCCCTCGCGGGTGCGGCACCACGAGACACGCTCATCGCAGGATCGGCACCGGCTCACGCTCAGGAAGGAGTAGCCCTCGGGGATCGTGAAGCCGGGTACGAGGTCAGCCACTTTCAGCCGCGTCAAGCGTCTGGAACGCCTTCAGCGTGGCTTCGATCGCCACGGCCCGGTCACGCTCCGGCAGCGACTCGATGGTGCGGATCAGCAGGTCATAGCACGGGCAGATGCACATGCCCATCTTGTGGAACATCTGGTGGTTGGCGACGGACTTCGCCTCGTCCTCGGTGAACAGCGGCACCGTCTGCACGAGGCCGCTCACTGCGCCGGTCCGATCAGGGACTGGAAAGCCGCCACGTACACCTCGGGTTCGAGGCCACGCCAGCTGCAATAGGCGGTCAGGGCGTCAACCGGCGTGGAGGCGCGCTCCAACGCTCGCTCGGTGGGTTCTGCTCGCTCGGGCACGATCACCTCGGTCTGGACGTAGCTGGCGCCCTTCAGGTAGAACTGCTGCTCGGTGATCCGGGAAGCCCGGGATGACGAGCGATCCGGGTAGTGCAGCCGCAGGCGCACGATGGCGCCGGGAGCCAGATCAGCCGGTGCGTCGAAGATGCCAGCCTCGATGTCCGCGTCGCCCTCGAATAGCTCCATCGGCCTCGGGTTCGAGGGGATGACCGTAACCTTGGGCAGCTGTCCGCGCTCCACGTCAACGAGCAGGAAGCCCTTCGACTGACCGGCCTCACCGAAGTCCACCCACTCGGGCGCTCCGGCGTACCACGCCTTCTGGCCGATCTGCTGCTGCTTGTGGATATGTCCCAGAGCGGCGTAGTCGAACAGGTCCAGCACGTGGCTGCCCACGCTCACGTCGTTTTCGAGGCGCATGGTGCGCTCGGAGCCAGCCACAGCGCCGACGGCGGTCAGGTGCCCGGCGAAGATGATCGGCGTCACGGAGTCCGACGATGCGACGGCTTCCTCGTAGAGCGCCGTGATCGCGTTCTCCAAGTCATTCGACAGAGTCTCGTGGCGCTCCTGATCGTCGGTCAGGTCAGGGCGGCTTACGTCGTACGCCCGCTTATGCGGGTAGGGCACGGAGACAAGCTGGACCGTCTCACCGGCCACCAGCGTGGTGATGCCGGGGCTCGTGATGACCTGCCCGCGTTCCCAGTCAATCTCGGCCAGCATCCGCAGGGTGGCACTCCCCGGGTCGCTGATCACCCATCGCCCGTCGTGGTTGCCGTCGAGTAGGACCCACTCCGTGAACAGGGACAGCTGTTCGAGGAAGCGAGTGGCGACGGCGATCGCCCGGGGCTCTGGCTTCCGCCCGTCGAACAGGTCGCCGACGATGATCGCCAGATCGGGCTTGTGCTCGGCGGCGGCTGCGCAGAAGCGGTTCAGGACGGCGTCAAGATCATCCAGCCGGGAGTAGGGCTTCCCCGGCTGGGCCATGTTCGGCATCCCCAGATGGATGTCAGCGGTGTGCAGGAGCTTCACGCCTTCTTCCTCCGCTGGTGCTGCCAGTGCGACACTTCGGTGGTGGGGTTCCAGATGTAGGTGACCGGCTCCCCGCAGACGGCACAGGTCATCGAGCCCGTGCGGTTCCACGCCTGAACGCGGTGGCCGCGAGGTGGCTTCGGGGGCATCAGGGGCGCACCTCGTTGCGGATCGTCACGTTGACATGACTGTGGGGCCGGTGAAAGGCGACGCCGGTCAGCGTGCCCTCGCGTCCGCCTGAGTGGTGGTGCTCGTGTTCATGCTCCACGAACACGAGCGGGGTCTGGGTGGTGTGTCGGTGCCGGTGGCTGTGGGTGACGTGCTCCGGGGCTCGGTTAGCGCGTGCCATCTACTGGCCCGTCCAGAACTCGGCATCGTGCTCGTGGCTGCGCGCCGTCTGGCGGGACTTCGCTTCGTCCGCCTCGTGGTCCATCCCGGACAAGTCCACTCGGGCGTTGTCGGACGGCTGGGTGTCGGCCTCGTCAGCCGCAAACTGCTGGTTGACAGCCTGATCCAGATCGTCGTCAGTGCCGCCGACCTCGATGTCCTGCAACTCGGTGTGGCTCAGGCGCCGGACCTCCGGGGCCTCCTGCCCGAACAGGTTGCTGAGCACCCGCTTGGCGGAGTCCTGCCGCTCGACCGGCGTCATCTCGTCCCGGTAGCCGACCACGCGGACGGTCACGTCACGAGGTGAAGTCAGGCGACCGAGGGTCTTCAGCCCGGTGGCGACCTTCATAATCCGGGTCCGGGCGACGGTCTGGGCGTAGCGGATGCCCATGGTGCGGGCCTGCATGTACGCCTTCATCGCCTTGCGCTCGGCAGCCGCATCCTTCAGGACGTAGAGCGGGAAGCCGAAGGCGTCGAAGATGGGCTGCTTGTTGTCGTCAAGCGCCGGGATGGAGTCGTACGACTCGACGCGGGCACCGGCCAAAATCCACTTCGGATCGACCTCGATGTCCTCGACGGTGGCGACCATCTGCCCGGCCTCGTTGTACCAGACACCGGCCATCCGAATGTAGACGTAGCCGTTGGCATCGTGGATCGGGTTGTTCGCCATGGCGCCGTCGCGGCCCACGACCTTCTCCGGGAGCCAGAAGCTGACGCCCAGCACGCGGTTGATGTAGTCGTAGCCGTCGGACGTGATGCCGACCTTGGGCGGGATGAAGCCAGCCGTGCCGGGGTTGCCGGAGCCACGGATGGCGTACTGGAAGCCAGCCGGGAGGGCGACGACCGTCTCGATGCGCGTGACCTTGCCACGGACCGCGACCTGCGCGACCTCGATCAGGGGTCCGCCAATCTCCATGGGAGCGACGGCGTTGGGGTTGGCCTGCTGCTCAGCAGGCGGAGCGGCCTGAGCCATGTGCTTGGAGCCTCCTGTGGGGTTTGACGCGAGCGTGGGCGCTGGTCGTGCCAGCTAGGGTGTCGCAACCTTGCGACGGGGCGGACCGATCGGCTTGGGTGGCCCGGATCGGAGGATGGACGCGACCCGCTGCTTCGTCAGCGGCGGATCGAATAGCTCGCCTATCTCGGTCAGGCTCTTGCCGTCGTCCCGGGAAGCGCGGATGCGCTCGAAGCGAGCGATGCGTTCCTCGTGGGAAGTCGTGACGACTCCGGGCATGGGCTACCTCTCATTCGGGCTCGGGGATGGCGAGCATTCGCCGGGCCTTCTGCATGGCCCAGCACCCCTTGGGGCGCAGGGCAAGACTCTTGGTCGCCTCGCAGCGACACAGGACGGCTCGGTCGTTGGGGCCGAAGTCGAACACCGACACGACATGCGGCGGACCGTCATGGCGCGAGGGGAAGACCAGTGCGACAGGGTCTGGGAACGGGTCCGGCACCGGCACGGGAACGGGCTCCGAACCATCCATGGTCAGTTGCTCGAACGGAGCGGGCGGCTTCCGCCCGGACTTGACTTCGAGCACGGTCGCAGAAGCTCCCCCAGAAGGAGCCTCCTCGAACGGGCGGACGACGGGACCGGCGAACTCCGTGTCCTCGTCGAGCAACGTAACCATGCGTCGGAGTATGGGCTTCCGGGGTCAGGAAGTCAACAGGTCAGGTGCCGGAGACGGACTCCCACGCGGGCCACCATCGTCGCCGGTATCGGCGGCTGCCACGAGGCACAGGTCGCACATGACCGCGTGGATGCCCTTGCCCTCGGGCCTCGAACGAGCGTCCAGCTTCACTGACTTGGCTTCGGGGTCAATCGGCAGTCCGCACTCGGTGTGCCCCTCCCCGAACTCGGTCGGCGTGTCGGACACGAGGTGCCACCACCCGGGGCCCATCGAGTTGTCGATCCAGCGGATGCCCTCAGCCGACTCCGTCGGCTTGCCGGGATCGAGATGGAACACGCCCGTCTCGGCGCGATAGAGCAGGTCAGGCGAGCCCATGGGCTCAGACACAGGCAGGTCGTAGGGTGGGTGGTCGCCACGAGTGCACACGGCTACGTGCCCTCCACCCACCCGTCGAAGCCGAACTCATCGAAGCTCGGCACGAGGGTGGTCCCGCAGTCGGCGCACCACGCCTCGCCCCGGCGCTCCGTCGTCCCGTCGGGGCTGAGGGCGGCCTCCGTGTTCTCGTGCTCGCAGCAGCCGAGGTGGTGGGTGACACTGGCGGAGTCCATGGCGTCCAACTCCTCGTGGCAGACGACGCACTGGCGGTCGATGGCAATCATCAGACGGTGACCTCCTCGCATTCCATCCCGCCCGTCGCATCGTGAGCGTAGACCCGACCCGGGCAACGCCCTTCGACCCGCTCGCGTGCGGTGCGGGTGATGTGGTGCTCCTTGACCCCGCAATCCACGAGCGACACGGGTCGCCCGCAGTGGGGGCAATCGGTCCGGCTCGCTCGGCGGGGGTATCGCTTCGTCATCACGCCACCTTCGGATCGCGGTCGATAGCGTCCGGGTTCACCGTGAGCTTGTCGGCCCAGACGGTGACCGTCGGGCGGGGTGAGTCGGCGTGGACCCAGACGGCCACGTCGGTGGTGCCCCAGCTGACCACGTTGCCGGTGCGCCCGTCAGGGAGCGTCACGTTGGCGGCCCAGTGGGGGACCGGGAGAGGGAACACGCTCGTCCCGATGTAGGGGGCGTGGATCATCGCGTCGTACCGACCGTCATCGGAGTTGTCGGGATCGACCATGAACAGGGCGACCACGCCCATGACGGGGTCCACGTCGAGGAAGGTCATCGCGACCGGGTCATCGGTGTTGTAGTCCACGATGTACCGCTGGCCGGGAACGAGGTCGGCGATCGTGAGGGGAATGGTGTCAGGCATCTTGGCCTCCTTTGGCCGCCGGGGGAGTGGAGCTTCCGGCGACAACGTCAGTATGCGCCTGATCTAGCAGGAAGTCAACAGGTCAGCGGTGGCGTCCGTTCACGGTGCGCTGGTCGGAGCCGGTGTCGCGTTGCGACCATTCGAGCCGGGGGTCGGAGCCGTGCGAGACGGCCATCCCGGCGAAGCACACCCGGCAGCTGGTCTTGGCGACCGAGCCGCTGTAGTGGCCGCGCCGATCTTCCTCGGTGTAGTCAAGGGATCGTCCGCTGCTCATGCCAGTGAGTCCTCCAAGTCTGGGTGGGTGTGCTCGCCGGTGGCGAGCGCGATGGCCTCGGTCATGGCGTCCATGAACTCGTGGGCCTGCTCGATCGACACGCGGCCACGAGCTTGCCACGAGATGGAGGGGTCTTGGTGACCCCGGATCATCGAGTCGTACTCGATGTTGCCCCGGCACAGGAAGCCGCTGGGGCTGCTCTCGATGGTGAAGTCGTAGCCGTTCTGGTTGACATGGACGGTGAGGTCGGCAGTGGGCTCGGCCTGCTTGTGGCGGCGAGCCTCCTGCTTCTCAGCGCGGTCCATCTTGGCGAGTCGGTCCCGGCGCTCACGGAGCATCGGGGCCGACGTGGCGTGGGTGTTCATCTTGCTTACCACGACAGTCCCTCCACTTCGAGCGCGTCGGGGTCGATGTTGGTGAGCCACTGGTCCCAGCTGACGTTGCTGTCGGTCACGTCGTACAGCTGGGCGTACTTGCCGTTCAGGTGCTTGGGCGTGGCGAGGATCGTGTCGGCGATGGCCTTGGCGTCCTCGTCGGTGAAGATGCCCGCCTCGGTCAGCGTGCGGGCCATGGTGGCGAGCGTGGGCTCGTCCACGTAGACCTTGCGCCCGAGGGTGTCGAGCGTCACGTCGATCTGGGTGTACGGAGCGCCCATGATGTTGATCCAGTCGGCGGTCATCACGGGCCGCTGGGGGATGCGGGGTGGGGCCTCGGGCGTGTGGGTGAGGTAGCAGCCGTCGCACAGGGCGACCCGGCCCTCGGGGCTGATCGCTCCGAGGTTGCGATTGGTCAGCGGGACGACGCAGCCGTGTGCGCAGCCGCATATCTCGGCGGCTGGCTTGGCCGCCTCGAAGGCGGGGCTGGGAGCCGACAGCACGTCGGCTACGGCGTCCCAGTCAATCTCGTTCAGGCGTGGGTTGTTCAGGGGGCTCGCCTTGGCGATCGCCTCGCGAAGCTCTTGTCCAGTCATCGTGGTTCTCCTCGTAGCACTCGAAGTGCGGTCAGAAGCATCGCGGTGTCGCAGGGCCAAGCGGCCCCGTCGGCAGCGCACTGGTAGTCGGTGGTGAAGCCCCGCACCGGATGGTTCCGGCGCGGACCCGCGATCTTGTAGTGGTCGTTCTCCATGCGCCCGATGTCCATGAGCATGGACTCAAGGGTCGCGGTCTGCGGTGCCTCAGCAGCCGCTACGTCGGCCCACGTGTGGCCGTCGGCCAGCACCAGCACGCGATGGGTGCCCACGTCGCGGACGATCCCCATCTGGATCAGTGTGTCGGCCACCTCGGGCAGCACGTCGGTGCTGTCGCGGTCGGCCCGTGCGTCATAGATCGTTGCGTTCACGCTGCCTCCAACGTCGCGGCCATCAGGTCGCTGGTCCAGCGGCGGGGGCTCGTGTCCCAGCCGACGGTGTAGCGGCGTCCGGCGAACGAGTCGTCGGCCACGAGAGCGCCGTCTCGAAGGTGGAGGCTGCGGACCTCCACGATGGTGCCGGTGGTCCCGGCAGGGATGGCCCCGATGGGCTCAGGGGTCGAGACTCGCTCGCCCCGGCGCCAGTAGGGAGCCGCCTTGGGGGTGGCGGGGGCCTCGATCAGGTCGATCACGAGGCACCGCCTGCGAGCACCACGCTCATGCGGGTGGGCTTGAAGTAGAGGTCGCGCTCGACCGGGAGGCCGAACGGTGGGGCCTTCAGCGCGGCAAGCTCGTTCATGTCGAAGTCGCCAGCCTCGCGGACGTGAATGTCGGCGACGCCGTAGGCGAGGCCGGTGTCCGGGTCGAAGCCCGCGAGGAACCACGTGCCGACGCCGTAGGGATTGAACACCTTCACGCGCAGCATGGGGTCGTCCTGATCGGCTGCCGCGTCCGTGCTGGGCAGCTTGTCCGTCGTGCGGACGTACTGGAAGGCGGGGGTCCCGAAGCCCTTGCGGGCCTGACCGAGGATCGTTGCCATTGGTGTCTCCTTGGAGTGGAGGGGTGACAAGGGCAGTATGCGCCTGCCCTTGCAGGAAGTCAACAGGTTAGGCCGATGGGCTGACCATCGTGTAGGGAGCGTCGAGGTCCCGTCGGCGGGCGGTGACCGCCTTCCGCACGTCGTGGTAGAACGCATCCGCCGACTCAGCTGAGGCGAGCAGCATGTCCTTGACGGGCGAGTCCTTGGGCTCGCGCCGGTAGTCGGCCCACGATCGGGCCGCTTCGCGGTAGGCCCGCTCGCTCATGGCGTGCAGGTCGAAGGTGGAGACGGTGTCGAACATCAGGAACCTCCTGCGATGGCTAGGTCGGGGGCGACGTAGAAGGTGACTCCCACGTCGTGCCCGCAGAAGATCGAGTGGACCGCGAGGATATGCCCGGGGGGCACGTCGATCGGGGCGAAGGCGGGCTTGTTGGCCCACGGTGCGCCGACCACGGTCACGTTGGCGCTGGCACCGTCCGGGCGGAGCAGGACCAGCGAGTCTTTGGTGCCGCCGTCCCAGTAGAGGTCGAAGGTCCGGGGCGTCGTGTACGGCGCGACCGTGATCTTCCGGCCCTTGTAGGTGGGGAACGAGGCGGCGAGCGCCCGCTTGATCAGCGGGTGTGCCCGGGAGACGGTGACGGGAGGGAGCGAAGCGTTCATTGGGCCTCCTTGGGAAGCGGGAAGGGACAAGGAGAGTATGCGCCTGCCCTAGCAGGAAGTCAACAGGTTACTTGCGGGTCCGGAGGTACTTGATGGCGCAGCCCCGGCAGTAGAAGCGAGGCCCGGGGGCCTCGTCGTCCTGCGTCTCGACGGCCACCTCGGCCCCCTTCGGGCACGCGGTGCCTCGGGGTAGCTCGCCGAAGCCCAGCGTGCCGACGTGGATCAGGCGGTCCTGCTGCTCGTCGCTCAGGCCGTTCCAGCAGGCCATGTTCCACCAGCCCCGGGTCATCCGTCGATCTTGCGCAGCAGCCCGATCAGGGCTCGCGACGCATCCTTGCGGCGGTTGTTGTGGCGGATGCGGGTGCCGCCCCAGATGATCAGCACTTCGCCGGTCCGGGTCACCGGCTCGACGGTGCCGCCCGCAGCTTTGACTCGGGCGATCGCCGCCCGGAGGGTGGGGACGCCATCGTTGTTCATCGGGAGTGCTCCTTGTGGGGCCGAGCCTCGTCCAGCGGAGCGCGGGCCGACACGTAGCGCCGGACCTCGTCGTACAGGTCGTACCGGAAGGTGAGCGCCCGGTCGAGGCTGGCCGCGAACCGCTCGAAGTCGGCGGGGTCCTGCCCCGGGTGGGGCTCGATCTTGACTCGATTGCGGACCCGCTTGCGGATGTCCATGCGGAGGATCGACTCGATCAGGCCCAGCTGGCCCCGGGTCAGGGTGAGGGTGACGGGCTCGCCGGTGTCCAGTTCCACGTGGTCCGGCTCGTCGTAGCCGGGCACCACGTGGCGCGGAAGGGTCGTGTCGCTCATTCGTGGCCTCCTACGGGGGTCAGGACGGGCACAGAGGGCACGAAGGCCGTCGTGGGCTCGCTGGTGTCTTCCTTGCCGCTCAGCGTCAGCCGGAGGTCGTCCAGCGAGCGGCAGAGCGGGCAGCACGTCTCGTTGCCGGGGCGCGGGGCGCTCACCTTGGGGGGCTTGCGCACGAGGCCGCAGGCGAGCTTGGCCGTGGAGCCATCACTCGCGGCGATGGCGTGCCAGCGACCGAGGTGCTTGGGGTACTGCCAGCGGCCCCACTTGGAGGGCTCGAAGGGTACGGGCTCGGACTTGTCAGGCATCTTGGCCTCCTTCACTTGCCGGGCGCGGTCAGCGTCCAGCCTCTTGCCGTCAGTGCGGCCTTGACCTTCGCGGTCATCGCCGTGAACGGCCACATGTCCGTGTGGACCACGGTCTTCTGGGCGGGGACGCCCCATGGCGTCTGCATCTTGGTCATTGGGCCTCCTTACGAGACGGTGCGGATGGTGCCGAGGCAGCGAGTGCACGAGAGCCACGTTCGGTTCAGGTGCGACATGAGCTTGCCGAAGCGATCGGTGCGGCAGTGGCAGCGGTGGTCCATGGCAGCGCGGGCGCGTAGCCGGACGCACTTCATGCAGGGACCGCCGTCGGCGATCGCCCAGATGTCGGCGGGCTTGCCGCAGACGGGACAGGTTCGAGGCATCTTGGCCTCCTGTAGGGCGGGCTCTTGGAGCGGCCCGGCAAGGCCATCCTACACCCGCGCCCTACAGGAGGTCAATAGGTCACTTGCGCTTCTTCTTGGGTCGGATCGTGGGGTCCCGGAGCGCCAGCTTGGACCACGCACGCATGGCCGGGCGGACAGCTGCCGGGTAGGGCGAGTCGTCGTACTTCAGGATGCCGGACCTGACCAGCCTTCGGAACCGGACAAGCTCGGGTCCCTCGATCGGCGGCGTGAACGGGTAGGTCAGGGCGTCACCATCCGACCCGCCAGTGACCTCGACGGATCGTGTGCGCCGGGCGACCGACGAGGTCGATGTCCGTCTGGGCCGTCAGGTCGAGGTGCCACGAGACGCCGTACGGCCCTCGATCCACCACCCGGGTGCGCACGCAGCGGTGCTTCACGCAGACGGTGACCCGGGTGCCGCAGGGGAGCGTTCGGTTGGCGACGCCGCGCAGTCCGTGGTCGTGGTACGGGTGCGTGAGCCTCTGCCCACAGGCGGTCCGGTTGCCGTAGAAGTGAGGCCCGTACCACGTCATGCGTTCGTAGTGCCAGCCGCTGGCCTCAGCGGTGCTTGGCAGGGCGAACAGGGCGAGTGCCAACAGAGCGGCGGCGAGCTTCCTCATCGGGAGTCCTCCGGGTGGGGTTGGAAGTCGCCACCTTACCCCGGGGTGTCAAGCCCGGGGGTTGCGCGGACCCGACCTGATCATCGCCTCAGCGCGATCCTGCGCGAAGCCGCACGTGCTCTCGGGGATGCCTCGGGTGCCGTCCCAGCCAGCGAGCCACCAGTACCAGTTGTGCCCGATCTTCGACACGCTCGCAAGGCGCTGGCCCTCGTGGCGTAGCTCGTATTCGCCGGGCACGACCATGTGCCACTTCATGCCTTCACCGGCTCCTGACGGATCGAGGCGAGCATGGCCTGCTTCTCCGTCTCGATCAGGTTCAGGTCGATGTCGAAGTAGCGGGCGAGCACGGGGGTGATGCCCTCGTGGGTGGGGTACAGGGTGTCCGGGTCGTCGGCGTCGAGGCCGTACTTCGCCATCAGGATGCCCTGCTCGTTCAGCCAGTCAAGGAACTCGCCGATGGCTTGGGACTTGCGCTGAACGGCGGCCAGCTTGTCGTGCTCGGGATAGTCGCTCATGCTCGGACCTCGGAGTAGCCGTCGAACCAAGCGCCCACTCGGCGGGTGCGCGCCCGGGCCACGCTGGACGTGGCCGTGTTGCTGCTCGTCTCGGGGTCATGGCACCACGCCTGAGCCTCGGCGAGAGTCAAGCCGTCCCGGATGGTCCGGCGGCGGTAGCTGTTCTTGTAGTGGCGGACGATCTTGTAGAACATCAGTGGCCTCCCTTCGGCAGGTCGTCATCGACCCACGGCTTGCGGACCCAGTTGTCGAATAGCTGGACGAAGATGACGACGGCGGCGGTGGCGACGATCGTCAGCCACGGCATCCCCTGCGTGATCAGGGCGATCGCTGATCCCACGAGGAATGCGATCCACAGCGGGATCACCGGCCCGGGATCAGGGCTCAGGCGGTGGCGCTCGCTGAACTGGGGGTCGCCGCAGATGGGGCACCAGTCGCGCCAGTGGGCCGAGGCCACGTAGCGGTGGCGGGCTTTCAGCGGCATCCGGAACAGGAGGTCTTCGGCCTTGTTCACAGGACGATCCGGAACCCGCCGCCCCGCGTGGCAGACTCGGCGAGCAGGTCAGCGAGGAACGCCTCGCTGTTCATGGCGGCCTTCACGCACGCCTTGCGGGAGGTCAGCTGGTCGGTCACGAGGACCCAGCGGAAGTGGAAGTTGCCGTCGGCGATGGCGTCGGACTCCTGCCGGAACAGCATCCAGTCGCGGCCAGCGAACCCGGCCTCGTTGCGCATCGCGCCGTAGGTGGCGCCGGTTGACGGAA